TCGTTATATCCAATTAATTCTCCAGTTGATTGAACACGACGACGAGCGTTTCTTAAATGAATAAAAGAACCATCGGAGTTAGTATCTGCAATTTCACCAGGGTCCAAATATGGTAATAATTGATTATTTTGAGGTGCCATTCCAACCATAATTGGATAATCACCCTGAGTTGTGTCAATTATAACTCTATCACCAATTTGAGGCATGTGAAGACGACCCCAAGAAAGGCCAACATTTTGAAAGGATAAATCAAGATTTTGAAAATCACCTTGTTGACTGGTATATTTAATTGTGACAGTTTTCGCTTGTGGATTTACACCAGTAATTGTTGCTGTTTTTCGGCGAGATTTAAAATCATTAATTTTATTATCTTGACTATATGGCACGATATTTCTCCTTTCTAATCTTTATTGTAATGGCGGTTGTATATTAAATGAAGTTGGATTTTGTGCAGCACCTATTGCAGAAGAACTTGTTGCTCCGGTACGGATTTCAAAATGCAAGTGAATTCCGGTTTCATTTGGTCCTGGTCCGGTTACTCCAATTAATTGATTTTCGGCAACAACTTGTCCAGTTTGAACATTTAAAGTTCCTAAATCCAAATAACGTGTCATATAATTATTTGAATGTAATATTTCAATAAAATGGCCAGCAGAGCTATCATAACCTGCATATACAACTGTACCAGGTTGTGCAGCATAAACATTAAAAGGTTGATTATTATTACCAATATCAACACCTTTATGTTGAGTAGAGCCACCTGGGGTAGGCGCTGTTCTTGGACCAAAAGGTGACGTAATACTTCCGACCCCATTTGTAGGATGAGAAAAGGTTATATTGGCAAATTGTGCATTTAGTCCTTGATTTAAATTTGGTGTGATACTAGTTCCTGCACAGTTTAAACATGTGTTATAATTATTTGTTATTTGAGTTAAAGCATTAGTAAAATTAGTTGCATTAAATTTGGGTTCCCAAGATTGTGCAATATTATCAGAATACCAAGCAGCTATTGCTTTTTGTAAAGTTGAGCTATTATTTATTAATCCATTAAATCTTCCAGGTGCATTAGTAACTTGAACAGTAGAATTTGAATTTTGGTATTGTTGTAGTAATTTAACCAAATAAGTTACACTTAAGGTCATCCCAGAAGAAAAATTTTCTAATTGAGAAACAACAGCATTATAATCGGATTGTGGGGCATTTGGATTTTCATTTATATTTGAATTTGCTTGGTGAACACGGATACCACATGGACCATAACAAAAATAAGGCCATGCAGAATTAGTTCCAGTTGGTAAAATTGCTGAAAGTGCAGAACCATTAGGTCCAGGTATTTGTTGATTATTTGCTATCGCTTGAGCTTGAGTGGCACCAAAAACCTTTGTGCAATAATAAACCGGAATGTTTTGTCCATTAATTTCATTGTAACCAGGTGAATTCCAGGTTGATGGGTCGGTAGAGCCATTAGGAGCAAGTCCATTATATGCTTGAATTGCTTTTAACCATGTTGTTCCAGAACATCCAGGTTTAGCATTTACCTCAGTAAATTTGGATAAAAGAATTTGGCAACCTGCTTGAATATTAGTCGTAGGATTTGTTAAATCTTGACCTGGATATGTAGATTGTCCAACTTGCATTAACCCAACATATGAACCTCCAGCACCTGCTTGAGGATTAAAACTTGATTCGTCGTTAATAATATTTTTAATTGTATTTAAAGTAACATTATATTTATTTAAACCAGTTGCTGAAATAGCATTGGAAATAATACTGTCATATGTTGTTGGCATATTTGGTGTAGATAAAGTAATCCAATCTGTTGAATTATTTTGTACAGATTTTTGTCCATTTGATAACTGAGTTTGATATTCTTTAGAAAATTCTTGTAAATTTGTTTGAGCATATCCACACCAAAATCCCCAAATTGCATTTACAAAACATTGAGTATTTACACCGCCAATAGTTTGAGGTTGGCCTTTTAAAAATGGAGTTAATGTATTATATTGTGCAACACATTTATTGGTATTTATGGTTGCTGTACCTCCCTCAATTATTGCAAAAGGAAGTGAACCTGTTCTATGTCCATATTCAAGATATAACGTTGTTGTGTAACCTTGTAAACTCCATTGATGTGCAACAGCAGTACAATAATAATCAGTATTTTTAGAAGATAGTTGAACAATTGAACCAGGATAATAATTAGGATTTCCGTTAATTTGAACTTGTTGAGAAAACATACTCAACTGACTTTTTTCTAATAATACATAAGAAACTAAATACCTTAAAATTGGAATAGCAAGTTTTTGGTCATGCATTGTATTAAAACGATAACCCAAACGTTGTTCATATTGAGGATTGATAGTTTGTGCTAAAGCAAAACCATCGGATTCAGATGTTAAAAGACTAACTAATCCTTGAGTAATACCTTCTGGCGTTAATGTAGCACCATAACCTAAAATAGCGGTTGTCACTCCGCGTTCTGTTTCTTGGGATACGTATGAAATAACTTGATTATCTGATATGGAATATAAATTAAATTCACTTGTATTTAAATTTGCACTAATATAAGGAATTAATGATGGAGAAAGTCTGTATTTTACAATCCCAATATTGGGGTGCATATCATGAAGATTTGTTGCAGATGTTGTTTTAATTAATTTATTATCAAGAGGAATATAAGAGTTAGTTGCTGTCATGTAATTAATTTGTGGGGCAAAATCAAAATAAACTTCTCTAAAACCTCTTGCAGCAGTTTCAGTTAATACATTCCAAACTTTTTTATGTTCAAAAGAATAAAAAAGTTTTTCTATATATAAATCTGATAATATCCATGAATATTTTTGAAAATCTGGAAGCACCTGTGTTTCTGTATTATTTGCAACACTTCTTTGTTGAGTTTTACCACTTGTGTTATTAAAAGCAACAGAATAAGTTTGAACAGTTTCTTGGTCTTCAGGAGTAACAATATACGACGATAAAAGAGTACCACTTAATAATGCTTGAATAGATGTTTCTGTATTTTGTGCTAATGTTTGGAAAAAACTAGATATTTGTTGTGCTATATTTACATTTCCAATGGCATTAGCATCTTGTGCTTTTTCCGCATATTGCAAATAAAAAAATGGCGGCACAGTCATAGCGTGTTGAGCAAAATTAGTGTATTGAGTTGACGCTGCATCGTTAATATTTGTTAAAGCACTTCCATTTGTTCCATATGTTACACCTAATTGCACTATATTTGAAATTAACTGAGTTGCTTTGTCTAATTCTTGTTGGTTAATTTTTATATTAAATAATTGCTTATCACCATTTAAAAGATTATTAGCATAATTAAGAACATAATAAACTATACCTCTTCCTGTAAAACAAGGGATAGTTGTTGACCATAATCCGTTTTTAACGCCTACTATATTCTTTAAAAATTCAGAAAAATCATTACATTCTAAATCAATTACACTTCCGCCAACACTTTTAGAACGTTTTATCGTTGAGATAACTCCTCTAAAAACAGTTTTGGTTTGATTGCCATTTTTTAATTTAATTAAAACAGTATCCATTGTTCCAATTAAATGAGGTGGACCTGAAAAACTAGAATCAAAATCTGATAAACCAGGTTTATTTGTTCCAATTGTTTCAGAAAAATATGTTAATCCTGTAGGTTGAATTAATCTTATGTTTGCTCGACTTCCTTCTTCTCCAACGGTTTGTATAACTTCAATATTTACGACTAAAGGTAGATTACCATTTGAACTGTTCGTATATGAATTTACAGAGGCCGTTGGAGTTACGTTGGTAAAGTCTTGAATCAGACCCGTATTAACAGTAGGAACAGAAGACGAAGTTGAATTCGTGTTGTTTAAAACTTGACAATTTGTGTCTGCGCGTGAGTAAAAATAAATTTCATATCCAGGTTTTTCAACAAAAGTTGCTTGAATTGATTGAATATATGATTGTAATTGTTCACCTTGAATACTAAAAGAATTCTGACTACCTGTTGATGTAGTAGAATTTGAACCTGGGTTTGAAGTTGATGAAGAATTCGCCATATTTTAAGTGCTTGCAGAAGGAGTAATAATAGCAGGCCAACTAAGAGGTACGTTAATTGTTTGACTTCCTAATTTCGAATTTAATCCAGGATATGGCCCTTGCGTTGTATCCCAATTATCAGAAATATATTCAATCATTTGGCCTTTATAATTTACAATATTATTCGCTGCCGCCGCACTATTAACATATTGCAATATTGTACCTGGTATAGTAATTGCTTGTTGAGAAGCAGATGAAGTTGTGCTACCATTATTGGTATTATTTGTATTTGCGACATATGAACTGCCCACAGCAACTGTATCACCTGTTTGTGGTTGAACACTTGATTCTTGTAGAACAGTAAACGTCATTGCGTATTGAACTAAATTTCCTGCGCTTTGATTAATCGAGCGTCCATAAGAAAAATCGGTCCAAACTGCTTGATAAGAATAACCCTCTAAAGTTATTGAAACTGGAGCGGGTGTTCCGATATTTTGTTTTTGGAAAATACCATTTAATGTATTAATTTCATTATAGTATGCACTTCCTGTAGTTCCTTTAACTTCAAGAATTGGTGCTTTATATCCAAAATCTTGAAGTACAACGCCAGTTAAAACATCTAAACTTGCAAGCCTTTTTGCTTGTTTATATTGAACATCATTGGGGTCTAAATGCGCTAAAAATGTTTGCTGAACATTTGGAACTGAAAGTGTAAATCTAAGTTTAGGATTATTTCTTTTAGCAGATTGTTGTTGAAAAGAATATTGATATTTTTGAACAGTTGAACTAGTATTTGCACTATTTTGTTGGGCGGTATTACCAGGGCTAGATGTGGTAATTGTAGGAGGCATTGCTGACATATTTTATATCCTCTAAGGCGTAGATGCAGGAGTAAACATTGTTGCTCCTACTCGGTCAAATGTATTGCCAAAATTTGCGCCTGTACTATAACTTTCTTCATTAAATAATTGCTTAGATATTGAAGTCATTTGTTCTTTCATAGCCGCTTGAATTTGTTGCTGTGTAGCATAATTTTGATAATTTGGATTAGTATTATTTATGGTTACATTCACGGTTGTTGATTTTCCACCGGCATTGCCTGCGCTACCGTTTGCCATAGCTGCTGCTTTAAATTGTTCCATAGGAGAAGCATGATTTTTTTGTAATGTTTGAACTTCTTTAAAAATACTATCTAATTCTTTAGGATTTTTTGCTAAAGAGTCAATAAAAGCACCTTGCATATCTTTTCCATATTTATCTATATGACTCATATCAGGCATTCCATGTAAATTTGCTTTGCGCTTTTCTTCTTGTTCTGTTGCAAATTTTTTAAAATCAGGAAGATTTCTAACATACATGTTTCCTCCTGGGTCAGCACCTAAATCTGTTTGTCCTTCTAAATATTTAGTTTCATCAATTCTTTTTTGGTCACCATGTAAAGAATGATTTAATCTAATATTTTGACCAGCAATGCCCAATGAAGCAGCGGCAACAGGAAGTGCTGCTACTGTACCTAAAACACCTGTTCCCACATCAATTCCTGCATCTATAGCTTCGCGTCTTTGTAAATCTGCTATTTCTTGAGCGCGTTTTGTTGGGTCTTTTTCGTTTTCTTCTATTTTTTTCTTTTCCATCATATAACGAGTGCCAACTGCTGCTAAAGCAGCAGGTACACGAACAGCTTTAGGTAAAATTGCTTCGCCCATAGCAGCATATTCACCAGCATCAGTAGCACTAATTCCAACTTGATGTAAGGCTTCCTTATCATTACCATGTGCATGTTGATACCAAGCATCACCCAATCTAACACCAACGTCTCCAAGAATTCCAAAGCGACCAATATTTTTGGCAGCATTTCCTACATTTTTAATTGCTCCGCCAGTTAAACTTCCAAGAAGACCTTCACCTTTAGTTAAAGCACCTTTGACAAATCCACCAATACCTTTTGCTCCTCTGGCAACATCATCAATTAAGTTTTCTCCCTCGTTAATTACTCCACCACCAAGTTTTTTGGCCCATGCTTCGATTTCTTCACCGGCACTTGATAAAGATTTACCTAATTGAGAAATAGCTCCTTGAACAGCAGGCCCAGCAATAGCAGCAAGGGCAGCTAAAGCGGCTGTTACTCCGCCTATTGCTCCTAGCCAGTTTGGACCATCTTCTTTTTCATCTTTATCTTTTTTGCCACCGGGAGCTAATGGTGATGGTGTTTTTCCATCTTTGCCTGTAAGTGAATCAAGTTTTTCGCTAATATCATCAAGGGTGTCATTAATTTTTTGAAGCCATAATAAAATGCCACCTAATCCTGTTGTAGAGTTAGTAGAATTAGGATTACGAAGGGAAGTTATATCTTGAGAGATATGACCCATTGAACTAATACCTTCAGTTGAAATATTAGCTAATGCTTGTGATTCATTTTTAGGAATTACAGGAAAAGCATTTTCTTTTCCGGGTATCCAATTTGGTCGTGTTGTTGCTAGATTTGCTGTTTCACGAACCGCTAATGGATAAGTTGTATCTCGTAATGCTGCTGGAGGTTGAGCCTCAATTTCTGTTTCTTCTGCTGTACCACGAACTTCTTCAGGTTGGGATTTTCTTCTCTTTCTTTTCTTTTTATTGACAGGTGCAACTGTTTCTGTTGTGTCATCTTGAAAATTAATTGTGCCAATAGCACGTAAAGAAGCAGGTTTAGGACCGGAATCATGCATTCTGTGGACTTGTTCAGCAGTAGCACCAATATTATCTTCAAAACTACCTGCTTCTTCATAATCGCCACTAACAGCATCATGAAATAAGCCCTCAAGTGCTTCTAAGCCTTTTGCGCTATGTAGAACACCTTCTTTTTTATCGCGGTCTTCTGCCATTTATATTAATTCCTAATTATTCAATGAAAAAAACTGGATTTGAACCATCATCCTCTTCTTCGGTTTTTCCGGTGACTTTTATTTCACCTAAATCGGCTGGTCTACCCCATTTTGGTGGTTGTACATTAGGATTAGTAACAGAAGAAGGAGCTACTACTTGTTGGGGTTGTTTTTGAAGTAAAACATCCAAAGACGGTTTCTTTTGCATTTTATCTTCAATAGATGTAATACCTTGAATAACATCAAGTGTACGTTTCTCTGCTAAGTTTTCAATATTAAGAGACTTAAGCTGTGCATTTGCTTTAGCAACAAGTTCTTGGAATTCTTCATCTGTTTCGGCGACACTATTTGCAACTTCATGAACCGGGGAATTTTTAATGTTAAGATAGTCTTTATACATTGATGGGTTTACAATTTGCATAAGAAACTCTAAAAGTTCTGTTTGTTCTGTGCGCCGTTCAACTTCGAAATTTATAGCATGATTATAGTGCCATAATATTTCTGCTGAATCCATTTTTCTTAACTCGGGAAGAGTTATATGAAGGTAACGACAAACCAAATCGTAGGCCCTACTCCAGGGTTCATTAATTAGTTTTTTACTTGAACATCCAAATGTTTTTTAATTTCAAGGTCCATTGCATCATAAGCATCATATAATCTGTTTACTACCATAACATGTAGTTTGTCGATAATTGAACTTAAATTTTTAACTTCTTCTGGGGTTGGATTACCTGCATTTTCAATATATTTAACGCCATCAGCAATCGTTATTGCGCGAGCTAAAACATTTTTTTTGTAATCAAGTAATTTAGCATACTCATCAGGTCCATAAGAAGCATTTAAAGCGTCTTGAAGATGTTTAGAATCTAAAACGCTTAAACGTACTTTGAATTCTCCAATCTCTACTTCTTTTGAAACACTTCCAAACTTAAAAAGGTCTTCTAATCCTGGCATATTTTTTTCCTTTATAAACATTTAGGTGGTAGTCATATAAATTGTAACTACCACCTAATATATATTCTTCTTTTTAAATTATAGTAACACCGCGAATTTTATTGATATTTTTATACAAAATCGCCTGTTGGAGCTTGAGCCAAACCGGAATCTCCTGTAGCACCAATGGTTCCTTCGGTGATTGCAATATTACGATAAACAAATGATACATTTTCGGCAACAATTTTAGCACCAGCATCATAGGAACTACCTATTTCAGTAATCCAACATTCTTGGAAAGTTTTAACTGTAATAGGATTTGCTAACAATGGTGGTCCTTGAATATGTAATTGAATATCAAGTGGCCATTGAATGTCGGCAAGAGTTGTGATAACTGGTTTTCCATTTAAAAATTTATCAGCAGGCCAATATGGAGCTAATCCATAAGTTGTAATACCTTGACCAAAACCAAATGCAACGTAAAGAGCATTTTTAAAGATTTCTAATCTTGAAACAGAAATACGTCCTGACCAAGGTGCAGGAACAAACTCTACGGGGTAGATGTTTCCAATTTCAAATTGAGTTTGAACTGGACGGCTTTCTGTTGGACTAAATCTTTGAACCAAACCAATGGATGTACCGTTGATGTAGATAAATGCAAAGTCCGCCGTAACCACACGCCTACCATTTGGTGGTATACTTTCATGTGTAACTGGTTGTGGAGCAGCATAATTGGCTGCTGTAGCATTCGGATTAAAAGGCATTTCTTAAACCCCTTTAGATTAGAAACCTGATAAGGTGCTATCTACAGATAAAGTAATTTGGATGTAATTTAATGGATATGCAGGACGAATGTCGAAGCGAACGTCAATTTGTGTTGGAAGACTAGGGTCAATCATTGCTGAGACGTTTTTAAATCCATAAATAATTTGGTTATTAACAAGAGTTGTTAATGTTGAAGTTGTAACGCTTGTGATTGCAGATACAGTATTTGGGACAATTTTTGTACCAATGAATCCAAGGTCTAAAGCATCACGAACTGTTTGGGCAACAAAGTCAACTTGACGAACAACTGAAATTTCTTGTGTTTCTGGATATGTTGGGTCACAAGTTAAACCATGACGAACACGAAGACCTTGAGTTGGATTGTTTTCAATAATGGTGATACCATTTTGAGCAATGCTATTTGCAAGAGTACGAGTGACATGTTGAGTTACATCAATGAAACCACTTAATACTTGACGAGTTAATGGTGTTGCGGCATCATTACCAGCAAGAATACCAGCACAAGCACAAGCAATATAAGTTCCATCTAAAATAACTTGTGAACGTAAAATTGGGTCTTGATAGTAAATACCAGTAGGCCAAATATAAACCATACGTTCTGCACCAGCACCACCTTGTAATGCTTGAGCATTTGCAATTGATGTAGTATACAATTCTGAAACTGGACCAGAAACAATTGCAATACGTTCATTACGTTCTTGTGTTGTTGACATGAATGTTACATGGTCTTTAAGAACTGATTGAAGACCTGTATCTGTATTTAAACAAACAACAATATCAGCACGAACAGTTGTAAGAACGTTATTAATAGTATTGATATATGATGTATCTGTAACAACGCCATCTACACCATTATCTATAATTAGAAATGGATTTGAATATCCTGTACCAGCAAAGGCACAAGGTAAACCAAAAGGAAGTGTGTTTGTTGCAGTATCAAAACTTGATGTAGCAAACATACCAAGAACAATTTCATGTTGTGAACCTGGTTGAATTGATTGAAAACTAAGAACACCATATTGAACAGCTAATGCATATAAATCCATTATACTGGTTGCAGCATGAGTAGTTGTGTTAATAGTAACATTTTGTCCAAGGCATGAATAAAGTTCTTGCCATCCAACAAAAGGTTCAGCATCGGTTTGTGCAGCATTAGGAATTAATATTTGTGCTACAATTGGAACATTAGGAGTTGAATTAATAGCATTTGTTAACCCAATAGCATTACTTAATTGATTCCATTGACCTTGGGTAATTGCAGTATTTAAAATTGATGATTGATAACCAGTTGGTACTGCTGTTTGAGCAATAGCAGGAACAGTAACTTCTACCATATTTGTATTTGCTAATGGAACCTGTTGGACGCCATTTAATAATGGGGCTGTTCCATATATAATATATTGAAGAAGGTTTGTACCCGCTGCTAAGGCAAAAGCGGTTTGTGTTGCTTGAGGTGATGAGTTTAAAACTGGGTCTGCAACATCAGGGTTAAAATCTTGAATATAGAAAACACCTGAAACAGTACCATTTAGATTAATTGGTAATTGTGTTACAGGGTCAAGAAGTCCATTTGCTCCAGAAGGTGCTGGAGAATATGTTTCTGTTGGAATGCTTGAAGTTAAGGAACCTTGATTACAGATTACAACACCTGGTAGCCCAGTTGCAGCAAGAGTCATATACGCTACTTGTGAGTTTGTTGGTTCAACATTGATACCTAAAACTCTGGAAGCGCCGTTTGCAAAGGCAATTTGAATACCCAACGGTAATGGATTTGCTTTAGTAGCATTTCCATACATTGTTTGAGCATCATCAGCATTGTAAAAAAGGGATGGAGAATACGTGCCCTGGAGAGCTTGACCAAGGATTGCAACAATTGGAGGCCCAGAACTAGAAACCGTTGTTGGATTTAAAACAATGGTTGAATAAGCCCCAGGTTCGGTGTAATTTGGTATTATTAAAGCCATAATGTTGTCTCTCCCAGAGGGTATTTTAAGAGGTCTTTTTTAAAGATGAATATTTCTAATTCGTAATGTTATTTTAATTTAAAACAACAGAACATGCCTCTTCTCTACTGTTATAATATCCAAGCCATTGTTCTTTGTTATTAATATAACGGCTTACGCGCCATTTATTTTAAATTAAGTATATTGTTTGCACATTCAAATACTACGCAATTTATGATAAAATTTAACCTAACGGTGTATCATCTTGTTGTACAATATATTCTGGTGTATGAGGTGATAAATTAACTTTTCTGACCCCATATGGATTAATTTTGGTAATACTTGCTACTGTATGGTCAACATAAAGTTCTGCATTAATAATTAAATTTATATTTGAAATGTAAACTTTTTGTGATTGATTTAAAGGAAAATCTGTTTCTTCGCCTTCACTAATTTTCATTAATTGAAGACCTTTATTTAACATTGATTCACGACGATAGAAACGTAATGCTGCTTTGCATTCGTCAACTACTCTGTTGCGAACGGGAGTTGTATCACAAACAACTTGTAAATTAAAAGTAATATCACTCATGTAACCATATCTTTCGGCTACAACTCTTGGTTTATATTTAACTGGTTTAGTAAAATTTTCAGTTCCAGGAAGATATTCTTGCCCTATTAATTGGTCATCTGAAAAAACATCTTGAACAAAGTCACGACCAATTCCTAAATTTTTAGTTTCTTCATGAAGAATTTTGATAACAATAATAGGATATTGACGAACAGTTAATCCAAATGCTTCGCGAATAATTGGCATTTTAATAGGATTGCCGGGAAAACCAAATTGACTGATATTTTGAAAATAATATCGTAATTCTTGAATTAAAATTTTCTTGGTTTTTTGAGCAAGATTTTCACTAACATATCCGTAAGACATTAGATTACACTATCTCCTAAAGAAGCAAAACGGCCGGAATTATCACGATACGTATAGTTATATCCCTTGTTCGAAACAGAGTATGCCCCAATTAAAGCATTATCTAATAACTGCTGTATTTCATCTTTAACAAGTGATTCAATAACAGGTTTTAATTCTGTTGCAACTCTTTCAAAAATATGTTTGCCTTGATAGCCGGGATTTATCCAATTTTTTGTCGAATATGAGCGTCTAACAGTTCCTTGTTTTGTCTTTAAATAAGTATTCAAGTTCTTAACAGTTCGCGACTCTCCATCGCTGACTGTTCTAAAAATAACTCTTCCGCCAGGTAAATGAATTGGAATAGGACCGCCAGTTTTACTAAGGCTTTCTTTCATATCAAAAGGTTCCCATCCAGCATTAAGATACTTCATATAATCGGCTTTAGATTTTACGATTACATCATTACCTTCCCAAACAATATAAACAGAATCATAAAGTGTTGTAGAATGTTTACCGCTATACCCATTATTAAATTCTGTAGCAATTTTAGATTTTACTGCATTTAAAATTAAACTACTTATTACTGTTCTTAAATCTAAAAAAAAATTTCTAATAAATGCGGCATCATAACGTGAAGATAAAAGTCTTTTTTGATTCGGAGTTAAATTACGAAAATTAAATTCTAATTCTTCAAAATTTGAATTAATAGTTATGAGGCTCATTTGTTAGACCACCTAATGGTTCATTAGTTAAACCAGTATCAGGGAACCAGTAATAATTATAAATTTCAACCATACTTAAGAAATCTTTATGATGACCACGAATAATAACTTTTGAACGAAAATCATGATATTTGTTGCCCATGATTCCAGGGACCGGAACCTCATAAACAACATCATATTTATCAGGTTTTGTTAAAGTTAAACGTTGATAAACACGTTGTCCTTGTTTGGTTTCTGATTCTTGAGTCGCAACAAGATAACGTTCGTTGGCATACGTCACAATCATGTCAAATTCTTTCATGATTGGGTCTGTATCAATTGTCCATGCTGTTGGAGTTTCAGCAATAACTAAACCGGCTTGTTCCATATTAATTTGAACTTGTTGAGGATTAAATGACATTTTTAATAAAATTGCAGGGTCATATCCACCTAAAAAAGTTGTATCATAGCACAAAGGACATTTTGAAACGGGACATTGTTCTTCGTAAGTATCGCCACCCACTTTTTGAATATTTGGACAAGGAGTGCCTTCAGTTTTACGTCTTAACCAAACAACTGGTTCGCCACCAATTTCAAGTTGTAAAGCATAATGTGTTGGAAGCATATCAATTAAATTATGAATACCATCTAAAATTTGAATACTAAAAACAGGTCGTGTTCTGTTTACTTGTTCTTCAAAGTTTGGTAATGGTCTATATGGTTTTCTTGGTGGTTGAAAATAACCACTTTCAGAACTATTAATTGATTCTTCTGACATTATTTAATCCTAAAGATGTAAGAGAGCAAATTCACACTTGCTCTCTTATTAAAATCTTTTAAATTTTTATTTTTATAGCATTTGTCTGATTAAAAATGCTGCTACTGCTGATGCTTCTTTTTGTAACTGATTACGTTTAATTCTGCTTTGTTCTACGGATGCCATATTATGAATTTTTTGAATAACTTTTTGTAATCTTTCGATTCCTTCAGGTCCTTCTGGAACTGCATTTGGTCCTAAAAGTTTATTAGCATGAGGATGTTCTCTTAACTTCTTTTCTAATGCAGACATAGGTGTTCCAAGTTTACTTGGGTCAATATTACTTGGCGTCAATCCTTTACCTAAAGGTCCGGGTGTTCTAGTACGAACTGGTTCTGGTTTAGGTAATTGCGGAGCATTAGGAATTCTTACATTTCCAGGATTTTGAAAAGGTGATTCAAGAGCCGCGCGATGGTCTGCTCTTTCACGAACATATGGTGTTTTTACATCATCTTCTTCATGAGCCATTTCAGAATCTGATTCACTATCACCAGCATTTTGTTCTGATTCTGTAGCTTGTTCAGCTAATTCGTCATGTTTTTCTTTGTTTTCTTTTAAACGATGGTCATGTTTAGGGTCAACAACTTCTCCGCGTCCATCAGCGGGTTTTTCAGCCTTTGGAATTTCAGGCATAGCCGAAACTGGGCCTTTTACAAAGGCTTCAATTTTTCTTAAAACTTCTTCATTGGTATATGCCATTTTGGTACTTTCCGATGATGGTGACCTATTGTATTGTTTGCTTACATCAGGTACTTCGTATTCGTTTACTGTATTATTAGCTGGAGGAATTGAAGGTGTTTGTGGAATTTTAGGGTCTTCAGGAATCTTAGAAATTTCCGGTATATGTGGTATTTTTGGAGATTCTAGAATTTTGTTTTCCGAATTTTCAAATAATTCATTATTATCAGACATATTAAACCTTCTCAAAAATAAGATATGCAACTCTTTAGAGAATGTTAATTGAAATTACCACCAGAATCTACCAACAGAACGAATTGGTGGATAAGACATGTATGGTGTATCTGGAGTAGTAATAAATCCACTTCTTGGATATAACTGTCTTTTAATTCTTAAACGCTCTTTTTCTTGTTGTTCTCTAAGCATTCTTGCTATATTTTGAAGTGTGGATGCCTGTTGTGGAAGATTAACGGTGATACCTTTATCATTATAAGTTAATGGTTGTTGAGCAACACGCATTGCTTCTGCTTCTAATGCAGCAATCTCTGCGCCTTTCATAATATTTGTCATAAATTTAATTGGAATATTCATCCAAAAAAAGTTACTAAAAGGTGGAGCAGAATTAAATTCATCTAAAGAACCTTGAAGATATTCTGAAAGTTCCATATCAGTCCAAACCCATTTTAAAGGGTCTGGGTCGTTATCTTTAAGTCTCAATCTAAGCCTAGAAATAGGGTCGATTGGCAATAAAGTAAAACCATTGCCTGCAACAATATCAAATCTTTGTGGATAATTAATTTCTTGGTCGCCAATCATTGTGGTTATGGTAACACTATATGACCCTACAGATAAAGTCGCACTATCTATATTAAAATAAAACCATGAATTAGTAACAGGTGTCATAAAAGCATTATCAACAACTGAAATTTGACCATTTGGTGTTACAAATTCAACAGAAACTGTAGGCGGAATAAGATTATCTGGAGGAACAGGTATACCATATTGATTTACAGTTGTTACCGTAATGGTTACTAAAGAACCTTGAGTATATTGATAGCCCATATTTTTCCCTTTCCTTAGTAAGCAACTGCATCAAATAAAAAGTGAATTTTTCTATTAAGATTAGTAACTCCAACTGTTTGAATTAATTGAGTTGCAACACCTAATGCAGAAATTGTCAAAGTTGTTGTTCCTGGTCCGTATGCACCATGTAATTTATTGGTAACCGTTTGATTCATTGCTGATTGTGCAATAAAATTACCCCAATCAATATCTTCAAAATAAACTGTACCAGTATGATTTGTGGTTGTCATTGTAAATGTTAAAGAAGAAATACTATTAGGTAAAGAAACAGGGGATTGTGCTTCTAATATTGCTTCTAGGGTCACTAACCATCCAAAAAATCCTGTAGGAACCTCTGGAAGAGTAAAAGTAATTTCTCCACTAACAGTATTTATATTTAATAAATTAGTTAAGTAATTTGTATTATTAGGTGATGTAGTTGCTAGATTTCCTTGTGTTACAACCAAACCAGGCATAAAGTTATACCACATTGCCATATCTCTAATAACATTAGAATATCCACTTTGATATTGGGTTCCAGAAATTCCCTGTTCCCCTTGTTGACCTTGCGGACCAGGTTGACCAGCAAAAGTTACAAATGCTCCAATATTAACTGTATTTCCAACGACCCCAGAACATATATATTCAACTTCAAGAGTTAAACTGTTTGATGTTAAAGATAATACTGTTCCAATAAAACTGGTAATACCATCAGAAATGAATACACTACTTCCAACTGTAAATGCAGAAGTATTTTCAACTGAAGTTGTTACTGAAGCCCCAGTTGCAGGCAAAGTAAATGTGGCCGTTGTTACAGAAGGTCCTGCACCTGGAATACCTTGCGGGCCAGGTGGTCCTTGCATACCAAATAAAACATCAAATTGAAGAGTAATAATTTCTTCTTCTTCAATTGCTGCTGTTTGATTTAAATATCTGGTATACATATAATGCGAACCAGATGGAGCATTAGTGCCTGTAAAAGTTACAAGATATTCTGTTAAAAGTTGAAGGTTTGTTGTTACAACTTGACCTGCCGAAGGTGTTGCTGTTCCACTTCCTACAATTTCTTGTTCAACAAATAAATTTGGGTTGGCAATTGAAGGATTTAAAGGGTCAATTGTATAAAAATTAACTACAATGCCATCATCAAGTAATGCACTTGTATAAAAATCTATAAATGTAATTACAATTGTTGGCATTTTTAAACCCTTTATAATAATTGTTGTGAAACATTAACAGATGTATTTCCACTTTCAACTTCAAATGTATATCTGCCAGCATTTAAATTTACTGAGTAATAACCTTTTACATCAGTAGTGATTGTTTGTTTTAATATTCTGGTAGTTCCAAAATAAATTTTTATATTAATATTAGGCAAAGGATTTCCAAAAAATGTTGGTTGTGTAGGAATGCTTGTTAAAGTTCCATTTACTTGACAATTTTGACGAAAACTTTGAGTCCAACTAAATGATGCAACAGGTGCTGGTAAGGTTAAATCAACACCCCGACGATATGCTTTAGTTGTATCAATAGTAATTTTATTTCCGGCTATATCTCGAATAATAATGTCGGACAAAGGAACATTTTCAGTAGAAACTGATTGCCCTACTAAAGTAATACGCGGGTAAACATAGAATGTACTTTGATTGACAGGATTGGATGGATTTGTTGTTATAGAAGTTACAGGAGGAGTAGTTGTAGGACTTTGTATAGAAATATCTGTATATTTTAAATTAACAATACCTGTAGGTTGGCTTTCTTCCCATGCCATAGCATAACTTGAATTATATAAATCAAATACTGGGAAAAATGCACAATCTCCGGGAAAATCTTTAATCGCAAATACAAAATGTGATGGTGGGTCACTTCCAGATAAAGCTGGTGTCCAAGTAATACCATCGGATGAATAATTACCAATAATATCTGTTGGTTCTATATCAGATTTATAGCCTACATAAAAAAAATTGCCAACCTGGTCAGCATATCCTTGTTGCCCATCATTAACTAATAAAATATTTCCAATCGGAGGAGGCATAAAGCAACCCTCTGAAACAATTTCAGGTGCTAATTGAACCATTGTTATAGGGAAAATACTTGTAATCATTTAGAACCAACTTAATCCTTGTACAGGGTCTACCCGAATTCTACTACTAGGACCTGATTGACCAGCGTCATTAAATGCTGTTAATTCAATTCCTACAATACCCGACATTGATAAAGTAAAAACGTTATTTGCATAAATTTCATTGGGTGTTATTTCATCTATTGCAAGATTATTTGTACCAAGTAAAGTTCTTGTTGCGGGATATAAACCGTAAGTGTTTACTGAAACTCCAGAACCATAAATTATATTATTTCCAAAACTAAAGCCAAAAGTATAAAATACACTAGTTCCATATACTTTTACCGCAGGTGGATTAGAAGGTATTGGAACACCAGAATAAGTCATACTTGCTACAGTCCAAGGAGAAGTTCCAGTAGATGATATATAAATATCACCTGCATTTGCCGATGCAGCCCAGCCATCTGATTGTGGAATTGTTAAACTTGAATCAAATGACGATGCATCAATGATAAGGCAAAATAATTTTTCATATGTGCAATCAATAGGATTTGATAAATTAATTGTCAAACTATTTGAAGAAATATTTGTGGTAATTTCTGTATTACCACTTGCTAAAACAGTTGTTGAAGGAATTCCATTAGCATCTGCAATAACAATTACTGGATTAGTTACTGTAACAAGAGCAAATACATCTGAAAAAAATTCTATAGAATTAATATTTTTTTGTGGATTATTTACACCAAAAAAAGGAGAAGTCGTAAATGGAAAAGAAACTCTGCCTGTTCCAAAATTAGTTATAAGTGTTTCAGAATTATCACCTGTTGGAAGTACGCTTGTAATATTATTTGAACCATCTATTCCATCACCAGGAGTGCCTGTATAAGGGCTGGTACTATCATTGACTAAAGTTGTAATAATTGGTGGCGCTGGTAATCCTATAATACTTGGATAATTAGTAACATTAACACCGTCCCAATAAAAAGTTGCAGGAGAAGAAGCATAATTTCCGCTTACATCAAATGCGTAAAGATTATAAACACAAGGAAAACTTGGAGGAGTTGTTGTTATTGTATAAGAAGAACCAAAATTTTCACTATCAAAAGGAGAATTTATTAAATTTAATGAAGTTACACCAGAAGACGATGAAGCATTAATTGTTGCAATAGTATTAAAAGCATTAGTAGCAGTATATTTTAAAGTATAATAAGTAGCACCAGATGAACCTTCAAAATCAACAGAAATTAAGTTATTAGAGTAACTTACAGATTGAATTAAAGGTGTTGATGGCGTAATTTGGTTAATTTCATATAAACCTTGTCCTGCATACAATGTCCCAGAACCATTTGTTAATGAAATACACCCTAAATTTGTAGTTGTTCCTCCACTAAGTGCTTGGAAAGTAGCAAAAAATCCATTATTATATGTATTTGGTACTCCAAGTAAAGCATAAGGCAAAAAATTATATTCATATATTGGTAAATTAAAAGTGTTTTCATTAGAAGTTGCTCTGCCAGTTATAACAGTTAATGCTCCTTCTGGAATAGTTAATAAAGTTACGGGTTGTCCTGAATTTATTGTCGTAGCATTCCAATTTTGAACATAATAATCTTGATAGGTTCCAGTAATAGTATTTGTCGAACTTGCAAGAGCGGTAATACAAATGACTACAGCAGCGCCAGATAAATCATTTGGTCCAACTACAATATAATCGCCTACGGCAAAAGTAGATAAACTTGTTACAACAATATTTGTTAAATCTCCATCAGGATATGTTGTGGTAGTTCCGATAGGAATGTTACCATATCCAGGAACATAAACGTATGTTGTCGTTGTTGTTGGTTGTGGTACAGAATAATTAGCAGCCAATGTACTTGAGGGACTTGGTGTAGTAGTAGTTGTTGTCGTTTCTAATGAAACTTGAGGATTTCCAAAAGTTAAAGTTGAACTAACAGGTACAGTTGTACTCGTTGTAATACTACTTTCAACAGTTCCATTATTATTTGAAGCATAAAAATCAACTGTTACAATATTATCAGATGCCGACAAAACTGTTCCAAATAATGTTAGAGAATCTGAAACATTTAAAGCGACAGATTGACCAAAGACAAATGCTTTGCTATTTTCAACAGGAAGATTAACCGTATTTGTTGATAAATAAACTTCAGAAGTAGTTATTGTAGCACCTGCTCCATCTATACCATTTGTTCCGGGTGGTCCAACAACTAAATAAGGTGTATCTGGCAAGGTAATAGAACGAGAAGCAATATTTAAATTAGGAAAACTAAAATTATATTCTGTGCCTGGAGAAAGCAACATAAAAGAAGCCACACCTTCGCCCGTTGGTGCTGCTCCTGTTCCAATTGAGGTGCTTTCTACTAAAAAACCGCTTGTATTATATGCGTTTACAGCCGTTCCGTCACTTAAAACGCTTCCATCCGCATTGACAAAGCCAATTTGAAAATTAGGCATCAATGTTTTCCTTTAAATCTTTGTTTAATAAAGCTTCACTCTTTATAATATGGTCCCTAGCTAATAAAAGTGCTGCTTTTACTGCTGAAAAAGATTTATTATTACAAATTGTAAGTATTTCATTAAAAATTTCTGTTATTTCTTTTTCTAATAATTTCTTTTCCATAATTTTCTTCTTATAAAGCTATTGTTGAAGATACTATTCTTTCTAATTCAAATGCTACATCTGCTTGTGTTAAAGCTTCAACATCGAATGGTAAACTTATTTCTAAAGGTTGAGTTGTTTTAACTATCATATACCCTGCATATATATCTGTTTCAGGATATACAACTCCAAAATATGGTTCTGGTAAATTTGCGAAATATTTTGGCAATGGATTGCCGTCAGGTGTAGTTGAAGTTTTACTTACCGACATTCTATAATATATTCCAATGTTTAAACCTGGAACATTTACAGTTTCAACAATAACAGGAACAGGTGCATTAAGTTCATAAATATAAACTTGAGGAGGTAATGGCGGACAATATCCTTCTGTTTCTTGCCAAGTTAGAAAATCTAATCTTTGAGTTTTTTTAAAATTTAATGAAATAATATTATTAGAAAGTTCAATTGGCGAAGCATTAATCAAACTATCAGCAGTAAAGTTTGTGATAGTAGAATGAGTAAATGAAGGAGGTAACAATGTATATGACATTTAGAATGCAAATATTTCATTAACGTAAGTAGTTAAATCAGCCAAAGCTTGAGAATGTGTTAGTTGAATAACATCAAAAGGTAAACTTATATTTAGGTTAGTTGATTTAACTAACATTAATCCGTTATATTCACTAGATGTTGGATAAACAAATGTACCAATCGGAAAGCTAAATGAATTAAAATACTTTGGTAAAGGCAAATTATTTAATGTCATCGTACTTTTGGGAACTCTATAATAATTTCCAGCACTTACTCCACTTGAACTTGGGGGAGCAACATAATCAATTGGTAAAATTATAGGAGCAGGAGGAGTTGGACAAATTCCATTCTCTTCTAATATTTTTAAATAATCTAATCTTAAAGAATAAACAAATTCTGAAGGTAATTTTTTTAAATTAATATTTAATTCAGGAGCATTAGATGGTTGGTCGGCGTGTAAATAAGTTTTAATAGAATCTATTAAATAAAAATTATCTACATAATCAAGTTCATTAGCTGTTGGGCTTATTTTTGAAGTTCCTAAAACATATAATTGATTTATTTCAGCCTGAGTCAAAGTATATGGAAAAAACACAACATTAGATAAATAACCTGTAAAATTTTTTGTTCCATCTTTATATGCAGCAATAGAAGACGTATCAGCATACATATTATAAAACTGTGTAGTAAATTCACTTGCACTTGATATGCCCATAGGAACTAAGCCACAATCGTAGCCGTTAATAACCAATGTGCCATCTATGTAAATGTCTGCAAATACATATGCATATTCTGTATAAACATCTTGTGCCGTAAAATCGCCCTCTTTAATAATACAAGCACATATAAAATGTTCATTGCCATCCATTAATGTTGTTGTTACGGGAATTTGAAAACTAAAATTATAATTAGCATTATAATTTTCATTTGGCTGAAATATTGAAATATTCCCAGTATTATTTACACTTAAACCAAAATTATTCCAATATGCAATCATTCCACCACCAGTATTAGGCGAAGATGCTTTAATCCAACCAGTAATCCAACCACTCTGTTTCGTAACTCCACCAGTTACTGGACCACCTAGATATTGATTTGCGCTTCCTAAGTTAATATAACTATTACCATTAAAATTATAAAATTTATAATGGTCCATAGGGTATAATAAATTTGCTTGTGTGGTTCCGGTTCCTGAAAGTTCTCCATTATATCCGTTACCAGAATAATCATTAATAGATGTTCCTGAAGATTCTTGCAAAGGATAAATAGCTATTGCACCTATGTTTGCACAATATTGAGCATATTGTAAATTATAAAAATTAAGAGGCATTTTTAAGCTATTCTAAATGCAGGATAATATACACTTGCTGTAGTTGTACCAGCATTTTCCCAACTGAAGTCGCCCACATTTGTAGGTATATAATATTGATAGGTTTGACCATTAAAAGTAAATTGGTCATGATTATTAATTACATTAGAAGATGCACTAGGGAAAAGAATCATGTCAGGAACGTTCCCTCTGTAACCTGCCCCACCAGCATCTAGAAGTCCCATTGTAATTGCATCATAATTATTTGTAAATTTATTAAGATATGGAAAACCATCCGACGTACCATTTGCTACATTTGATTGAACAGGAAACAACGGTATTATTTTTTGTCCTACAGCATTAGCATAATCTCTTAAAACCAACCAAGAACTTATATCACTTGTAGCAACATTACTTATTACATAACATTCATCTGTTGAACTTAAAGATGAAATTTTACCCAAGAATACTACATACTCTTGAAATCCTGTTAAAGTTGAATCTCCAGCTAATGAGATTGCCATGTGGTCTGCAAATAAATGAATTCTAAAAGTAACGTTAACAGTATTAGATTCTGTACCAGAATAGTATGTTGCTGTACGCGAAATTATATTATTGTAATATGATGTTCCTGCAATCCCTGACCCATTAGTTGAAAAAGCAGAAGTTTGATTAGTTAAAACATGAGTTTGATTATCATAATGTTCTAATATAGCATGTTGAATACTGTTGTTTGTGTTTCCATTGTAAATTTGAGCAATAAAGATATTTTCATTTGCATTTGAACCAGAACTATAATAAATATTTGAAGTATATAAATTAGTTGTTGCAGGTCCAAAAATACTTTGTGTAAATACAGGTGACCAACCTGTAGTTGCGGTTATTTTATAATAATATGTTTCTGCTGCTAAAATTCCAGTACCATAAATTATATAATTTAAAGAACTTAAATTATTTGAATTAACAGAAGCCCAATTAATAGTAGTTAATGAAGTTGTCTGCCATGCAAGATTAATAGCAGGGCAAACTGCCGTATTACCTGCGCTGTATGATAAATAAGAACATACAACATAATTGGTTGAAGCTAATGTATCAGCACTATTTGATAATGAAATAACAATATGATATAATGTTCCAACACTTAAAGTTACAGGAGTCGAAAAAATAAATTTAGTATACAAACCTGACGTTTTAACATGGTTCATGTTTGTAATTGCAACACTAGCAGAACCCAAAGGTGTTGTTGTACTTGCAGGAACGTTATAATAACCTGTAGTATTCGTTGTATTTTCGTAAGAATTAGGAAAAATTTGTACAATAATATTCCCAGTTGGACCACCGTTTACATCTAAAGGCAAATCAATTTCAGTTATTAATTCATGATTTGCAAAAAAAGGTTGTGCCAATATTTGATTGTATGCGATAGCAGCATAAGCATTAGATGTAGTAAATTCTTGAGAAACAAAACTTGAATTTAAAGCAGTTGCCGTAATAGTTCCACTAACTATCGAAGGTAAAGCATAAAGATTTCCAGTTGATGTAACTGGAACAGTTGTTGTTCCAACAGTCAAACTTCCGTCATCAATAAATGTAGTTTGATTTCCAGGAATATTAACTAATAAAGTTTCTCCTCCAGAAATTGTTCCTTTGTAGATATTCCATCCACTTGGATTTAAACCAGTACCAACAGAAGGCATAGTTAATTGAACGGCAGTTTGACTACCAGTTAATGTCACACTTGCTTCATTTGAAGGAAGTGTTTCTCCTAATGGTGCTGTAATTGCAGATGCTAATGTGCTTAGAAGACTTGCAACTCTGACTGTTCCTTGTGTGTATGACATTTATCGTCTATCCTTAAAAGTTACAAGTTGGGATTTACCAATGAGAATGTCATAGTAACTTCCAATGTATGTTGTGGGTCTTTCACAACAACCGTTGGTCCGTTTCCATTATAAGTTTGTGAGCCAGCAATATTTGGTGCAGGCGCAGGACCAATGTTTGAGTTATTTGCAGAAAGAGGAGCCCCAATTGTTAGTGTATTTGGGTCAACTATTGCAGGAACCGTAATATAGAAGTAATCAAGAGCAATAGATGTGCCTAAAGAAAAATCGTTAGATGTTCCTGTAGGTTTAATAGTTGCTGTATGATATCCAGGTGCAAGCGCACTTGTTGTAAATACTGTTTGTTGTTCGTAAGTATCGGCCGAATAAAAATCAATATTTTCTACAAAGTTTCCATCAATATAAAGTGCCCCGATACCACGATATGGTGATGTTTCAGCGACAATAGAGAAACCGCCACCCATAAAAGTAAAGATTGCTTGATTACTTTCACCTGTTAATAAAAGCAAATATGTTTCTGCTGTTCCAGGTGCTGAAGCAATGTTGGGAACAATTGGATTTCCGTAGTTTTGACTATTACTTCCTACAAAACCACCAAGAGCATAACCGTTAAATGTACCCGTTGTTGTAGCATCAACACCAAAAGTAACACCAATATCTTGCCAATTACGAACTTGACTACCAACAGCAACTAAATCATTGAAAAAGTCATTATTAGGGGTATCTGTTGATTGTACAGCATATGCAGGGAAATATGTTTCGTATTCATAAACAAGGTTTCCATTTGCTGCATTATATGAACCAGCAGTTTCTGTTGCATAAAGGTGATATTTTCTTGCGCCAGGAACAGCGTTCCAAGTTAAAGTTGCTCCAAATCCTCCACCCGTTGGAGAAATTGTACCGTTAAGAGTCATAGCAATAGCTGGAACCGGAACTGTTGGAGAAGTTCCTGGAATGGTATAAATTGAATCATTACAAGCAATATAGTTAACATTTGAATATGCAAGAGGGTCATTCGATGGATTACCAATTGCAAAACAATAATTTTCTGGAATCAAGAAGTGGTCCGTTGTTTGTACAAGTGGACCTGGTAAAGCTCCGCCTTGATGTGTATGAGTACCATTTTCTTGGGTTTCAAAATTAAAGTATGTGATACTAGATGTTAGAACTTCAAATGTACGTGTTGTTGCATTTAAGTAACTAATTTGCATAGAACGATTATCTAATACGTCAATTTTAAATGTATAGCATTTATCTGTATGTGATTGTTGAATATCAGATGTGCTAAATAAATATACATTTCCAACATTATCATAAAGAGCAAAGTAAGGTCCTTGAGCATACTGGCTGCTATTACCTGTAGTATATTGGTCATCTAAACGATAGTTATGATACAAACCAAATTCAAACGAAAGTCTTTTATCTGCACTTTGTGTTTGAATATTTTCAGGATTTACAAAAGAGAACAATGATACTCTATTTGGAGCAGTATCATTTAAAATTGGATTAATTGAACGTGTACCACTTGAACTATATACATATTGTGGGATAGAAGCATATGATAATGGAATTTGAACGTTAATATAATAACTTTGTCCTGGTCGTGCTTTTCTTGTTGATGAAACAACATAAGGAACCCCTGCTGGAACATTCATTTGTAACTGACTTTCACCAGTTGAATTTAATGTTACAAGGTTAAAATAATCGCTATTGTTATTCGTAATATTCCACAAGGAAGGATTTAAACTTGATTCTGTAAAATATTCTGCAAATTGGGCACTTGCACTAGTTGGTGCTGTTAATGTATATTCTCCAGATGCTTCTGTTTCATATTCAGCACCATATAAAGGTACAGGAGTTGTTGTGTAAGCAACATCATAAAATTCTGTATCAGGAGGAGCAGTTACACCAGGACGTTGATAAGGACCAACTGTAATAGATGTTGTTAATGGTCCCTGTTGAATTGCAGAAACTTTGTAATATTTATTTTGACCTAATTCTAATGAACCACCATTAGTAGAATCAACAATAGCAGTTAAACCAGTTGGAGTTGTTATACTAGATGCAGCAGGAGGATTAATACTTGTATTAGGTGTTATTGAGCCATTATCATAGAAGTATTCTCTTACGGTTCCTACACTTGCTAATAAACCAAAAACGCCACCAACATTTTTATAAATATTAATTTTTGAAGTAAATTCATTTAATTCTTCATATGTTGGAAGAGTTAAACGAACTGTACCTTCGTTTAAACTAATAGAGTCTAAATTGTTAAGAGGAAATGAATTAACTGTATATGTAGCAGAAGGTCCTGTTTCTTTATTAAATTGAACTAATGTCGCAACATATTCGTGAGCCGCCGCCCCAGATGTTGAATAATAAGTTTTAAATCCAAAATCTTGTGATGGATTTACAGGTGAATATGTTAATCCAGAGTTTGTAGAAACGCTAAGTTGACCATAAGGGTATTCATCTGCAACAGAACCAAATAAATCATAACAATCTGCTTGGTCTGTAAGAGGACAAGAAACTACAATATGGTAAACATGACCCGCAGTTACTGCAACAGGACTTTCAAAACTTGCCACAACCCATTCTTGTACAGGATTTGCAAAAGCAGGAATTGTTGCAGTTGATAAAAGTGTTCCTGGAGAACCACTACTATCGGAATAAAGCGCAACCGTTAACGGATATGCAGGGTCACCGCTAGAAGCCATACTTAAAGCAATTTCAACAATGTTATTTACACCAGATGGTCCGCCACTAGCAGAAACAGTAAATGTTTGGTCATAAAAATTCGCACCATAAACTTGTGTAACATTAGATACGTCAACATTTTGAATTTGGTCAAGCTCGGGAGTTGATGTAAAAGCTGTATCTAATTCGCCCGGAACTTGAAAAAGAGTACGATTTAAAGGAATATTTTTCCCTGAAAGGGTATTCATATAATAGGTTAATTCAGTTAATTCGCCAATTGCTTCACTAGCAGTAAAATTAGCAGAAACAATAAATTGTTTATCACCTTCTGGGTTTGAATCTGTTGATGTGCCCGGAGTAAATGTTGCAGTTGTTATAGCAATAGGTGAAATTAAACCAACCTGGTTTGTATCAGGAGTAATATCCGAACTTCCTACACCAATTTGTGGAATAGAATCAAAATCATAACCAACAGCAGTACATAAATATTCAAGACCTGCGTCAAGTATTGTGTTATGCATTTCATAAGATTCGACCATATTACCATCAAGGTCTTTTTTCTCAACTTTAAAAATACCCATTTTATTTAGAAAACTCCCTTATACTCTACGGATTTGTATGGTCGTAGTTATGTATGCTTCTTGAGTGTCAGTTTTAACAATTTGCGGATTAAACAAAATTCTATTAAACATAACATTATCAGTTGTAAAAAGTCCTGCTTCTGTTAATGTTCCTACCGCATCGGTTGTTGCGAGAGTTGCTTTTTTTTGGTAAGCAAATGTCCCAGGCGAAATTTGAGGAATATGTGTTGTTGAAGTTTGGAAAAAATCAGCATTTAAAGTCAAATCAGTTGTGGCCGGGGTTGAAGGAAACGGCGCATTACCAAGATGCAACATATCAAAATCAGCAGGACCATAACCATTTGCCATATGAACAATAGCATTATCAACAATAATATTTTCTTGAGTATGGTCAAGTTCTATTTCGCCTGTTTTTGAATTTACAAGCTTAACATTCCATGTGCCTTTAAATTCAAGACCTTGTTGTGGTACTATTTTTGATATTTTACTCATAATTGACCTTATTTAAGTTATTTTCGTTAATTCGAAAGTAATACTTGGAGATTTAATAGCAATGTTGTAAGATTTAGGTCCTGATAAACTTTTTTCAGACGTAGTTGCAAAATAGTAGAATGCAGGAACAACTGAATTTTCAGCCGTAAACACAGACGCACTTAACTCTTCGGTTATATTATAAACATAATTATAGACATATGGTGCTATATTTTGAAGTATTTTTATACTTATATTGCTTTCAGAGCTATTACTTTGTGTACTTTCGCCAATATAAAGATTATTTTCATGAATTTTTCTATTTAAATTATTTATGGGCTCTAAATTATAATTCTCATTAGTAATTCCAATAGCAAAATTTTCATTCGATTTTTTACTTATATTAGATTCTGTCGAAGTTATAATACTCAATATGTCTGGAATCTGTAGTTTCTCCAAAAATTTTGTACTAAGACTTGAAACTTTAAAATTATAGGTTGGTTCATTATTATCTTCTACAGCGAAATTTTCATTAACTATATATAAAATATTTAAACTAAATGTCAAAAGATTTGAATTATCAGTAATTGAAAAAGATTCTTTTGAATTTGAAGAATGAATTAGTAATTCTGTTTCACTAAATGTTGGAAATTTATCATCTAAAATGTAAAATTTTTCAGGTCCAAGATTTGCTTGGTCGATAAATATAGTTTGTACTAATGAATCAGTTGGAAAATGTTCTTGTATTGCAAAATATTCATTAAAATTTTCATATTCGTTTAAATTAACCACAGTAGTTGGAGGCAAACCTAGAACAAATTTAGTATCTTTGTCTATTTGTGTAATTTCCAATAATTCTGATAGATTAGCCTTATCTAGGCCAACAAATGTATTTTCATAAGAAAGGTTATATTCTTTTATATTTATTGTTTCATCAATAAATTCGCTTGGTGTTGTTGCAGAAGTTAAAGAAAAAACATCTTTATCTTCTGCGACAACAAAATATTCATTAAAATTATAACCTACGTCAGGAATGAACGTTAAATCAAATGTAGGAATAATTTTATCTGATATGCTAAATGACTCATTAGGTAGAGTTATCGACGTTAGAAGGTCAGCAATGAGCATTAAATCGGATTTTTCAGCAACAACAAAGTATTCTGATGGATTTACACTTTCAGAACTAATTAAAGTTAAAACTCCTGTTACTCCAACTTGTAAAATGTCCAAATTTTCATTGTATTTATTGCTATAAACACCTAACTCAAAAATTTCCTGTTGAGAATATTCTGCTACAACAAAATATTCATCAATCATTGTACTCTTTAAGAAAGTTACAAACATTTCAAAACTTGCCGTAGCAAATTTATAAGTAGGATTCGTAAAAGCTATATAAATTTTATTTTCAGGTGTAGTTTCACATTCAAAAGTAAACAACCAACGATTATCTGAAACAACTTGAATGCTCATCATTTTTATATCACCCGGTAAAGTCAAACTATAAGGTGATGCTAATAGCCAATTAGTACAAAGTTGAGCATACATTAAAAAATTAGTAAAATTATTTGGAACCCATACGACATAACTATCATTTTCATCAATAACAACAGTTGGAAAACTACCACCACTTGCTAAAACAACTGTGGTTTGTATTCCATTCGGATAATAAACCATTTTTATTTTATTATCAACATTATCAACATATGCTGTCATCGGATAACCATTTTTATCAAATTTTGTATCTGATTGACGAACATTTGTTAGATAAAGTTGTTCATTAGTCCAAATAGTTGATGTATTCTTATATTTAAACCAAATAGAACTTGCTTTTTGGAAGAAAACATATTGTCCAAGTGCCCAATTAGGGTTAGATACAGTATTTACGTCCATAGAAAGTCGAGCAACATCAACATTTGTTGAAATTGCTGTTCCAGGTAACGGAAATCTTGGTAATCCTGCCATATTTAGTTACCTTCACCAATATTTCTAGGAAATGTTTGCATAAAAGCAACAATATCTGGAATACTTGAAGCAGTTACAAGCATGGAGGTATAATTATCGTATTCAGCAGGCAATATATATCCATCAATTGAGTAAGTTCCTGGTGTATCAACGTTAGGTATTACAAAACAAGCACTTCCAGTAGTTGTAGGCAAAGGTTCTGCTGCAACAGTCTGTAAAGTGAAAGACCCATTTGAATGAAAATAAATTATTATGTTTGAATTGGTAATAGTAACAGTTACAATGTCTGGAGTAAAGGTTAAAGTTGATGACATTGGTTCTACTTGGTAAGTTCCGGGCGTTAAATTCCCAATATGAAAATATCCTGTAGAATCTGTTAATCCATAAACTAAATCTTTTTCCTCAGAAAGGCTATCTGATTGATTTAAATTCATTATTGTAACAGGAATACTAGGAATACCAAATAAAGTATTATTTATAACAACACTAGAAGCAAAATCATTAGGAAATGCTCCACCAAAAAAGGCAAACATTTGAAAATTGAATAATTCAGGCCCTGAAATAACAACTGTAGAAGCAAAATCTTTAGTTACGGCTTGAGGAATATTTTTAGCAACTGTATCATTTACAATTGTTACCGTAGAATCAAAATCTGTTTTACCCAAACCTAAAAAAGTTGCAGATAAATTTAAATTTTTAAAGAATGAGCCTAAAAATGCTCTCATTCTAAAATTAGTGCTACTATTAACAGAAAAATTTGCACTCATAGGTAACGAATTAGTGTAAACAAAATTCGCACTCATACCTAATGAGTCATACGTTGAAACCAAAAAGTTTGCCGACATTGACAAATAATTTGGATTCGTAAATAAGGCACTTAAAGTAAGCGTAGAAGTAGAATAAAAGACGGCCGACATTGGCAAACTTGTAGAAATATAAAAATCTGCTGCCATCGGAAAGTTTTTAATTATAAAAAACGTTGCGGAAAGCGGTAAAGTCGTTGAGGCATAAAAAGATGCCGACATTGGCAACGAAATTGTTTGCGTAGACACCTTTTTTCCTCCCGATTACTGTAAATTCACGCTATAAACCCCTATTTTTTTCCCGTCTTTTGGGGTTTTTAATGTAACTTCAAGAACAGGTTTAGAAGGATAAAGTTTTGGGTCAATACTTAGTTTGATTTCTAACAAATAGGCTTTACCACCCATTTTTTTAACAACATTATATCCAATAACATGTGCATCAATTACATTACCAAGACTATGACCACTCATTGTTACGTCTTGATGAGCCTGTTTATATTGGAAAAACTCATATTTTTTGCCATTTTCTAATGGTCCTGAAATTTTTGATGGTCTTTTATCACTTAAACTAATGGTAATTGGTGATTTTACTTCTTTATCTTTAGTTTTAATATGTATTTCGCCTGTTTTTAAATCAAAAAAATAGCCATCTTCATTAGATGTTAACCCAAAATAAAATGTTTTATCTCTTTCTTCAGGAGTAAGTGCATCATAATTCGCAGTTTCACCATTTTCTTGATATTCATATATATGACTTCCATCTTCTAAAATGCAAGCCCAATAATATCTTTGATTATTCATTAAATTCTCTTCTAAATCTTTTATTTTACGAATATAAATATGAAACTCTAGCAAGCCATGCTGCTGCTCCAGGTGTAACTGAAGATGGAACTTGTAATTCAAACTCTACAACAGCAGCATCCCCACCAACAGAGCCCAAAATTACACCACTTCCACCTGCCGAAGAACCAATTGGGGCGCTTGTGGTTCCTCCAACAGCGGTAAATGCAGTATCACCTTGAGAAGTACATTTTAAAGCTAAAATTAAATCATTTACAACTTGTTGTCCATTAGCAACAGTATCTGTACCACCTGTAGTTTGGCCATTTAAAGTAACTGTTGAAAGAGTTACAGAAGTTGCATTCGAAACTGCTGTTCCACCGCCTTTATTGTTCCAAACATAAAGAGTAACAGGTGTCGAACTTGAACCTGAAGCAGCATTACCAAAGTTATAAGAACTTATGTTTGATGAAAGAGCATCCGTAAAGGTTATTACTGGGGCGCTAGGCATAATTATTTACCTCGACATTATGAATATTGGTAATTGATGCGGGTTAAGAAGTTAATACTACCTGGTGTAGCAGTTTGAGGAACAACAATTCTAAATAAACATTGTGCATAAGAATTACTTGGAATACTTGTTGGATTATTATTGGCAACAGGAACACTTCCAATAGGATGGTCTTGTGCCCCGCCTATTGGTGAATATGTAATTTCCCCTGTAGATTGACATTGAACTTGAACCATTGTATAGGTTACAACTTCTTCGCCATTTTCAACCGAATCACCATTATCAAATCCATTTAATGTTTTAGTAGTTACTGTTGTAAAATTAGCATTAGAGACATTAGGCGTATTAGATTGATTATTCCAAATCAAAACTGCCATTCCGCCCGTTTGGTTTCCAGCATCAACTACACCATAGTTAATTACTGAAATAGGGTTATTGGCTGTATCGGTTAAAGTGAAAACAGGTGCTTGCATTAGTGGTTGTCCTCTATTTAATTTAAGGCATCATTGTAATTATACGCAATTTTTAGCAATTTATAAAAGGTAAAAGGCTAGATACCTTTTAAATATCTAGCCTTTTAGTATTTTTAACGATTTCTATTAAAAATCGTCACCATCATCGTCGTCTGCACCGATATGAATTTCATCACTAGAATTCAATTCTTCAATGCGGTCTTCGATAGCTGCTAATACACTTCTGCGACCTGCAACAGTATTATTTTCTTCTGCTTCAAGTGCTTTTTCAAGTAAACCAACATCAGTAATTGAGTTGATATATTGAAGCGCAAGAGTTTTGTTTAATGGAAGACCTGATTCAGGATGAACACCCATTGTTTGTTTGTTACGAGAAGCCTTAGCATCATCGCGAGAGCGTTGTTTTAAGAAATCTGCATATTGTTCTTCTGTGAAGACTTCCAAAAAGCCTCTTTCCACACAATCAATAAAACGTTGTTCATTAAGGAATCTTGCTTCTAATTTCTTTACTTCATCAAGTTCAAATGCAATGGCTTTTTCTCTTGCATCAGGATTTTCATTTAATAAAGGAACATGAAATGTTCCGCGACTTTTGTTATGAACAAATGTTTGACCACTTGCTAAAGTTGGTGTTGGTTTGTTTTTTGTTGCAACAGCAGTTTTTGTTACTGTTGCTGTTGTGGATTTACGTGTAACTGGTTTACTCATTTTTAACCTCTTATATTTAATATATAGTAATTTTAGAAATTATATTAAGAATCATCACCAAAATCTAACTTAGTTAGATTAGTTGAAGATTTCTTAGGTGATTTGGGTTTAGATTGAGTAACAGCCTCCTTCTCTGTATTTTTATTTTTAAATATAGATGTAGCTACAGTTTCTTCATCTATTTTGGGTTTCCCAACAAGAGTATTTTTATGTTTGTTGGGGTCAAAAATCTCTACTTTGGCTTTTCCTTCATTAGGAACGCCAGTATCAAGAGATTGTTGCATTGCATAGTCGCCAATATTTTCAACTGGTTTACTTTGAACTACAGGCTTAAATTCTTCTAAATTATGCTCTATTTTTTTTGCTTTTTTAGTTTGTTTTTCTTCTTCTTCAGTTACTTTAATACCAAGTTGAGAAACACGAACTAGCTTTTCTCCGTCTTTAGGAACTATATGTTTTATATTAATAAGTTTTTGAACTCCAGGATATCTTAATTCTACTTCTGATAGCTCAAATTCTTGATATGGTCCTACTACTCTTGGGCCATAAATGTGCATATTTACATTTAAAGCATTCTTAAATTTCATCTAATTTTTAACTCTTTCTACTCTGTGGTACAAATATATACGCGAGAATATAATTTTTGTATCATGTCATGTTAGATAACAAAATTACATTTAATATTATATAACACAAATAAAAAAGAGCCAGTTTTCTGACTCTTTTTTTAATTTCTTTACAACTACTAATATTAGTTGACAGAAATTTTGCTAATACCTTTAGGGTTAACAATTGCGATACCAATTTCTTCGTAGATTACGAATCCAAGACGAAGTTTGTCTGGTTGGTCGGCAGGAATAACTGTAACTTCTTGTCTTACTGGCATAACACCAACATATTCTGCTGGGGATGTGATAAGAACTGAATCATCAGGAACTAAGTTGCTGATAAGAATGTCGTTGGTCCAAAGACGACCAAATACACCTGTTAACAAGACTTCACGTTGTGTAACGAAATCGAAGTAGTCTTTACCCCATGCACGAATATCAGCAAAACGTTGGCTATTCATAACAATTTTAGAGGTTGTAAGACGGTGTTTTTCGATTTTTGCAACTGCTGCGTTGATAAGGTCAAGAGTTAAACGGCCAGAAGCTGTTTGAATCAAGTGGTTGAATGCAGGATTAGTTGTTTCTTGTGGGGTTGCTGCGTCAACTGCTTTTAAGACTTCAGTATCTTCACGTTGTGCAAGTTCGTTTTTAGCTTTAACTTGGGCTCTGTCAATCAAGTTGAACATACGTTGTTTAACTTGTGATAAGCTCATTGTTGGACGAGTAACAATTAAGAAGGTAGGAACTAAGAAGTCTTCACCTTCGATGATGCTAACTGGTACTTCACCACGTTTTGCAATCAATGTTGCTGGAACGTCGATATCTTTTTCATAACGAGCAAGAGCGCCTTGTGGTAATGGGTCAACCAAAATCATTTTGCGACCGATTGATTGATAAAGCAATGCGGTTTGAATTGGATTTGCCATGCTTTCAGCAAGAGCGTAACGGCCTTCTTCAGATTGAACTGCTTCGGCAAGAATTGCTTCTCTTTCGTCAGGAGTCATAATTTTATTCACGGGATTTACCTCCGACGTTTGAATTTATCAAACGTTAACTTTAGGGTATTGTGTGTTTAGGGTTTTATTTTTAATTGAGAGGTGGATAAACCACCCCTCAACCAAATTTTTATTATAGAACTGTTAACTTGAAGTTAAGGAAGTTATTACCATCGTTGGCAAGGACAACTACACCGACAGCAAGAGGTCCAGAACTTGGAGCAACGTTTGTTACACGGCCGGTTCCGTCTTGCATGACGTAAAGTGTTTGACCAGGTGTGTATGTTTGGGTTGCATCGTATTGGTCAGTACCATAAATACCACCACGGGTATAAATTGTTACGTAACGAGTATCAATGTTAGGGTTTGTTGCTGTTTCGTCGCGTAAGTTAGTTGTGGTAGGAATGGTGTTTGGTGGAATAATATTATTGATACCATTTGTAGTACCGAATAATGAGTTACCATGACCTGGTTGGTTGAACAAGGTTTCGTTTCCGTAACCTGTTGCATCAACACCTGATAAGAATGAAGCGATTGAGATACCTGGGTATGCAGAACGACGGTCAGCAAGAATACCGAATGCGCCTGTTACACCGTCAGAAACCACACCGTTGCCGTTTGCATCAAGCATACCAATTGCCCCAGCTTCCCAATAAATTGGGGCAGATGAGTTAAAAGGTTGAACTGGAATTTGGCCTACTGGGGTTCCTTCATAAATTGGATGAAGCATTTTTGAACTCCTTAATATTACTATTTGCGCTGAACTGGTTTTTCACAGCCAGTACAAATTTGGATGTTTACAAATTAAGTAATATAAAAGTATTTAAATTTAGTAACAAAAAAGGCACCTTTTTTATTAAGGTGCCTTTTGTTAGAACTAAAACTAGATTATCTTAATCCAAGTTTTGCATCTTTTTCAAGTTTACTTTCAATGGTTTGCCAATCAAGATTTGCAAGAGCAGCAAATTTTGAATCCTTAGATAAACGTGGTGTAGAATCAACACTTCTCAAAGTGATTGGACTCTTAAGACCAGCAGTTGTTTCAAGACCCATTTGGTCATTACCAGGTTTACGAGCAACTTTTTTAGCAGATGGAGTTTCAGGAGATTCGTCATAAACATCCTCTACTGCGCCATTATCTTCAAATGTTGCATCGTTTGCTTTAATGGAACGATTTTCTGGTGTTGGGACCATTTCGATTGCTTCTTTTTGAAGAGTGAAACGTGTTTCGTCAAGAGAAGCATAACGGACTACAAGTTCATCATATTGTTGTTCAGTTGCAACTAAACCTTTTGCTTGAGCTAAACGAGCAAGTTCAATTGCGCTGGCAAGACCAACAAGACGGTCACCTGTTGGAGTTTTATCAGATTCTGCTTTTGCAGTTTCCCAATCTTTTGCTTTTTGATGAGAACCATCACCAGTTTCTTTTTCTGTTGGTGGAACTGGATGGTCGGGTTGTAAATATGTTCCCATATCTTTTGTAGTACGTTTGTTTGTTACGTTTTTAGCAGAATCTTTTTCTGTTTGAACTTCACGTTTTGATTCTGGTGTATCACCAAAGTAAACTTCTGCTTCATCAGCATGAGTTGCATCTGTAGGAAGTTTTTGTTTCTTTGTTTCAATTGTTGAAATAGGACGGTCAGCAGTTGCCGGAGAATAAGCGATAGGAGCATCGCCTTTAAGCGGACTTTCGACTGTTTCAGTTGATTTTGGCATTTCTTTTGGTGTTGGTTCTGATTTGCCATCAACTGTTGCTGTTCTTTGCATACGAAGTTTTGCAAGATGTGCAACTACTTTTGCTTTGCGGTCATCTTCTTCTTTTTCTTCTTGAACATCTTTACGGTCTTCTGGGTCCGCAGGGAAGACATTTTTTTCAGAATTATCAAGAGCTTCAATTAAATGAAGAAGGGCATATTTTATAGCAGCTTTATCCATTGTTTCGTCATCCTTTTTGTCGTCTTCTTCGGCATCGCCTTTTAAGAAATCTGGTTTGTCGTCATTTTCCATCATTTCAGCTAATTTACGAAGATTTGAAGCTTTTTCTAAACGAGCAGCTTTTGGAAGTGAAAATAAAGAGTTCAAACGTGCTTTAACTTCTTTTTCTTCAGCAGCATCATCAGACTCTGGTTTTTCTTCTTCTTTATTCATTTTTGGTTCACTTTCTTCTTCAGAATCTTCTTCTTTTTCAGCAGGAGCAGATTCTTCGCTTTTTGGCGGTTCTGCTTTTTTAGGAGGAAAAGGAGCAGCAGGCGCTTCAGCAGATTTTTCTTCTGCACCAGCTTTTTCTTCTGCGGCATCATCTTTCTTTAAAGAAGGCATATCATTTTTGCCCATATCTTTTTTGATAAGCATTTCGATAACATTAACAAGGGCATCTACTGCTGGGTCGCCAAGTTTTTCTGAAGTGTGTTCAAGGTCTTCAATAGGAGCAAGTTCTGGAATTTTTGCTTCGGCAGTTTCTTCGGCTGGAGTTTCACCAAAAGCATGGTCCATAGGACTCATTGCCGGAGGCATTTCTTCTCCAAAAGCTTTTGCAAGTAAAGCTACAACTTTAGAAAGTGCAGCCTCTTTTTTGCTTGGTGCAGTTGCTGGAACGCTATATGAACCTGCTCCATCTTTTGCATCCATTTTGCCCATAATTTTTTCAACGACTTTTTGAATAAAAGCGTCATCTTCGGATACTGCGTCAACAATCCCATCAATATTTTTTGGGTCTTCAGAAGCCTTAGCAGTTAATGCTGCAAGACGTTCTTTGATAGATTTCTTATCCATTAGAATTAATACTCCTCACACTACGAAAAACAAAGTTTAAATACTTTATCTACAAAAATTAGACTATTTAAGTAAACTGAAAATGTTACAACTTACCTAAACCACCGGCACTTGGGTTAAGTTCTTTAGGTTTATTTGATTTAGTTTTAACTGGATTATTTTTACGTTGGGTGCCACCTTGAGTATACCCAGGGCTCATATTCGTTCCATCAAGACAAACGCAAGAATCTGTTGGCATACCACAAGTTGCACATGGTTTATTCGAAGAAGCAATAAATTTATTTAAATAACTTGCAGTTTTTTGTAAAGTTACATTAATGAAAGTTTCTAAACAAGCATCTTTTTTTTCTTTATTCCAATGGGCCATTGCTTCTTCGTAAGTCATACCATTATGACGCATTTGACAAACTGCACCGCATTCTGGCGAATCTTTAGGTGCATTCTCATGTGATTTTGCTTTATATTTCATTTTTTCATTAACCCAATGATTTAAATTATCATTAAATTCAATATCATTTTTATGAGGTGCTTTGCCTTTATCTAATTCTTTCCAAAAATCAGGGTGTTGTTCTAAAAATTTTCTACCAACTTCACGCACTTCATCTTCGGTTAAATATTCTGCTTTTTGATGCAATGAAGCAAATTTAATTAATGCCGAATCACTAAATATCTCTTCTGCCATAGAAGTAATAATATCTGAAACATCATAACCATCATCCGCAAGATATTGGCCAGCAGTAACAATAATATTAAATTCATTCAATGCTGCCATAATAGGATTATCTTGGATAATATCTTTACCACTTAAACCATATGTTGAAGATTGTGGTTTTGGAGTAGGTTTATTAGTGAAAGATTTGACTTTATCGCCGACCCATTTTTTAACGTTATTTAAACGGTCTGATAAAGCAGGCTTATTTTGAATATCATGTTTTCCTGGAGCATTATTAAAATATTGATGTACTCTATCAAGAAAATTATTAAACATGCTACCTTGATTAGGGTCATCATGTTTGCCACCACCTTCAAATAAACTTGGATATAATTTTTCCAAAGATTCATTTGTTAAAGGCGAATTATCATATGAAACAAATTTATTGTCTTTTTTACGTTGCTCAGAAGGTCCTTGATAACGTGGATATTCTTTAAGAATTTTTTCAGGTGGAGCAGGTGGCAAATTTTGCATTGGACCTCTTGGTTCCATCCCATCATCTATTCTGCGTTGATTGATTTCGTTTGAAGAAATAGCAGGTCCATGCTTTTTATCATATTTTGTACGAGCAGGATTCTTTTGTAATTTTTGGTATGTTTCAGGGCGACGACCAGATGGTAATTCAGGATTAGTTCCAGAAACGTTGAAATTAACACCACCTGGATTTACTAATGCAATTTTATTTAAAACTGATTCAACATTAATACCTTCGTCTTCAAGATTTTTTGCAATTTTTAGAATTACATCTTTAAGACCTGCATAAACAGAATAGTTATTTTCTTGATTATTTAATTGTCCCATTGCTTTATCCAATGTTTCTTTTACATGTAGTTTTTGTAGTGGGCCAGTATCTTGATATGTTTTGCCTTTACCTAAATTAATTGTTGCATGTGGGTGTTTATCAAATTTTCCAGAATCAAGTAAATCATGATAATCCATTAATTTTCCAACTTGATGTTCTGTTATACCATTAGAAGGCAATCTCATATCACCAGGAGACACATGTACATGGGAACTTGGTAAGTTATCTGCTTCTTTATCTTTACCAATATCTCTTAAATGATTTTCATAATCCTCATGATGAGCATAACCAGGAACACTAAAAAAATTACCTTTAGGGTCAATCCAACCATATGGAGTTAGAGGTCCTGGTTTCCCTAATGGAACTTCTTGAGGTTTTGGTTTGTTTCCATTAACCATTTCTCTAATTTCTTTTAGAGAAGTCGCTAAACTATATAATTCTAAAGCAGAAGCATAATGGTCAAAATTTTGACCTTTATCATCATTATTTGGACTATCATTTGTTATTTCACTTGGCTTAGTAACTTTTATGGTAGGCTTTTTAATTGGTAAAATTGGCTCTTGAGGAAACATCTTGGTTGGGTCAATCATAGATGCTTGACCCAACATAGGCGAATCATCTTTATTAGGGTCGTGTTCACCACCATAATCAATACCTGTGTCATGCATATCGGCATATTCACCATCAACTGCTTCGCCATCAACATCAGTAGCACCAGAAATACCTTGGTCATCAGCAACTATAAACAATTTTTTTAAAATTGAAGCATCATTATTAGATAATAAACCTTCAACAGTTAATTTTGTAATTATTTTATTAAATACTTTAGTTACTTTTGGTTTATTTGTTCTTCTAGCTTCATTCCACCATTGGTCATGTTTTTCAGGCATATATAAATCTTTTGATTCTCTAGGCCCTTTTACTTGACGTTCTTCTTTAGGAATTGAGCGACATTTAGCACAAAATAAGCCACCATCAGCAGGTGAGGAACAGCCTTCTCCAAAACATTTAACTTGTTTTTTAGCAGCATTTTGTTCAATTTTTTCAGGATTATTTTTGGGAGTAACTTTTGGTAATGTGGATTTAACTTTATTTACTACTGAATCAATAGCTGGTTTAGTTTGAGGAGTAATCATTTGTTGTGCTAAATCTCCCCAAGGTACTCCGCTACTTTGAAGTTGCACAAAAGTATTCATTAAATCATTCAAAGAAGCTTTTGAAAGAATTTTATCAATATCAAATTTATCTTCGCCGCCACCATAATATATGATTTTACATAAAAGTTCTTTAACGCCTGCAACTTTTGCAGCACGAATTCTGTGATTTCCGTCATCAACATAAATCTTGCCATCATGTTGAATACCTAAAGTGACAGGATTTTCTCTTTGCCACTTAGTATCACTTACAATTTTAGACATGCCTTGGATTTTATCCATGTCTAATTTTAAAACTTTATGCTCACCACGAAGTCCTGGTAATTTTATCAAATAAGAAACAGGCAGACTAACTAATTTTGTATGTCTAGCAGTAGGACGACCTGGATGTTCTTTAACCCACTCTTTATCTTTGGCTTTTTGATATTTTTCTGGTTCCATGATTGATGCTTGTTTTTCTCCAACATTTTCTTTTGAAACTTCATAGTGATGACCCGGCAAACCTACTTTAGCCGGGCTAATATCTCCCATAATATAACCATCTTGATTTTTATAAGGTCCAAAATCATGTGAAATATTTTTTTGATGTGGTGAAGGACTATTATCAACCCAAGTACGTAAACCACGAACAGGAGCATGAGTATAACCCATTTCACTTAAAGCTTTTGTTCTATGATTGCCTTCTCCTAAATTTACAAGATTTTGTTCTGGGTCAAATGACAAAATTAATGGTTCATTTAATCCGTTTGAAGAAATATCTTTTTTTAATTCATTAATATCTGTTTTACCAATTTTATTTCCTGGAATAGAATGAAGAAAATCAAGCGGCATTAAAGAAACTTTATTATCTTTGGTATATGCATTATCATGCCATTTGCCATGTGGAACTTTAATATCTTGATTTAATTCATCCATATTTTAGCATCCTAATACTTCAATTTGACTAATTAGTTCTGCTAGTATTTTTTTATCTTCGGTTTTTTCTGCTTTTTTAAGTAGTTGTTCTGCCAATAAAGCTTTGCAATCGTCAAGCATTTCATAATTTTCTTCATCTTGACCATTATCTTCTTCAATTTTATCTAAAATATGATGCATTAATTCAACTAATGAAGAAGTTAAATCATCATCATCTTCGTTATCAGTAAATTCTTCAATAATTGTTTCAGGAAGTTCAGTTGTTGGAACATCTTTTGTAATACCTTGGTCATTCTTTACCATAGATGCTTCAACATCGGGTTCTTCGCCAAGTTGTAATTCATTTATCGTTGCCAAAAGTAATAATCCGGCTTCTTTTGAACGAAAAGAAACATCTTCTGTTGCCCATGTTTCAGGTTTAATAATTGCTTCAGGGACCGAACTTGCTTGGCTAAATATGCGCCATTCTGATGGTTCATTAATATATTGAGCAGTAAAACGTCCACTCGTTAAAATTTCATCCATATCTATTTAATCTCTCTTTGTTGACGAGCATAACGAATACCTTGAAGAATTGTTGTTTCAATACCAACTTTTTCAACACTACTTTCGATAGCTTCAAAAAATTGATTACCAGATGCAGCTTTTTGAAGTAATTGTTGAAAATCTAATCCTTTTTGTCTAGCAATAATTTCAATTAATTTTGCTTGTGGGTCTGCTCCAACGGTAACCCAGGAAACTTCAATAAATTCAACATCTTTATTGATTTCATAAACAGGCTTACCATCATATGCTCCGCCTTTATGCATTTTAACATGAAAACAATAATTTGCTGTTGTTTTTGCTTTATGATGACAAATACTGCATTCTGAAAAAGCAACTTGACAACCCATACTTACACTATCAATTTGTTTTGAACGAATCATTTGGCAGAAATCTGGATATGCTTTTTCATTCATTTCTAATAATGTAACTACATATTTATCTCCGCGAGATTCAACCCAACGTGCATCAACAATTTTACCACGTTTTTTTTCAATATCATTTGAAGCATGATTAACAAAAACGCCTTTTCCAATAAATGTTTTATAGGCCTTTTTTAATTCTTCTTCAGTAAAATGGTCACCATTTCCATTAGTTCCGACAGAAACTGCTCTTACAGCAACGTAAAGCATCCCGTCTTGTTTTTCAAAAGACCAATCGCCATCTTCAGCAATTCCATAAGATGGTGCTACATTTGCAGTACGCCATGAAGATGTTTTGTCCAAATTTGCTTCTAAAATTGGAGCATTTGCAATCTTATAAATCATTTATTTACCTTTTTAGAGGATTAGAAATACTTTGAGGTCCATCTGCTGGCGAACTTATTGTAGTTGTAGTAGTATTAATCGGAATGGATGGATTTGCTGTATAAATTGCATGAGAAATTACAGTAGTAGCGATAGAAGATACAACTGCTGCGAGAACAGAGGCAACAGCGTTACGTATCCATTCTGGAGTACGGTGTCTTTTAAATTCTTCAATATCTTCATCACGAACTTCATTTTCCTTATCGTATTTTTCTAAATTTTGTTCAATAGCAGCAAAACGTTCTTCAAAAGTTTCCCATTTGGTTTCTAATTCTTGTCTAGGAACAACGCTATTAATTTTTTCTTGAATATTTAAAGATGTTGATTCAAGTCTTTGAGCAGCATATTCACGATAAGTATTAAATTCTGAACTTAAAACAAATCGGTTAAATTCACTTTTAAGATTAGCTACTGTATTATTTAAAGCATCTATTTCATGCCTAGTTGGTAAACTATCTACCTTGATTGCTAAATCACGAATTAATTGCTGTAATAATGCATTATCATCCGGCATAATCAATTATCCTTTAAAAACAATAGCCAAACTTGTGCAATCGCCAAGTTAGCTCACATGAAAAGATTATGCAATTACCATATTTTTGCAACCACGAATATGCTTTGACATATAATATAACTATAACAACTCTGGCATCCATAAAGAGGTACGCTATGCTAGACCAAACAGAAGTATTAAAATTATTAAAAAAACCATTACCAACAAAAGTACGTGAAGGCCGTAAAGGCGCAGTTTATACATATATTCCAACAAGATATGTTTCTGATAGATTAACAGACGTTTTTGGACTTAATTGGAGTTTTGAAATCAAAGGAACATACATTGAAAAAGACCATGTTGCAGTTTTAGGAAGACTCGTTTATCCTTTAGGGGATGGTTCTTTTGGATTCAAAGAACATTTTGGTGGAACTAAATATGAAGATTCAGTTGGTTTAGGAGATTCACTTAAAAAAAGTGCTTCGTTGGCTTTGAAAAAGGCAGCATCATTAATTGGGATTGACCTTCAAGATGAAGAAGATACTCCCGTGAATGACGAACAGCGAGCAAAAATTTTAACCTTAGTTAAAAAAGTTGACGCAAATGCAACAACTGAAAAAATAGAAGAAATGATATCAGGCATGAATTATGCTCAAGCCGAAGAAGTAATATCAACTTTAGAAAAAAATATAGCATAAATCAAAGCCCTCGAAAGAGGGCTTTTTTTAATGTGGTACAAAAGAGCATCTACATCCAACATGGTTAAAATAATCAAAACCTTGTCTTGTCAAAACATCTGCTACGCTTTGAAAATCATAATAACAAATAAAATTCAAAAAATCATTTCGGTTTGGCAAAATATTATTGTTTTCATCCATTAAAACCATATCACCAACTTGAATTGCACGACAATATCCGCAATCATCGTGATGTTGACCTGTTTGCCAAACAACTTCTTTAACTTTATCATGCATTAATTGCGCTATATTACCTGCTAAATAAGCATTTCTAATATGATTTCTCGCAACTGTTTTTAAATCATTAGTAAATGAATCAGATTTTAATGTTATAAATTCATTTAAATCTGCTCTCTTTATATTTTGATTAACTAATTTTTTTATATCTGTATTTAAAGATGAAATAACTTTTCCAAAACCAATATTAAATTCGTTTCGAGATTGTTTATAGAAATCGAAGTATAAATTTTGAATTTCTGGAGTATTTACTGTAAATCTAGATTCTATGGCGGAATTACCATTGAAAAGTGTTTGATGAAATCTACCTTGAGCAAATATTAATGGAAGATATTCTTCATATAGTTTATCTAAAAAATTAAATTGTTCGTCAGCAGTTTTATTTATTACTTTTTGAAGAGAAGCAATTTTAGGAGTAAGTTTTGAAGAGGGATTAATTTGGTTAATTCCTTGAACAAAATTATTAGAAATTTCAACCAAATTATCAGTAAGTTCTCTATCTAAACCAATTTGAAGCCTTTTGGCACTTCGAATAATTTTAGCATTATTAATTTTATCAATCCATGATTGTTGATTTTGTACTTTAGTTTGCTTTTTTAAAACTATTGGAGCAAGGTCAGCATAAACAACATCATTAAATTTATCAATTGAATGATTAGCTCTTATTTCTAAAGCCTTTAATTTTTCAAGAAGACCAATTAGTTCTGCTTTTTTTTCTATCTTACTCTTCATCTGCAATTAAAGCCTCTATTTGTTGTTTAATTTTTGCTATTTCTTTTTTTAATCCAACATTAGATTGAAGCGATGCTGCAATTGGCGGTCTTGTTGTTGCTCTTTGTGCGGGAGCAAAACCTGCGCCAGATGGGATAGTGTCTATACCTCCAGAAGTGCCAGATTGTGGCAATCCTTGAAGTAAATCACCTTGTGGTGCCGCCGCATCAACGCCTGGAACGGTCATTGGTTGAGCTTCAACATTCATTGGCATATTTTGTCCTGTCATTTTCATTTGCAATGCCATTTGTTGAGCTTGCATTTGTGATGTTAATGACATTTGGATTGCCATTTGTCTAGCCATAATTCTACTTGAATCAAAGATTGTATCTCTTTCTTCTTGAAGATTCAATGCTTCTGTTTCAGAATTGATATGTAATGCATCTAACATTGTTTTTGCTGAAACAAGATTCATTTGGCGTAATTGTAAAAGGGTTTGTTGACGAGAAAGTTCATCTTGTAAACGTAAAGCATCCCATTTAAATTCTGGAACAACTAAAAATTCAACATCTGTGTCTGGGTCTTTGTCGTACCACCCATTTAATTCTGCAAGAGGTTTAAAAATCTTTTCTTCAATAAATTCTTTTAATGAAGTTCTAAAATTTTCAAGTTTTTGTAAGAATGCGTTACCACCAATAGATGCATTTGCATAAGTTGGCCCTAATCCATCAAGAAATGCGCGAGATACACCCAAACCGGAAATAATTTCACGTTCGATAAAATCATATTCACCATTTAATTGAAGTGTTTTACCTGCAATACCTTGCCAATCTGCTTGAAATCTTTGGTGAGTAACAAGAATCATTGACGGGTCATTAATTAATGCTGTCAATTGCATTTGCATATCATCAATAGCAGCTTGGTCTGGAAGTTCATCAATAGTGCCAAGTTTAAATATCTTTAATGGCATAACATAACGTTCAGCAATTGTAAACTGAGCGCGACGAATCATTTCTTTGTACATAAGTGTTTTAAAAACACGTTTCAACAAAGGTATACCATATGTACCATAGGGAGTTGGAGTGTGTTTTAAATGTGTTATATGAGCATTATCAATAGGTATATTTTTACCTGCTCTAACAGCCATAATTACATCTGGAGCATACATCTTTAATTCATTGTATTGTTGACGAGGTTCTTGGTCAAAAACTAATCGTTTTAAGTTATCATCTGGAATCATTTCATAATATGATTCAGCAAGTAACATATTGGCTTTAACTTCTAAGTAATCAGGATTAAGAATTACAAATCGTTTCCAATCTGATTTTTCTTCATCAAGTTCACCCATAATAAAAACGTCGCCAATTTTCCAATATTCTAGTGAAATACCTTGAAGCAATTCACGAATTTTAATCCTCTTCAACATATCTTCACAATATTTTCTGTAATGAGGATTAGAACACTCCACACTCCAATCAGTAATTGGTAAAGAAGCATATAAATCAATAACAGCAGCAGGTATTGCTTCTGTTTCATAAAAATGTCTTACCCAAACATTAACTTGTTTTCTATCGCGAGGAAGTTGTAAAGATGTTGGAGTATATAATGGATTGTAATATGTAGGTGGTGCAATTGAAAGACCACTTGCCATTTTTCGCATCCCATTAATTTTTGAAGAACCATTTTTTATAGTTTTCATTAATTCTGGACCAATATAAGTTTCCATGCGAACTAATCCATCGCCACCCGTAATTGGTTTTAAATCAACTAATTTTGATTCACTCGTCTTTTTTCTTGCCATATTAAATTAATTAACTCCCAGAGGGTACAACACCGCTGAAATCTCCGCCGCCTTCGCCGCCGAAACCACCGCCTGTATTAATGTATTGAAAGTAATTATCTTTACCATCAAAATCATCTTGTACTTTTTTATATTTTGGTAAACCTTTTTGTTGAACCCAATTTGGGTCTTTTTCAGGAATGCTTGTATCTTGAATTTTACCATCTGTCATCGCGGCAGGTTGAGGTAAAATAACTCCTGGATAAACGTCATTTTCATCATCATTTCCACTATTTGGATTAACATTTGGAACTACTGGACCATAATCTGCTTGTTTAGGAAAAGCACATTTATCACAGCAACGTCCACGAATATCGTTGTAATCAGTTTTACCACATTTTCCGCATGGCATTTTACCAGTTTTTGCAAAAACTTTTTTTAAGTAATCATTTAAAAAAGCGTCACCCATACTGTTTGAACTTACAATACCACTATAAAGTTTAGACTCTTCTTCAGTTCCACTATAACCTTGCATAGGGTTTGCATCCATACGAGTATTATCACTAGATTGGTCGCCTGTACCAAAATCATGAGTTGCTCTGTCATGCTTACGCCCGACTTCATCAGGATATTCAATATCATCAACGTTTGAACCAGTATCCCAACCATCCACATCACTTGCAGTACGAGCAAAAGGATTTAAAGTTGTTATTAGTCGAGCATACGAATAATCTCGGCCCTTATTTATTTCTGGAATATTTTGATATTGGTTTTTACCAACAATTTCAGGGTCATCTAATATCATATCTTTTGCGGGACCGGATACATGAGGAGCATCGGTATTTGAAACGTAATTAATACCTTGTTGATTGTTTTCTAACTCTTCAATAGGATGGCCACCATGCAAAATTTCAGGTGAATCTGGAGCATGGTGTGTAAAGTTTGCTCCTCCACCAGCAACAGAATCATCAGGAGAAAGACCATTGAAAGATGCAGAAACAACTACATTTGCATGGTTATCATCAACTGCACCTTCACCAAAAGGGAAATCAGAAAATTCATTGGAATCTGAAGTGTTTGGTTTATCTTTGTCTGCTTCTGAATTAGCAGAGTCATGAACATTTAAAGTCATTGGCATCATTGCAGGTTGGTATTCATTATCTCTTTGTACACCACCACTACCATATGGCGTTTCCATTTCACTATTATATGTTTCAGAACCATCAGCAACATTACGTTGGTCAATATCACCTGAACCAGAATAAGATTCTGCAAATTTTTGGAACCAATCGCTCATATTAGCATCCTGTCTTAAATATTTAATTTGATTCAATTGTTACAACAGAAACAAAATCTTCAAATCCATTACCATCAGATTGTTCTAATTCTGATTTTTCGATTAGAAGTAAAGCATCTTTACGATTCATAAAGTCTATAATTTCATTAGAGATTTTACCGACTTCATCCATATCGCCATGAATTGTACAAATATCGCGTTCTATTAATAAACTTAATATAACTCTTTCAGTACGTTCAAGTTCTTCTTTGATTAAATCTAATTTTGTAATCATTAAATTGGAACTATCCTTGTTAAGAGAAATTACGCAACTTGTTGTCCTTTATCAATGTTTTCTGTGTACGTGCCAGGTATACCATCAAAAGAAATGTCCAATGTATTATAAGCAGAAACCCAATTTTTAATTTTATGACTTAATAAATGATTATTACCAACATAATCAAAATTATTTTTTCTTAATTCTTTTCTTAATTCCTTATTATCAATTAATAATTGAATAGATTTTTTCCAATCATTTTTTGATTCTGCCAATAAACCAACTTTATTTGTTGATTCATTTACATATTGGAGATATGGCCCAAATCGTGAAGCAACAAAAGGAATGCCAGCAAGTCCATATTCAATTAATTTAATATATGATTTACAAGCATTAAAAACAAAACTTTCTAAAGGTGCTAAAGCAATGTCTAAATCAAGTGATTGTAAAACTTTATAATACTTGACTGTCGGATTTTCATTGTCTTGGGAATAATTTGTTCCATGTCCGTTTTTGTCTCTTGGAAAGGTATCTCCTGCAAAACTCATGCGTTGGCGAATTTCAAAAGGAAACATTCCTCTCATATCAGAACCCATAAATACAAATTCTACATTTTTATTGGTCGTAAAAATATCAATAAGAGCAGGAACAACCTTTTTAAAGTCATCAGTATGTGTGGAGGAACCTGCCCATCCAATTCTTATTTTTTCATTATCAAAATTTTTCTCTGACAATTCGAATTTTTCAAAGACATTATTATCCAAAGCATTATAACACACGTTTATATTCTTGTTAAAACGGGTATATTCCCTCAATAATTGTGGAGTTGAAACAGTAACCATATCAGCCAAATCAAGCAAAATCTCGGTATTTTTGGTTGCGATTTTTCCTCCACCATAAATTTTAGACGATGGATTTGAGTTCGGAATCGCATGTAAGTTGTCGTCAAATTCAAAGACGACCTTTCCATGAGGTACATTTTCTTTATAAAGTTTGGCTTGCTTGATTACTCCTTCCGCATGTTGTCTTTGGAGAACAAGAACATCAAATTTCGATGTTTTATCAGGGAAAAGTATGTTCGTTATTTCAATCTCTGCCCCCAAATTTGCAAGCGCCTTATAAGGAAGCAAACAGCGATAATAGCCGCATCCTAGCAAGTCACCAACAGCAATCAAGATACGGGGATGGTTGTTCATAGAAAATTTCTCCAATTGAGTGTTGACAATAAATGACAAATGTGTTAGGTTCTATTCATAAAGCGGAATATAACCGCTTGAAACACTTGACTTTAAAAGGAAATAAAATGGCAGCTACTGCAACAGCAACGAGCAAAACCACTACTTATAATGATATTCCAAAAGGCCGTGGTGTGCGGATTTTTGAACAAAATAAGAAGAAAATTGCCGTCGTTCCACGAAATTCTGCGCGATTTTTAGAAGGGCTCTTAGCCCAGGGACCCTATAACCAAGAAGAATGGGTAGGTCAAAAGAACGTCTACATTATTGAAAAAGACCTCGCAAAGAAAATTTTCCCTGAAAATCCCGATACTGCTCCAAGCCTCGCAAATTCTTCACGTAGCCTTCTTGAAGACAAAAAAATTCTTGAAACTGTTCGCTCCGGCTCCCCATCAACGCGAGCCATCGTGAAGGTTCTCGTTGATGATTTTGTTCAATCAGAAACCAATCAGGGTGTTCGTCCTTCCACCAAAGGTCCACGTAAGGCTCGCGTCAAAAAGACCGCAGATAGTCGCACCACTTCTTCGCGCAGAATGACCACGGTAGGTCGTCCTTCTGTTGCTTCAAAAGTTCAAGCCAAGGACAAATTCCTTGATAGTTTAGGAATCGAATCTGTGGCCGAATTCCGCCAAGGTATCGAAATGCTTGATTATATTGAAGCAACGTATCCAAACATTTACAAAAAAATGATTTAGTTTTAAAAACTAACTTTAAAAAAAGGGCTCTAGTAGCAATACTAGGCCCTTTTTAAATAAATTTTTCAATTTGTTTAGTGTTTTTCGCATCTGTAATTCCCCACATGCCAGATGCTTCTTTAGGAATTTCGATGTTTTGATTTTTCCCAACTTTATCCCGGTCGATTCCATGACAAAGTTTATAATATTCCGGTTTACATTTATACATGCATTCTGGTGAACTTGGTGCTAATTTGAATTCTGGCTCTTTACCTTCCATTACATGTTTAATTAAAATTTGTGAATATTTCAATAAATCATTTATCATTTTTTGATTTTTAGGAACTATAAACTCGGTGATTTTGTGAGAGTCTTTTTCTTCATAAAAAATTATACTTTTTGTAACTGTTCTGCCCTTTAAAATCGCTTTAATTTCTGGGTCATCTTTCATTTCATTTAAAAGATGAAAATATAATTGAGTTTGTTTTATATGTTCTTCATCAGGAGAATTATTATCTTTCATTTTCTTCATTGCATAAGATTTACATGATTTCAATTCAACAAGATAAAGTGTATTTTTTATTTCAACAAGTAAATCTAAACGAGCTTTTATTTTATTTTTAGTATCAATTAAAGTTTTTTCACATAGCTTAACAATACCTATTTTGGCTAAAACATCTTGAATGTATTCATGAAATTGATTACCAACAACTTTAGCTCTTTCATTTTCATAAGAGAATTCATCGTCTTTAACGGGTTCTAAAAATCCATTACCGCTAAATTTAAAATTAAAATATGCTTTAGTCATGCACATATAATCTATAGAAGGAGAAAGATTTTCTTTTTTTCTCCCAGCATATGATGACGCATTTATTTTAGCATAATCTATGACTTTTTCTTTTAAAAGTGGTGCTAAAATTTCTACTTGTTGAAAGTTCATGTTTCTATTATAGAACTAACTTTCTGTAAAACTGTTTGCAAATTCATCGGTAAGTTTTTCTACTAATTTATATTTTTCTATAGTTAATTTATATAAATTATATTCTTTATAAATTTCTAACCAATTGGTCATTTCTTTTTCAGGATATTTGTCATCTTTATAATATTTTTCCATATCTTCCGAAGCGAATCCATATTTTTTCTCAAATTTTTCTAATTTAGCTTTTAATAATTTGATTCTATTTTCAGCAAATGCTAATGTTTTATCGGGTTTTTGTTTATGTTTCCATACATTAGGATGAGTTATAGTATTTAATAAAATTTTGGCTAGTGTTAACTTAGCAAAATCTCTTTCGGATAAGATTTCCATAAGTTGTTTTGTAAATTGTGAATTTTCTTTATTATCTGCTTCAATAATTTTCCATAAACCATAAGTTAAAATTAAATCCAAGAAGTTTGTAGATGCTTCACCTTGAGTTATATTACTTAAACTTCTCCAAGAGTAACCTAATTTAGGCATTATTGATAAAATTAAAATATCTTTTATTTCATGTTCGGGGTTCAAATCTTTTAAAATATCATTTATAAATTTCGAATATAATTTTATAAATTTATAAATTGCATTTTCATCTGGCTCTCCATTTTTTTGTTTTAATTCTCTAGAAATAACTTTGTATTCTTTATCATCATTTAGTTTTGCTGATTTGATATCAAATTCATCTTCATTTGCAAATATTGCAAATTCACCTGTTTCTGGACTGTAATGAAAACGCATTTAAAGCACCGTATCTTCGGGCGAACTTTGCCCGTAAGACCCTTGGAAAATTACACTTGAAAACGGAATATCAACAGATACTTTCTCACCAGGAAACAAGATTGATAAAGCCAATTGAGGCATCGTTGAATTATCTCCGTAATAAACACCCCCATACCCAAATTTTATCTCTGTAATTATTCCTTGACCATATTTAGTTAAAATAGGATTTCCAACTCTTAATGGTAATTGAGTTCCTCTAGGGCAAGGAACATTTCTGAGATATTGAGCATACGGATTACCATTAGAATTATATGACATATCATTTACTTTTCTGAGAATGATTCTTATTTGTTACCATTGACGGGCTCTAAATAAACCACTTGTTGGTAATTTCTGATATTTAGTGAAGTTACTTGCTGTTTTTGCATAAAATGCGGTTCTTACAGCATCAATAACATGGTCTGGAGAAACAGTTCCTTTAGAATAAACAATTTGTCCACCGCTACCAGTAGAATATGTATGATTTCTAAATTGATTTTCAATTGAGTCATCAAATTCTAAACCTGGCATTTGTAATAAGTTTCTTTCAGCATGGTAAATAATCATATTTGTCATTGCTTCTTTTGCTGGAGCAGTAACTTCTTTTCCATTAATTTTATCAACTACAAGTCTTCCACCAAATGGAATTGGAATCAATCTTTTATCAAAATTATGTAGAGCAAATTTATTCCATCCTGTGCGTTTAGACATAAGAATTTGAGCAACAGCAGTACCATTACTTCCGGCATCCATTCCGAGCATTTTAAATTGATAATAATTATCTAATAAAGCTATTAAATCTGCTTGAATATCATATGTAACATGTTCCATATGAATTCGCAAAACCATCTTCATAATTCCATTCCATTCTTCAAAAACAACGAATTCTGAAGGGTCGGCAGAATAACCTAAATCAGCGCCAAACCAATATTTACATCCTGGATGCTTAGAAGGAAATCTTCTATTTAACCAACCGCTTAAATCATTACCAATAGCATGAAGACTTTCTGGAGTAAGATTTAATAAACGATATTCTGGAGATTCTTTATTATCATTTTTGTATTTATAAGCAAATACTTTTTCAAAGACCAACCAGTTGAATACACCCATGTCAACAGTCCCCCAATCTGCCATGATTTCATGTTCATATTGGGTTGTATTTAATTCGGCTTTAAAAGAACGGTCTTGAATTTCATCATATTTTGGGTTTTCCCATGATGCAAACCAAAATTCTTTATAACCCCATTCTGGGTCTGTACAATTTGCAACTCCTATAAAATTAGCAACATAGGAATGGTCATTTTCAACTTCAAGATTATATACCGATAAACTTTTTATTTCAAATTCATTGTTAGTAATAGGAAGATAAATGAATTTATCATCTACATGACCAAAATTAATTGCTAAATCATCAAACTTACTTAAATTATAACATTGTTTTAAATTTAAAGGTATAGCAAGGAAATCTCCTGGATAAAGTTCTTCAATAGGATAATATTGTGCCTCTGGCTTTTGTACTCCATCATGTAAAGATGGAAGCAAACATTCGTTGGATGGATTCCATAACATTTGTTCACAATAATTACAAAAGTGATTTTCTTTTTTTACTGCCATTACTCTGTGATTTGGAGTTGCTTTTATTGGCACTTCTGAGCCCATATACCATACAGAATGCATATTTCCGGTATATGGACGGTTCATTATCTTAGTGACCCTTGCAGGCTCTGCAAAGCGGTTAAAAACAACATCGTCAACTTCTATGTCTTCAATATTTTTTATAGTTCCATCTGATAATAAAATAGGAGTGTCATTTTCAAAACATGCTTTAAAAAAGTGTGCGCGTCTTCCAGATGGTGTGGAAGATAATACTGTTAAGGCTTCATCACCAGCATTGATTTCAGTTGCTTTTTCAGCAGCGAAGAATGATGCTGGCATATAATCTGCTTCGTCATATAATTTATAATCAAAAGTTTTAGAACGTGCTGCCTGTCCATTTGCACCAGGTCCTCTAAATACAAGAGTTGCAGGTTGACTCCAACCATCAACATGAAATTCAATTTGTGGGAATGGATTTTTTTTAACTACAATAATTCCTTGGTCCATTGCCATACAATATTCAGGGCATTCATTCAAAAATTTCATTACGCGGTCAAAGACTGTTTTTGCTTTATCAGCATCCGCAGAAGCCAAAATAATATTAGCTCCGCGTGTGTATTGTTTTTCCCGAATTACAATGCCTTTAGGATTTTCCGGTGTAATTTTAGATTTATCTCTTACCGGAAATTTCTTTTTATATTTAATAGGTTTAACTAAAGCAAGATATAACGCGCCAAGAGCAAGAACCTCAGTTTTCCCAGATTGTCTTCCAATACGCCAAGCAAATCTTTTAATTGGTAAACCACGAAAAGCCTTGATAGGGTAATTTTTTGGATAAGTATATAATTTATCAAAACATCCAAGCAATAAAACTTGATAAAATGCTTTTGGTGACCATTTAAATTTATTTTGAGCCCAATATAAAGCATAAGAACTTCTGGCAAGTGCATAATCTCTATGTAATTGCTCTGTTCTTGTTATAATTTCTTCTTCAAAAACTTCATTTTCAGCCTTTTTTATTGCTGATTCATCAAGTAATTTACCTAAAACATTTATTGTTTCGCTCATTAAATTTAAATCCTACTATATAAATAAGAGTTCTTGATAGTAAGAACTCTTATTTGAATCTTTATAAAATTAAATCTTTCGGAGACTATCTTTTATTGATTTCTTACTTGCGGCTTTTGTTGCACCCATGCCTGAATTATTTGGCATTTGCGATATATCGTTGTTGTAAGTTTCTTTATCTTCATTTGTAGCACTATTAGAAACTTTACCATCTTCGCCATAAGGTTTGAAATTTGAGTTTAGCCAAGAACAAGACTTTGCTGCTTGAACTTTTTCAACATCTAAACCAAATTTACAAGTTCCGTTAGAAACATCATAATTTGCACAAACAGAACAAGGATAATAAGGATTACTTCTATCTGAACCATTTAATTCAGTTGATGCTTGTTTCTTAGTTTTTTTATGAACATCAATTTGTTCTTTTGGTTTTAAAGATTTTTCATCGCCAACATCATTAACGTCTATACCTTCTTCTTCTTGTTCAAGAGGGTCTACAGTACCAGTTTCTTGTTGACTATATGGCTTTTCTGTATTTTCGCCGCTCATCCATTTAGCCAATTCAACTGGGTCTGCATTTGGATTTAAAGAAGTATCACTCATTGGGTCTGCTGTCGCACCAGGTGCAGCAGTTTCTGTGTTGCCTGAATCTTTCATAACAATTTCAGGCATTAATCTAACTGGAAAAGTTATTCCATTAATATCTACTTCAAATAAATTACCAGAAACTTCAGGCTCTGGCGGTGGTAAATTTTCTGGCGCAGGCGCAGTAGGAGGAGCCGTTTGCTGTTGGTCCATCATTGGATTTAAACCAGGAAGAACACCATTAAGTTCATCTTCCGGTAATTTATCTAAAGCTTCTTTTTTTAATTTAGTTTCAAATTTTGTAAAGAATTTTTTTAACCAATTTGGTTCATGATTACTCATTATTTTTACCTCTTGAAACAAGAAGTTCTCTAGCTTGCCAAAAAGCAGACATTACATTGTATTTTGCTCTGTCGTACATTCTATCGCTAGGAATTGAACCCTCAAGAGATTGAATTGTTTCTTGCATTAATTTTGCAAGAACATAATCTGAGTATTCTTCTTCTGTTAAAGTGCTAATATCTCTGCCCTTGAATCTATTAATAGAAAGAGCATCTTTACTTTGATTTGACATTTCTAACCTATTCTTTGTTTATTAACTAACCAAAGCGATATTACCAAGAATACCAGCTTCATGTTTTTCTTTATTTACGGTAGCATATCCAATTTTTTCTGCTTCTTCTGGTGATTTTCCAGATTTTTCTTCAGATTCTTGAATATGTTCTTCTTGACGGTGTTCTTTTTTAGTGAACTTTGGGTCGGAGCAATTCGCTGCCTCACCATGAAGTCCGCGTTTATCTGCTTCAGAAGTTTCTGGAACAGGTTCTGCAACATCATCAACTACAGTATAATCAGTAAATACTGCACTATCACCATCAGCTTCTTTCAATAAAGAAGCATCAACTTTATGTGCATAAGCGTAAAGGATTTCTTCATCCGTGTATCCTGCTTCAACAAGAGCAAGCATACCAAAATCAACAAATTCTTGCGGGGAAAGACTTGCAGTTGCATCTAATGCATCAAGTCCACCAGATGGAGGTTTTACTGCCTTTGGTCTACCTTTTGCTTTTGGAACGCCACCTGGAGTATCATATTTAGATTTGATTTCTGGAGATTCCCAATCAATTTTTTCTAAACCTTCTGGTTCTTTATCGGAAAGAGATTTCCATTCAGAACTACGGTCAACAGGTTTTGGAGGAGCAACAGGGCCAGAATTTTGATTTTGAAATTCTTTTGCTTTTTCTAAACGTAATTTTGATTCAGGAATATCGCTGTTACCCATACCTGGAAGGCTATCATTGTTAAGAGGAGCAACATTGTTTAATTTATCAACATAGCTCTTAACCGCACTATTATCATATGCGCCGCCTTGGTCACCTGAGAATTGTGGACCGGCTACGGGTTGTTCTTTTGGTCCATAATTATGAGACATGAACTGTTCAAAATCCATAGGTTGTTCACCACTTGATAATCCTGTCAAATGTTGACGATATTTTGATAAGGCTCCGGGAAATTGTGTATTAACACGATTACGATAACCTTCATAACTTTCATTTTCTGGTGACCAATGCGGACTATTTAATTCTTGAGAAGCAGCGTACTTGGTAATATTTCCAAGATATGTTGCAGACCAAGCCAAAGCCATATTCATATGAGTTGCTTCATCTGCCATTGGGTCTAATTGTTCTGCTTCGGGTAACATATCAACAGCAACATCAACTAAAGTATCTTCTAAAGGATTTGCTTGTTCTGTATTAGCATTTTGATTGGTGAATAAAGATTCATCATTCATCAATCCGCCGTTATCCAACATATTATCTGGTGAAGGATTTAAAACTGTTGGTTCTAATTCAGTTAAAGCAGGGTCGCCGCCTAGTTGGCTGTCTGGAGCAAAGTTGCCACTATCAGGTAATGCAATATTATCAACATTAACTTGTGGCTCTTGATTATCTTCAAAAGACATAAGTTGTGTTGGAAGTTCCGCAAATTTAACAAAGGAAGGACTTGTTGTTAAAAACTCAGCAAAATGTTTTGCACTTTTGGCAACAAAACCATTATTTTCGCCTTCTGAAGAAAATAACGTACCAACATCAGCAACATGAATATTCCATGTTTTATCGGAACCGTCGCTGTAAACTGCTGTTATAGCACCAATTGCAGGAGTATTAGCCAAAATTAATTTAGCTTTTTCATTCAAAGATACAGTTTGAACAGGTGTTGCACTAGAAACTTTTCCGGCGACACTAAATAAATTAAAATTAGAAGGTTTAACAACTTGTTTGTTAGAAGCCTTTTTTTCTAATGGACGAATACGAACTGATGCTGCTTGTTCTACGCGATTAACAGGAGGTCTTTCTTCTGGCAAATCTTGCATATCATTAGGTTGACCATCAAAATAAGCATCTTCGGCATTTGGTGTGATACCTTCATTTAAACCAAAAGGTGGCATTTGACCATTTTCTGCTGTTGCATTTGGGTCTAAAGCACTAGCCATATCGTTATCAGGCAATTGACGAACTTCTCCGACAATATCATTTGGCATAACACTTTGTTCATCTTGATTTAAGATTTGATTATCTAAAGGTAATTGGTCTTGAGGAACAAAAGTTGAATCCGGCATAACATTTGCTGGTGCAAGTTCGCCAATTTCATTGGCATTTGCTGTTGCTTGCATTGGCATTTCTTCAGACATTTCTTCGTTTTCGCCAGATTCCATTACAGGAGAAGAAGCATCTTGTTCTGCATTACGAATATTACGTGTATAAGCAGATAAACCAACTCTACTTACAACTCCTTCAGACATTAAATCTTCAAGTGCAGTTGCGACAGATTGTTTGATACCTTTTGTTTTAATTGTGCCTTCTTCAAGAATTTCAGCAGTTGCATTAAGTTTTATAAGTTCTTCATGAACAATTTGACGTAATGCGGTACGAGCAATCGTTGCATCAACAAGTGGAGTAGAAATTTTTGCAGGAACAATCATGTCTGCAACTAATTCAATATCTACTGCAACACCTAATTCAGCAACAATTCCTGGTAAATACTCAAGAACTTGATTTCTAACAGTTTCAAAAGAAACTGCTGTTTGATTCATAGCATTAGTTTTTAATTTATCAAATGAACGTACAGAAGCGTCACTTGATTTGCGAGTAATTCCTCTACCTTCAAGTAATTCTTTTGCATCTTTCATTTCTGCCAAACGATTTGTTAATTTGGTTAATTCAGGAGATAAAGAATTAACATCTGTTCTTTCAAATGCTTCGTCTCCGATATTTGCAGTTTTAGAAATAGATTTCTTAGTAAAACCGCCCATAAATTTTTTTAAAAGTGACATTTAATTCTCCTGAAAAAATCAAAAATTTCCTTATTTGGTACTAAAAGTTTTAAGGAAAACATCAAAGATTTTGTCTCGTTCATTAACATTAATACGCGATAGTATGTTTTTCGTTACTTTATAAAGCATCTTATTCTCATAAGCATTGCTACTTTTTGCACTTTTTGCTAACCATTGTGATACAACTGCAATTGTAAATTTAAAAGCACTTGCTAATAAATGTTCGACTCTTAACATTAAAGGAGTCTTTGCTACAGGTTGTTTTTTTGGTGAACGAACAGGAATTCTATTCGAATTTTGTGGTTTTGGCTGTGGTCGATTATTATTACTTGGTCTTGGAGCCGGGGATGGATTATTTATATTTTGCTTTGGATGCTTTACTTGTGGAATAGGTTGTGTTTTCGCATTTTGACTATTATTTTGGCTATTAGATTGAGAAGAAGGATTTTGTTGCTGTGGTATAGGTTGTGTATCTTGCTCAGTTAGGGGGGTTTTTGTAAATGTATGTTCAGAACTAGAAGTAGGACCTTTTTTAATTAATTCATTAACAGCTTCTGTTGCTACATCTATTTCATTTTCAACATCTTTAATAGATTGTTGTGGAACAAACTTTTTCAAATCATGTAAAAGAGCAACTTTATCTCTGTACCAAATAACCTGTTCTTCGAAAGAACCTTTTAAAGGAAAATTACCATAACTAGAAAAATCTTTAGCAAGTTGATTTAAGAATTCTTTATGCTCTGGATTTTTGCCTAAAAATATACAATAATATTCATCTTCCACAACCATCTTGTTCCAAATTTTTTCAACAGCAGCATTACGACGACTTTTGTCTTTAATTTGTTTAGCTTCCATCATTTCGGGCATATATTTTTGAGTAACTTCTTCTCTATTTTTATGTCCTTCAGGTAATGGTGATTCTAATTTACGGTCCATCTTATCCCAATGTAAATCTTCGGGTTTATGACCGATAGTATCATAAGGACCAGCCTGAATTGTTCCATCAACAAGAAATACATGGACACCATTTGGCATAGTTTTCCATGTTCCTTTTTTTAATTGATTGTCAATGAAAACAAAATCATAATCGTTATTAGCCGCTATAACTAATAAGTCTCGGGAAAGATAATCAAGAAAATTTGGATTATTTAACATAATTACAACTTTGGACTAGAATATTTGTATAATTCAGTAGGACTATTCCAATCAAATATAAAACCTTGGTCAATATTGATTCCTATTCTTCTGTTTTTAATTGCAGGATATTTAACAAGCATATTGTGCCAGAATTTTGTACGAGCATCATAATATTCAGCCGTTAAACCTTGTTTAGCCATTTTAGCTATTGCGCGCATACATTGTTTATCTTCTTCGTCTATAATTACTAATATTTCCATGAAAAAACCACCTAAATATCCTCAAACCCCGATGCGAAATTGTCTTTATTGTAATCACTTCAATAAGGTCGCTGTTTCCTGTGATTCACCTAAAGCACATCTTATTGCTACTTTCAATCCTAATCAAGAAAAAGATTGTATTTTATTTAAATATGATAGAACAGAAAATCCTGAAGTTCCTGAGAAGTTATTTGCTGAAAAATTTTGTATCGGTAAAAAGTGTCCTTATTATTTTGCATCTAAAAGAATTTGTACAAGACCAAGTTTGTGCCCCTATAAAGATGAAGAACCAGATATTTTTAATTCTATACAATTAAAAGAAGATAAATCTTAAATTTTTTCAGGTTTTTCTTCTTCAAAAGTTACATCAACATCTGTATAATTTGGTCTTTCTCCAGGTGCGGGAGTCCTTAAAACTAACGGTGGAACATTTTCTGGATTGCTTGCCCAAGCCTTGAAATTTTGTACATCTGAATTTGATTCTTCAGCATCCAAAGAGTCCTTAGCAAGCAATTGTTTGATATCTGATGATGCACTATCACCTTTAGCTGTTTTTTCTGGAAGCAATCCTAATGCTTTTAATGACGCATGTATTTGTCCATGCGGGTCTTGTGAAGCAACTCGGTCAAAAAATCTTCCAAAAAAAGATTCTAAACGACTTTTACGTTGAACTCTAACAAGCCCATTACATAAAAGAATAAGTTCAATTTCCATTGCTGTTGAAAATTCACCATATTTATCTAATAAATCTTTTTTTAATCTATTAAAATATTCAGAAGCAACATCTTTATCTTCACGTTTAAAATACATTGTATCTGGACGTAAAGCATATTTAGGTTCTTTTCTTAATTTATTTTTTGTTTTTTCTAAATTTTCAAGATTTTTTTGTTTAGTTTTACGACGGTCTTTTCCATCATTATCATTCATCTTGCGAACTTTTTCGTCTAAAAACTCATCTTCGTCTTCAAATAACATTTAAATTTTAACCTTTACCTGTTTTATCTAAATAATTTAAATAATCTAAGGCTGCTTTTACTTCTTCAGGCATATTAACTGGTAAATTAGTATTTGAACCAATAGGTTTGCCTTTTTCTTTTTTATAAACTTCTGGCAAATTAGTAACTGCTGCAAAAGGAGCATCTTCATGAGCTTTTTCAAGTTCTTTTGAAACTTCTTTTTCAACATTCATACCCTGATTATTACGAATGTTTGCCATTGGGATATCTTTGTCATTTGTTGTATCTTTATATGTTTCTGGAAGTGGTTTAACAGGCTTGTAAGGAACTTTTTCCATTCTACCGCCTTTATCTGAATTAAATAATAATGTTTTAGTATCACGCATTTCATATGATTCTAAATCATCTAATAATTCATTAAGTTTATTTGGATGTGAAAAAATTTCTTCTGCTTTAGGGGTAGAAACGTGATGCGTGTCCATATTATCTTTATCAGCCATTATATTTAGACTCCTTTTAAGGGTTTACAAATTTAAAATATGCATTTATACTATGAAAGAAGCAGAATGAACAATAAAATAGGACGCTCCTAAAAGCATCCTATAATATTTTAACTAAATTATACTTGATTATGAACTTGAAAGAAGGTATATTTCTTTTGCTCCACCAATAATAACTTGAACTAGTGTCCAATTAACACCATGTAAATATGTTAATGCTGGTGCAGTATCAATTATAGTAGTCGGCGAAGCAGCAACACTTTTACCACCAATTTCTTTACCATTAGCAAAATCAATCAATTGTTGATAGTCTAATTCTAAATATGTCATTGCTTACCTATATCAATCTTTTAACTTAAGCCTTTGAAACTACAATAAGAGTGCTACCAATTTGGAATGATAAATTGGTAAAGTTAGATAAAACTAATTCTTCTAATGCTGCTAATGCTGAAGCAAAAGTAAATTTAACAGGCGCACCATTATTAGTTGCAGTAATTGAATAACCATCAAAACTGATTGTATCTTTTCCAGATGCAACTGCGGTAATAGCTGTTGATAATAATTGAAGATATTGTAAAACGCTCATTGTAATTCTCCTAAAGGGAAGTGTACAAATATATACTACGCAAAGGAGAATTATTAGTAACTTAGAATATTACGAAGACAATAAAATTTTACTTTTCTCTTGATACTGTAACAAAGAATTACATTTTGCATTGAAAAGTTGATTTCCTAATTGAGTTGTTACATCATAACTAAACTTTTCAATACCAGCCAATGTATCTTCGACATTATTTTTTGATAAAAATGACAAATCTAAAACAAAATTTACTGCAATTGCTTGGGCATCAGTTGTAATATCAGCAATTTGATAAACAAAACTCAATGCATCTTGTTTACCAAAAGAAACATTTAAACCTGCTTGGCGCATAAATGCAAATAATGCAACCGCAACTCTTTCAATAAAAATATCGTTATTATTTGATTCTTCCATATATTCTCCTAAACTATTCTAAATTGAAATCTCAAATAAGGTTTTTTGCTGTTTTCTTTTTGAACATTTTCAATTTCTTTAGCATATTCTTGCTTCTTCTTTATTCTAGTAATATTTGAAGAAAGTTGCTCATAAGTTTTGAAGCCACTAACAATATTTTCACAACTAACACAAATCAATGTCTCGGAATCGAATTGTTTTAAATTTTTACTAGAACATATTGGACATTTTAACTTCATTAATAAGTAAAACCAAAAGATGTGTCAGGTAAAAATGCCAAACAAAATATACCAGATTCTTTTTGTTCCTCTGTGGCATAAGGAACATAGGTTCCATCATCAAGAAAAAATACTACACGACCTGCTTTTTTAAATTCATGTTCGAACTTAGCCATACGTTCCATAGTTTTTTCAAAGGTAAGTTCTTCTTGATTACGATTATTGTCTTCAAAATCCATGATTACACCCTTTACATAGAATCTACCGATGTTGAAAGTAGCAATGATTTATATTCTTCAATCATATCTTCGTTTTCAATAAAATAATATGTAATTTGACTCATCTTTGTTTGACGAGCAAGTTCTTTTAAGAACAATTCTGTATCAGAAGGCACAACATGTCCGTAAACACTAACCATTGTTGCATTATAAGGGCGATGAGCATTATTTGTTAAAACCCAAATCCTACCATCATCTTGTAAAGTAAAAATACCTACAACTTCTGGTTTGGATTTAGGTTCTTTTTGAAACATTGCTATTGTTGCGCTCATTTTAAACTCCTAAGTGTTTACAAACGGTATCCAAAATCTCTTGAGGAGAAAGATTGTCTGTATTCACAAACAAATTTGGTTCTTCTTTTAAAGAATATTTGCTGGAATCATAAAAAGCACGTTCTGGCATTTGAAAAGGAACTTTATTTCCTTTTTCATCAATTGTCCAGCGGTCAGACCTCATAAGTTCGCGATTTTTCCAAGTATCATAACTACAAGCAAGTCTAATAACCTGAGAAGAATACTTAGAACGAAATTCCTCTACCATCTTGCGAAAATCTTCAGACATACCAGTAGAATTAGCAATAACTTTACGACCCGCAGAAAGTTCATTTTCTACGCGCCTACGTAAGGTTGCAAAAGTATCAAAGAATTTACCATCACGACCAATTCCTTTTGATTTTCCTCCTGGTTGACCACTTAATTCAGTACGAATGGCATCAGAAGAAAAAACCTTACAACCAAGTTTTATGGCTAAGGCATCGCAAAGAGTGTCTTTTCCTGAAGAAACATTACCTACAACTACTAAAAGTTCGTTCATATTTTTAGTCCTCTCTTAGTAGTATACTATACTCCGAAAGTATTTTCAAATTCAACCAAAGCCTTTTTAAGTTTTTCAAAATTTGAATCGAAAGATTCTCTTTTATTATCAAAAGAAGGCTTGTTCAAATTGTTTGCTACTTCATCATGACATTCTATCATTTCAGGTGATATAGAAGAAAAAACAATATCTGCTAAATCTCTATCGCCAATTCTTAACATCAAATCTTTAATTGGCGTATAGTTTTCTCTAGTTATTCTTAATCTAACCATAAGAGCAGTTGTCATTTGTTCTGGAGTTAAGAACGTTGCAAATTCATGTTGAGAAAGAAAAACATTTCCATTGGAATCAATAAAATGACGTTCAAATCTTTCGCGGACTTGATTATTTACAAGAGCATAGGCTGTCCAATGTTGGATTAAAAAATAAAATGCTCTTTTTTGTTCGGATTGATAATCATAATTACTAGTCATAGGATAAAGTTGAAATGTTTGATTTTCCAATAAAGTTACTGCATCATGGAAAGCCGTTGCAGTAACTAATTTATCATTTAAATGACCAAAAAATACTTCCTCACATTGCAATCCTAAAAGTTTACCAGCTTGTGCAGCCAAGACTCTATTAACTGCTGAATAAGCATCATCAACGTATCCATTAATCAAAAATGGGACACCATTAATATCTTTCCATAATTTCATAGGAATAGTATTGAAAGATACCGGACTTTTTATGGTTTTATAAACGCTTAAATCGCCTAAATCTAATTGGTCATATGACATAAATGGAAAACGGAAAAGACCAAATTTTTTAACATTAATTTTAGGCGCTTTATAATCAGACTTAGGTTCCGTAGAATTTTGACTAAGTTGTTGCTCATCATTTATAAATACAGATTGTTTTAATTTATTTAATAAATCAATATTAGATTGTCCGTAAGACTTTAAGAATGCTTGCATTTTTGGGTCTATTGGACGATATTCGTTTACAAATTTCAAAAATTCAAGGACTGCATTTTGAGCATTTTTAATATTTTTGCTTTGTTGTATTGCTTGAGTTAATTGTTCTAATCTAGTTTGCAATCTTGGATAAGAAGCGGTATTAGCAGCAATAAGGCCAGCTATAATTGGCATAACTACATTAGCATCTAATTTAGGTTGTACGGTTCCATTAGCCATTTATATTTGCCTCAAATAATTTAAAACTTCATCTTTACAGATTGTTTCATACTCATCCATAATATTTTGAAATATAGATGGTGTAAAATTTTCATCATAAGGTTCAATTTTTAAATTAATTAGTTTATTTAAAACATCTTGATATTTATTAACATTATTTTTATCAAGAAGATTTTGAATTTTTTTGATTCTATCTTCTATCTTATCAAGAACTGACTTTTTAAAATTCTTTGATTTTTTTGACTTAATATTTTTTGGTTCAATTCCGTAATATTCTCTTATTTGTTCCATAAAATCGTGACTTGCGCCACGCTCACTAACATTTACAATGTTTTTGCATAGACGGCACATTTCGATTCTCCATGATTTTAAATTTTTAGATAGGTCTATTTATGTATTCACCTTTATCTAAGCGTTTAATTAATTCATTTTGACATTCGAAATGTACTTCAAGTAAAATATTAGGGATTCTAAGATAATCAGGTAGCCCACCAACATAAGCGCGCGTATCTAATACTTTATAACCTATAAGCCAATTGTTACCATTTTGTCGTACCCACATAAAGTCATCACAAATGCAGCATTTTATTGAACTTCTAGTTTCTTTAATTCGACCATATTCGCCTTCGGTATAACGTGTTGTTTCGGTATCCAAAGTTGATTCAATGAAAGAATTAGAGCGAGTCATAGTAAGATGATTCATGGTGATTACCTTTCAATTTTTTAGGGAGGTAACTTCTTCTATCAAATAAAATATGAAAGTAGAAGTAGATAATAGTTTTATTTCCCGTATCCCATTGGACAATCATTTGGAGCAGGATTATCCATATGTGATACTTCATTTGTTAATTCATATGTACAACCCAATTTGTTAGGAAAAGAATTATATTTACAAGTCGAACAAACAAAGGGAATCCATGTCTCGAATGGTATCAAATCTAGACGCTCAACGTGCGGAATCGAATCTAAAATTTGATTTGCTAATTTTTGTTTAGAAAATATATTACCTTCACTATCAAAAAGTCTCGGTAATATATTTTCTATCATTTTAGTTAATTTTTTTCTCATTCATTCGCTCCATTTTCTGTCGTTAATTAGTATCATAATAAAAGAAGCAAAACAAAAAATAGGAAACATATTATGGAAGATGAAGAAAAATTTGAAGAGAAAAATCTTGACAATCAATTATACAGGATAACACCTTCAAATAAAACAACAATTTTAACAGCATTAAAAATTTATAGCCAACTTCCGCTGAATATAAATAAAGCAAATGTTGAGCAAATTTTAAAAGATTTAGAAACACCAATTCAAATTAATTCAGAGACGAATATTGAAATAAAAAATACTATGCAAAACGAAACTTTAAAAAATAAATTACAAGTCTTGAAAAGAGCTATGACCGAAACAAAAGAAAAAACAACAAACCCTGAAAATAAAAAACTAATTGAACGCCTAATAGATATGATTCCTGAAGTTGTATAATCTATAGAGAATCATTCCTATTTAACCTTGATGAAAGACTATGAATACACGAACTCATTTGCTAGATAAATTGCAATCAGATTTGCGATTTAAAAATTTTTTCGAAGAACAAGCCAGCAATACAGATTATGAATTGACATTAACTATTCTTGAGTTATTTGAACCATATATGACTATATTGAAAGACCAAATAACAAAAGAAGGTTATGAATTAGCAGTTCATGCGTTTGTTTCTAAACCAAAATTATTGTCCTTAGACCTACAAAAAATGGATGAAGATATTATTCTTTTTGATTTTTGTTGGGAGCCTTTAAACAAAAGAAAAGAATTTATACCTCATGAATTTAATCCAAAATCACTTTCTAAAAAAATTATAGATTCATGTTTGGCCGAATTTAGTAGAGACATTGGCATTACTGCGGAGCTTTTTACAGATGCAAGATTTTAGTTCTAAGATTGAAATTGCAACTAAAGAAATTCTAAAACCCGCAATTCATAAATTTATAACTAAAATCCAAAATGATGTTGATAAAATAACAGTAGAAATTTCTGAATTTCTAAAACCTTATTTTTACATGAATATTCCAGAATCAGCAATATGTGGTTTAGTACATCCTGTTCTAGAAATTCAATCTAAAGATATTGCGCCAGATTATCAAATTCAAGCAATGCCTGAATGGTATGCCTATTATTTTCACAAAGATGGAACAACATCAGATATTATGGGTAATGACCTTGATAATTACTATAATCTTTTAGTAAAAGTTAATAAAGAATTTACTGATAAAAACAATATATTAATAAATCTTTATGCTGTGCGTTCAAGTATTCATAAAAAATTGATTTTTTCTTATATTGATAAAAATAAAATGGCAGATAAGTTTTCCATTATGGGCCTAAAAGTTTTTGGTCAAAATCCATTAACTTTGATAGAATAGAGGACAATTTTGATAGAAAGAAAAAATAGTGGCAAAAGATTCACGGGTCTTGAACAATGGAAATCTGAATTTTTTCAAAAGAATTATGTTAAAGTAATTGATATACAATCAATAGATTGTAATACTAAAACCAAACTTTACCGCTTTTATATTTTGGTTAATTATACAAAACGTACTTCTGAAGAAAAAAAATCATCATTAACACTTCTTGAACAAGTTATAGAAATTCGTGATATTGAAGACTCAAGAGACATACGGCGCGCAAGGAGAGCATTTGAATATCGTGCCAATGCCGCCATTAATAAAACAAAAGCAAAGAATCCAAATTTTCAAAAAATGTTTGCGGAAATACCGCTTACAAAACTAGACTGGGGTCATTTTTACCCAGATGGTTTTAACTAAATAATAATAAGGAAAAGCACAATGAAACCTAAAAGATTAAGCGATGAATCTGAGATTACCGCAAATCAAAAGTTGTCAAATGCTATTGAATTATTAACAGATGTTGCGAATGAAGTTAAAGATAACAGAATAGCAAATTATGCACGTTCTGCATCCTTAACAACAACCTCTTTAGATTCACAAGCACTTAATTATGCAGCAACAAGCGTTGCTCAACCAGCAACTTTTGGAACAAACAACAACTCACACTATGTTGGTGATGTTGTATTACCATCTTCACCTTTACCATTTCCTCAACAAAAAGACCTTGCTCTTCAAAATTTTCAATGGGGTTCAACACATACTTTACCTCAATTTTTTGAAGCATATGACCTTGGTAAATATCCAGTTGTTGATATTTCAGAAACAAATATTAAAACTATGGGCTGGGAAGATGGCAAAACTATTTATAAAGAATCTAAAGGGTATTTAGTAAATATTTTTGTTCCGGGAGTTAATAAAGAATTAATTGAAATTGAACTTGAAGAGGGTGGATATGCAGGGGTGGCATTTTTTCCTCCTAAAATGCAAATTCGTGTTCGTAAAAATTCAACAGATGAAAAAGTTTATATTTTAAAAGAATCAAAAACATCATTCGCACATCGAATTGTTAGTTTACCTGCCGATGCAGATATTACTACAATTACATCTGGAAAAATGTCGGATGGAGTTTTAAGTTTTACAATTCTCAAAGATGAAAAACCTGAACAACCTGTTATTCAAAAGAAAAAAGTTCAAATAAAATAAAAAAGAGGGCGGAAAAATGCCGCCTTCTTTCTATTTTTCAAATTTACGTTGTTTTGAACCACCAACACTCTCCTCGTTAATGGCTCGCTCAAAAAATCCTACAGGCAATCGAATTTCAGGATTTGAAAAAACCCACATGTGATATTGATTTGCGGTATCAACCTTACGCGATTCAGCAGGGTAAATTTCAAATCCTTCATTTTCTTCGCCAACAAGAGCATTCTTAATATCTTGCATTATCCGCCAGTCACGAATTGGTTCTTTATCTGTACGTTTAATAGAGAGCCAAATAACTTCAGGAAAGGTGGAACCTTCTGGTTGTTCTGCTATACGAACATTTACTTGATATTCTTTATTTTCATCTAAATAAACTTTATCATTTTTAATGATTTCCTCATCCATAAGAGTTACTGCTTTTAGAGCATCATCAAATGATATAGGATTTTTAGATGTTTTTACTACAACCTTAGCACGTTCTATTCTTTGTTCTATAGAAGATGGATATAAGAATGCTTTAGAAAATTTCATTTTACTCTTCTTCTTTTGAGAATCATTTTTTATCTATTGACTAGTCTGATATACTATACCACATGAAGTCCGAATATGTCTACCTCATTGAAAATTCAGCCACTAAATCCTTAAAAATTGGCTATTCAAACAATCCTACAAAAAGATTTAAAGCACTACAAACAGGAAGTTCTACTCCCTTGAGATTGGTTGCCACCATAAAAGGCGATAGACATAAAGAAACTGAATTACATCACCAATTCAAACATCTTCGACTTGGCGGTGAGTGGTTTCGTTATGACAAACGTATTATTAAGGCTTTTCAAAAAAGAATTCCATTATGGAAATATGTTTTTCTGTGGATAGTAATTCCTCCTATAATTGTATTATCCATAATTGCTATGGGTAGAACAGTTATAGCCAATTAATGAAAGAAGACGAAGACTTTTATTTTTGTGATTATTGCTTAGAACCAACAATTCATTCTCATGAAATTATTTTCAATGAGAAAAAAGATTTTATTGATGTTGTTTGTTGTTCTTGCTTTGATAGTTATAAAAATTTAAATATAATTCCCGTTGAACAACGAATAGAATTTTATTTCCGTTAATTTAATTTATAATAATAGGAGTTATGCAAAATGATTCTTATTTTTATTATGACCCGCTTTTTTGTTCAAGATGCCATAAAGTTATTCGGGAAATTAACGAAATTCACTTCAATAATCAAATGAAACCTTGCAAAGCTTCAAAACTTGCTAAAGGTGCTTTTGTATATTTAATTCATGATGAAGATAAAAACTTATTAAAAATTGGTTTTACGGAAAATCCTACAAGAAGATTTAAAGAAATAAAAAATGCCAATAATAATAAAACTAAAATTATTGGTTATATCATAGGAACTAAAACAAATGAAGCCAATCTCCATCGTAAATGGAAACGGCTTCATGCAAAATTAGAATGGTTTAATTATGACGAAGAAATAATTGATTATTTCTTAAATCATCCTAGTTTTAAAAATTTAAATTAATTTTTCTTTTTCTTTGAATTAGAAAAACTTGTTAATGTAGGTGTTGTTGTAATTACTCTCGGAGGCTTAATAAATGGAGCCGCTACAGATACAGATAAAATTTTAATGTATTCTGGTACATGAAAGAAATATTCACCAGTTGGCGGATTTATTGCAGCACTTGGCGCAGGTGTAAAAGAAACAACATAATCAGTATTCGTTTCTAAAACATTAGTGATGATAGAGCCATCAATTACCGTTTTTGTGTCTAGAACTTCAGAACTATCAACACGTTTAATATAAGCTAAAGAACCATTTGGAACAGGATTACGAGCAATTGAATAATTAACAAAATTCAAAGTATAAAACATTTTAATCTTCTTTTTTAATTCGCCGAATTCTTTTGGGTTTAGTTTTGTCAGGAATTCCAGCAATTAATACACCGGGAACATCAATTTGTTCAAAATCAACATATTCTTCAACTTCTGCCCATATTTCTTCTTCTGATAATAAAAAATTTTTTGAACTACTACTAGTTTCTATATCTTCTATAATCGAAGTATTAATATCAGCCGATTCTTGTTGAAGTGCTATTCCATCTAAATATCTATCCATATATTTATAATATACAATTTTTTGACAAAGATAACGCAAATTTACCAAACCGCCACCGCGCAAATTAATTGTTTATATCTGTAAAAGAGACATAAAATGACTAGTAAAAAAATTAAATTTGTTGAAGATAGTTCTTTATTTCCTCCAGGTTTCTTTTTATTAAAGAAGTTTATAAACGAAGAAAAGTGTAAAGAAATCGTAGAAATCATTGATACACAGATAACAAAGGTTACACCATTCGACATATATAGTATGTATAATGGTAAGACGTTTAATTGTTTTATGACAAATTGTGGAGAATATGGATGGATAAGTGATGGTGCCAATGGTTATAGTTACAGAAAAGAAAATCTAAAAGGTATAAAATGGCTACCAATGCCTGAATTATTTAAAAGAATATCTTTAGATGCTTTAAAAGAAACAATAAAAATTATACCCGAAGGTTATGAACCTCAATCTTGTTTAATTAATTTGTATCCACCAGGAAATAGTGGGAAATTAGGTTCTCACGTTGATAATACAGAATTTTGTTCTATGCCAATTATTTCTTTTTCTATTGGTGCTTCTGCGGTATTTAAAGTAGAAAATATTGGAAATATATTGTTAGAAGAAGGGGATGTATGTATAATGAGTGGAGAATCAAGATTTGTACGACATTCAATAACAAAGATATTAGATTTTAAAAAACCAAGAATAGCATTAACAATACGTCAAGTATATAATGGAGTACCCGTTTCATATAGACATATGAAATAAGGATATATAAAAAAATGAATGATGAAGATTATGACTATGAAAAAAATAGGAAATTAGAACCTGAAGTAGTAACTAGAGAGTTATTAACTCGTTTAGGGCAAGTATTTTCCAAAGGTAATCATATAGAAAATTCTCTAAATCAATTGTCTGCTTCGGATTTAGCAAGATTGAATTGGGATAATGAGTTTGCATGTCTATTAAAGACATTTTTTAATGCAAGGGATGCTGTTTATTTATGGCCTAAAAAGAAATTTATTGAACTTGGTGGAAAGCCAGAAGAATATGGTATTGCTTTACATGGTGAAGAGAGTTGGAATAAATTAAAAGATTTTTTTAAAGATGAGATACAAAGACAGCATGACCGCCAAGAAGATTGATAATAATTTATTTATTTTATATCGAAAAAGTTTAACTGATAAAGAAGAACTAGAAGTTATTAAAAAATATTTTCCTGATAAAAATTCAGATTGTATGGTAGGTATTCAAAATAAGGTTGTTTTGGGGCGTTATTCTTGTGTACCATTTTATTCAGAAGTCCAACAAGGTCTTGCTGTTCAAAATTCTAGATTAATAAATTCTTTATCTGAGCATTTATATATAGCCAACTTTGATTATTATTGGGATATAGAAAATTATACTCCTAAAACTTGGTTTTCTTTAGTTGGTTTGCAAGATTCAGATGGTCCATTTATTGTTAAAGGACAAACAAATTCTAAGAAACATCAATGGAATACAATGATGTTTGCTCCAACAAAAGCAGATGCTATTCGTATTTCTATTGATTTAAAAAATGATTATTATTTAGGTTCTCAAGATATAATTATTAGAAAATATGAACCTTTAATTAAGTTAGGTGATTCCATAAATGGTTTATCTTTTACTAATGAATGGAGATTCTTTTTTTATAAAGAAGAACTATTAAGTTATGGCTTCTATTGGTCAGAATGTGATATAAAAGGTAGTATAGATGAGGCTGGAATAGATTTTGCTAAAAAAATATCAAAGATAGTAAGCAAAAGAACCAGTTTTTACACAATAGATATTGGTCAAAAAGAAAATGGTGAATGGACTGTTATTGAATTAAATGATGGTCAAATGGCTGGATTTTCTGATAATGACCCACACAAATTATATTCTGGACTTTCGAAATTAAAAATATAATGCATAAAACCTGCATTTTATGTAAACGTTCTGGGCCAACACCTGATAAATTAGATTATCTTTGTTCCAAGGGTCGTTGCAGTAGCCTTAAACCACCGCCTGATGGCAGAGAGCCTATGATAAAAGCAGTAAGCACATATGAGTGTGAATGCGGTTATGATTGCTGTTATCCATCTTATTGTAGCAATTGTGGTGCCCATTGCTTTCCTAGTCATTATAAATATTTAGAAGAACAACAAGGAAATCATAATAATAATGATTATTAAACTTGAAAAAAGACACTATATATACATAGTTGCAAGCATAATTGGTATATTAGTTTGCTTATTAAGTGGATATATGATTGCAATTGGTAATGCCATTGGAATTTTTACATTTTTATTAGGAATGGTAACTTTAGGAGTTGGCCGTTCATACCTTCAAGGATTACCTAATTCTAGAGGACAAGTTGAAGATGACTAAGGTTGAAAAAGATAAACTTTTTTCATTAATGAATTCTTCTATTAAAGCCAAAATTCGTCAAGAAAAAGCGAACTTAGAAAAAAACAAGTTAGATAAAGCCTTACAAAAAGCATGTAAGCACCCGTATATTGGTTCGCAATGGAGGCCAAGTCTTTCATCTGGTTATGATTGTAATGGTGGAAGTAACTATAACCCTGGGCATTTAATTTGTTTAGTATGTGGCCTTCAACATTTTAATGAATATGATGCAGGCCCTTTATATAATCTTCACTATAAAAATGAAGTTATAAGAGACAAAGATATAAATAATCTTTGGAAAATAGTGGGTTCTAAATTAATTAAAAGCATGATTCTTCAAGATATACCGGCAACAGAAGTAAAATATTTATTAGGAAAATGATATGGCAGAATTTAAAGTAATAGCAGATAAAATAAGATTATTTCCACACCCAGGAGCAGATAAATTACTTCTTGGTAAGGTTGGTCCATTTCAAGTAGTTGTTGGTAAAGACAATGATTACAAAGAGGGAGACATTGTAATTTTTGCTCCTGAACGTAGTATTCTTCCTGATGAAATTAAAGGAGACTATTGTAATACAGAAACTGGTGTTTCTTATTTGAGCGGTCCTGATTCTAACCGTGTTAAACGTGTACGCTTACGTGGAGAATACTCTGATGGTGTCACGCTTAATAGAGATTGGGTTGTAGAAAAACTTGGTCTTCCTGTACTTGAAGATATTGCTTTAAATTATGATTATTCAGAAGCATTAGGAATAAAAAAATACGAACCACCTATTCCATTTAATATGAGTGGACAACTTGAACGTATTGAAGATGTTTCTTTTGCGGTCAATCATGATGTTGAACAATTTCGTCTTTATGTTGATGAATTCATTGATGGTGAACCTGTAATTGCAACCGAAAAAATTCACGGTTCTCAAGTAAACATTCAACGTACAAGTAAAGGACGTTGGTATGTTACTTCCAAAGGTATTGGTAAAAATGGTCTTGCTATTCAAGAATCAGAAGGCAATCTTTATTGGCAAGCATTAAATAATTCTGGTTTGAGAGAATTACTTGATGAATCACTAGGAACAGATGAAAAGAACCAAGAATATCAATTCTTTGGTGAAGTTTTTCCATGTCAAAAAGGTTATAATTACGGACAAGATAAGGCTACACTAAGATTATTTAGATTGAGAATTGACGGAAGAGAAATCCCTTTTTATGAAGTAAAGACAACTTCTAAAATATTAAACGATGAAAATGCTTCTTTCCATGAAACATCAAACATATTTGGTAAATTTTGGGAGAAAATAATTGAACTTTGGGTTCCAGTCATTTATATGGGTCCATTTAATGTAGAAAAATTAGTTGAAGCATCAAAAGGTTTAGAACAAGTTTCTGGTAAACAATTACACATACGCGAAGGCGTTGTTGTCTCGCCACAAGATACTCGTAGAAGTAAAGAAGGATTTCCTTTACTTTTAAAAATAATTAATCCTAAATACAAAGATACTGATGAAAGTTTCTCATAAAAATGACAGATGAAGAATTACGTAAAAAATTAAAAGATACATTTGAATCACTTTTAAATCAAACCGAAAATAATTTATTTTATGCAAAATTATCTTTAAATAAAAGTGATATTACTGAAGAAAAAAAGAAAGAATTAAAAAATATTATTGCGATTAATAATATTCAATTAATTTGCACTAAATCATATCTTACTGAAATTGAAAATTTTGACCGTGAAGTAATGGAAGTTCTTGTTGAATCTTTAGAACATTTTACTCCTCTACTTAAAGAAGCTTCTAATGAAATTCTTAATAAGACTCAAGAACTTTACAATAAAGAACTAAATTCATGACAAAAAAACAAAAATTAGATTCTTGTCCTTCCTGTCATCATCCTTGGGCTTGGCGTTCATTTGGATGGGGCGGTTCTAGAACTGGATGCTCTGAAGAAACTAGTTCTGGACCTTGTAATTCTGATTATTCATATTGTGAATGCAAACATGAATTTCATTGGATAACTAGATGTACCTTTGTAAATAAAAACATTAACAAACAAAATTATATTTATAGAGGTCGCGATTATGACCAAAATGGTAGATGTACTATTGAATCATATCTTATGACTCCAAACATGGAATGTGAAAAACATATATCTCCTCTTGACAAAGCACAAATAGATTTACTAATGGCAAATAAAAAAACAAAAGTCGAAGCTATTAGAAATAAAAAAGAATTAGATTTTAAAATAAAAGAAGCTAAAAATTTACTTAAAGAAAACGGCTACAAAATAGTAAAAACATGAAATATAAGTGGGAACAAAAACAAAAAACAACAACTTGGGCAGAACTTCGAATAAATAACGATGAAGTTCGAGTTTGTGATTTTAATATGACGGATGCTAAACCCGAAAAATGTAAAAATGGTATACATAGTGGTGTTTATCATTCAGACAGAATTTACTATGATGATGGCGGGTCTTGCTCATATATCAGAGTTTGTAGTAGGTGTCATGCAGAAGTCAAATCAGATATTTTGGATTTATTATATTAAATGAAAAAATTTCTTCAAAAAATATTCTGCAATTTTCAATTTCATTGGTGGATGACAAATGAATATTTTTTAAACCAAAAGTTTAAAACCGTAACAGCATATTGTTACTCAATAAAAAGAACTTGTAGAATTTGTGATATCAAAGGAGAGTTAATAATATATGACTGCTAATAATAATAAAACAGTTTGGGTTGTTGAATATCGAGAAATAGATGCAGTAGATAATTGTGTTGCACATATTGCTTCAACAAAATCTAAAGCTATTAAATTTATATTAGATAATCCCAATTTTAGCACAATAGAAACTAAATGGTATTGGTGGTTAGCAGAATATAATGTTGATTCTAATGATACCGTTTTTCCTTTTGATTTTAGCACGTATGTTTCACGTAATGGCTTTGAATCAAAAGAATTATGGCAAGTTTTAAATAATAATACACCCAAGAAAGTAAAAAATGAAGAATAAAGAAGATTTTAATTATGTAATTGCTCGTCAATGGGAATCTGGAGCTTTAAATTGTTATGCTTATCATACTCAAGTTAAATTTGGTAATCAAGAAGATGCTGAATATTTCTTGAATTATGTTAAAGAACAAGAGCCAAATTATGAATGGAGAATTATTAAACTTAAATGGGATGAATAATGTCAAAATTAAATACAATCAAAGTTAGTTTTGTTGACATAATGCCCGAAAAATTAGAAAATGGCATCGTTTATATTTCTGAAAAATTTGCTTTGGCAATTCATAAATGTTGTTGTGGAGAATGTGGCTGGGAAACGGTAATGCCTTTTAATTTACCAAATTGTGATAGCCAAGCAAAAAATCCACATGCATGGGAAATAATATTGAAAAAAACAGAAGGCGCAGAAGATATTGTATCTTTCACGCCTTCAATTGGTAATTTTCAATATCCGTGTAAATCACATTACTACATTACAGATAATAATATTATTTGGATTTAAGGAATAGAATTTATAGTTACATAAACAAATAATGAAAAAGGAAATTGCAAACTAACAGGTGTATCTGTTAAAAATTGAAAATCTAAATTAATTGCTGTGGTACTTATCGGTACAATTAAGGTTGAATTTGAAGTATATGGTAAACCAAGATTAGTTAATGGATTAACATAACTTGTTGATTCAGAAGTAAAAACCGGAACAGAACCGCCATTATAAAATTGTGTTTGGAATTGTATAAATTCAACAGAAGATTCAATCGTAACATCACTACAAAAAGCTTGGACTATACATTCTAAATTTTGGTCGGTACAACCTTCTGGTACTGGTGGCGGAACTATTTGTAAAGATGCTTGAGGTGATGAAACTACACTTGCAGTTATTCCTCCGCTTGCAAATCTTTCAGTAATGGAAATACCTCCAGCAAAAAAATAACTATTTGTATTTTGACTACCAAATACAAATACATGACTTCCTAAATATCTAGATACTATATGAGAACTGCCGCTGTTGCTTCCACTATTATTACTACTAGTTTGAGGAGGATTAATTGAAATAACAATAGTATTTCCAATAGCATATCCAGTAGAAAAATAAAAATTACCTGTTGGAGCGCCAGAACCACTAAACGTAATATAATAATTATTTGATATATTTAATGATAATACTGAAGTAGAAATTTCATTGTTATTTACTGTTTTTGTATCTAATAAAGTATTATTTTCGCCATCATAAATTTTAGCAGTTGTACCATTAGGAATAACTGATTGATTAATGTCACTAGACGCAAAATTTACAAAGAGAAGCGTAAAAGTAGACATTTTGTTATTCCTTTAAAAATAAATTTATTAATTATTAAATACACCAAAAGGTGTTACTTTAACAACAACTGAAGGAATACTAATTGAAGTGGCACTTGAATCAGCATAACCAAATTGTACAGGAATACTTGATGGTATACTTGTTCCATTACCAATACAGGTTGAACCAGTAATACTATAAATAACTTTTGAACCACTTGCGTATGTGTAAGTAGATGTTGTTGGTGCAAAAGATATAACCATAGTATCTACCGATGTAACACCATTAATACTGATTGTTGGTGTCGTTGTTGGAACACTTCCTAAAGTTAATTCTATGATTGCAGTTACTTCTACTAAAACATCAGCAATATCATTAAGATTTGGTGCAATAGAGGTGGCATTAGTAACACCAAAAGCACTTGCTCCAGGTAGACTTAATGTTCCATTTCCACTAGTCCATGTAAGTTGACCACCGCCAGCGTTTGTAGAAGATGCACTATCACTTTGGAACCAAGTTCCACCAACGATATTATTTGAACTAATACTAAAATTAGTGCCAAAATCAGCTAACAATCCTCTGGCATAATAACCATTAGATTGAAGTGCAGTTTGAGAAATATAATCAAATCCAGTTAAACTATTTCCAAATGTAACATAACTTCCACCAGGAATAGTAGAAGCATTACTAAAGGTTGGAGTTACAGTTAATTCTGTAGAACTTGGAACAGCAGTAACAAGTACAATGGCATAAGCAGAAGTTGAAGAATATACAACCAATGCAGAACCAGGTAAAAATTGTGAACTGTCAGTAACCATTAATGTTCCAGATACACCTAAACCAAAATTATCATCTTCAGCAGAAGGATTAATAGTTCCAGAAGTAAATGCAGGAAATACGGGACTATATGCAGCCGTTGTTTTTACAGGAAGACTAGCAATTGCAGTTGATGTTGTTGCATTATACAAAGATGGAGGAAGAACAGAAACACTCAAATTATTCGCATTGTTTGCATAATAAAGGGTGCTAGTATTGAAAAAATATGTTCCACTAGGCGCACCAGAACCACTAAATTTTACAGAATATTCAGCAGGGCCAGCAGTAAGAACAACAGCAGTTGTTGGTGCTACCCCATTTTGAACGGTTTGAGTATCAACTAATTGATTTGAACCATTATAAATCATACAAGTAGAACCATCTGGTACAACTGGTGTCTCGCTAGATGTAGCATAATTTATAAAATTTAATACGGTTGGTAAAACTGCCATTTTATATTCCTCTTTTAAAAAAGATATTCTACATAAAATTATGCAATATTCATAAAATTTTAACTTATAAATAGACAATTTTCTTACTTTACTATATAATCCATTTACTATGAAAATATTCGCTATACAAAATCCAAAGAAAAAAATCATAAATAAATGGCATATTTTTTCACATCTTGAAGATAATATTTTATATAGACCAAACTCAACGGTTTATTATGCTTCGTGCGGTTCGAGTTATGAATATAATCCTAAACATGAAGATTCTATCTATACAAAATTTAAAATAAAACCGATTATACAAGAATATACCAAAGATGATGAAAAACTTCTTTGTCCATCCTGTGTAATGCAAGCATGGAAAAGTGGTATAATTATGGTAGTACCCGTACCAGAAAAAGATGAATTTTACAATGAAGACGACTATTGATATTTCATGTCCAAATACGCATGGCTCTCAAGAAGATTGGAATGGATTTAAATGAAATATAAAAAACCAAAAGTTAAACCATATAAAGATGCAAAAGAACCTGAAAGGATTATTCTTTCTAGAAAATCAAAATTAATTTTGCATAATTTAAATCAAGATGTGCATGAATATTTAAAAGAAAATCCTGTGCCCGAAATAGAAGTGGAATAATAATAATGAAACGTAATTTATTTTTAAAATCAACAGCCGCTACAGCAGGACTAGTAGCAATATCTCCTATAACTGCTTTAGCAAATAATAATAAACCCTCAAAATTATTTGAAGGTATGTATAGAACAGAATATCAAGACCCTAATTCTTCTTATAAAGAATATTTAAAATATGATGTTTATTTTAATGATGAAAAATTAGACCTTTTATCTATCGTAAATGATAAAAGTAATATATATTTTTTAATTTCTGATGGAGAAAATGGGCACAAATTTTTGGAAACCGCAATAGATAATCATGTTAATGTTTCTTTAGATATGGATTTTATTAAAAATAAAAAACTTAAAAATATTAAATGTTATTTATCAAAATTTATAGACCATACTAACAAGACATATCATCCTTATTGGTTTTCAAATCAATATCCTTCTATGAAACTTCCTCTTAAAGGAATAAGCAATGATGGTGTTATCTTTGCAGAATATGTTGATATTTTTACCCCAATACCTAAAGGATATATACCAGATTAATAATAATTTCTTAAAAGATTATGAAAAATTTTAAATATTTAAATCAATTTTGTAAATTGACTGTCTCATCTTTATTTAAACAAAACAAAAAATATTCTGAATTATTTAAAGATTTGTTTGAAATAATACCTTGGGAAACCAAACATGTTTTTGGTAATAGTGAAAGACTAGCCTGGCATTTTTATTTTAATGATGAAGTTGTAAACGTTCTACCATTTACAAAATCAAATAGCTTTTGTTTTACAATGACAGATGGAGAAGGTGGCCATAAATTTTTAAAAACAGCAATTACAAATAATATAGTTGTAAAAACTGATATCACCTGGAAAATGAAAACAACACCTTATAAATTTACTACTGAAACTTATACAATGGGACAACTATTTGACCATAAAAATAAAACATATCAACCACATTGGATTTCAGAAAAAATTTTATCTATTGGTACAATTGTTTATCCAGGTTATGAATTTGCTAAAATGACAAACTCTATTCCAGAAAATTATAAACCAGTTGATTGGAAGACAAATACCTTCGTTATCTAATTTTTACTATCAGATGAATAAAAATAAAAATTATTCTTCAACCAACTATCCATTTCAATAGCCTTATCAGATGCACCATCATAATCAATCTTCCGAAATAAATCACGTAAAGATAAGCCATAACGATATAACCAAGGGTCATGAGGATATTTAATAGCCCAATCCATAAATGAATCCTCTACCCAAATAGCCTTATTAAAAAGATAATGTCCATCATTAGGATAACCATAATCAGCACGAATATTTAAATCCTTTAACTCATTCCTAATCCCTAATATGGACTTCTTCATATGACCAAAATATGCATCCGCAGCAGCCATATCAGATAAATGAGAATTGTTAGTAGTAGTTGTTTCTTGGGCTAAAACCTTATTGCTTGTCAAAAATTCTAAACAGAAAAATATAGCAATAAGTGTAGTAATAAAAATAACAACGACTTTTTTTGTTCTTTTCAAAATTTCCCTTCCCTTTCTACGGGCAATATAATAAATACCATAAACATTGACTATTGTCAATAGAAGAATAATAATAAGAAGAAGAAGAAGAAGAAATATCAATATGCCCTACATACATCAAACAAAACGTCATAATCATCATGAAATAGGAAAAATCTATAAAGTAGAATTTAACCCGGATATTACAAAAGAAGAAGAAGAAGAAGAAGAAATATCAATATGCCCTACATACATCAAACAAAACGTCATAATCATCATGAAATAGGAAAAATCTATAAAGTAGAATTTAACCCGGATATTACAAAAGAAGAAGAGAAAAAACAAAAATTACTCATAGATGAATATTATTACTATGACCAAGAACAAGGTAAAGTCTTAATAGATGAAGAGTCCTTCTATAAGAAGAAAAAGGTGGTAGAACAAGAACCATCATCATCACTATTATCCTTTGAAGAAAAATTCCATCAATTTAAAACCAAAAATAATACACATAACAAAAAATGACATTAAAAACAGAAGATTTAATAATAGACCAAACCTCTCTTGTCCATGTAGACCCACATAATAGAACCCCTAAATCTATTGTATTTGTAGTTAAAGAAATCTTTAAATCTCAAGATGATGAAAAAGTTTATGTCAATGGTAATTTTGTAGGATGGGTACTCTTGTCTTCATGTTATGATATCTATGATTTATGTGAAGTAGAAATTACAAAAGGTATTAAAAAAGCCGTTTCTAAAAAAATTTCATAAGAGAAAAAAAGACCGGGGTATTTTTAGAAAATCCTATTCGGCGATGCCGGAATTGAAAAAGCCTATACCCGATTTTTGAAAAATTTGCATATAGAGAAAATAGGCTTGGCTCTTTACGGCATAGGGCATAGCATCAGGATTTACCCCCCCTCCTCTTTACAAAAATTTTACAGAGAAATGTCAAGTCTTTTTTGTAAAGAAATCTATGTATTATACACAATAAAAGAGGGAGGACCTTTCGGCCCTCCCCTTTGTGCTTTTACTTATCGAATCCTGGCACGACCCATTCAATGTGGGCCGTGCGCGCTTGCTTTGATTCGTTGGGGGTCACGACGGCGTAGAGGGTGCCCGAATGGTCCGGCTGGTCGGAGACATAGATGCGACCCCCGTAGCGGGCACGAAGGGCGTTCGGCCCGTCGCTACGTGCGCCGCGCGTCACGGCATTGGGTTGATAGCGAATGAAGAGGGTTTCCTCCGAAGCCTGGGCCAAGCGCGCAGCCTGTTTGGCAGCATATTCGATGGCCTCGGTAAGGGCCTCCCCGTTGACGTCATCCTCCGTGACCAGGACCGGCATTTGGAGGAACCGTTGCTTTTGGGCCGGTTCACCGCAGGGGAGGATACCCTGGGCTTGAACCTCGGGGGATTCTTTAACTTCCGCTTCTTCCTTCTCGGTCATCGGACGGCGCAGGGCCGCGACGGCGATATATCCCGCCACGGGGTCCCGGTCATACGCCTCGCGCATAAGTTTAACCATCCCGACCGAGGAAACGACCTCCTCAAAGGACCGGCGTAACTTCGCGCCACGGCCGGTCCGGTTCAGGGTGGCCTCATATGCTGCCCGCAGGGCGATGGTCATGTTCGTGACGCGAACGCCAAGCGCGACCTGTGCAGGGGTGGGGGCGGTGGTGACTTTTTGCATCGTTTCCATGTTCTAATTATATCGAATTAGAAGGGTTATGTCAAACCGCTTGCGCGATATTGACGTAAGCGAAAGCAATCATTTTGCCTCGCGAATTGTTGAGGGTCACTTGGAGGCACCCTTCGCCCCAGGGGGTAAAGGTGCAATAGTAGCCGCGCTTGATGGTGAAGTTCTTAAACGGTTCCATGTCCTGATTATACAGAACAGAAGGGGTTATGTCAAATACATTAAAAAGGGAATACCTCGCATTCTCACTTCCTTCGCCCTACGGCGGGAAGGGGACCAACCTTCCCGCTTATTATAGAGTTAAAGGGTCGTTTTGTCAAATGGCCCCGCAGGGGTAATGGGTTGTCCTGGTCATCGGCGCGCACCCATAGGCGACCAGAACACCAGAGAAGGCCCGTTCTGAATCCGTTAGGCCATCCAAACCGATTTGGTGGGGTTTGCGGCGTCCTTTGTGTTGGCCCTCTTTGTAGGCCCGTTTTTGGGCCTTCTTGTCGATACGTTGGGCCGCAAGGTCCGCTTCCAATTCTGCAAGGTGGGCCGCTTCCTCCTGGTCCTCTTCGACGGGAGCGGTTTGGGGAGCGGGTTTGACGGCGGACGCAATTTGACGAGAATACTTCGCCAATTTTCGGGCAACGAAGCGCGCTTGCTTCGGGGTTAAGGTTTGATACTTTTCGGAACCTTCCGCAATATCGGAGAGAATTTGCGCGTCGGTGCCATTGAACCCGGTTCCGTTATTATAGGCTGTCGCTTGGGCCATTTGTTCATCGGCCGTTTGGTTCGCATAAACGACTCGGAGCGCGCGGTACGTTACCTTCCGTTGAAACGGGTTGATAAGGGTCGGTTCCGTTTGTGCAACTTCTTGCAGGAAGGATTTAATACCTTCTTGTGTTTTGAGGTCATGCACGGTCGTCGTCGTGTTATTCATAACCTAATTATACATATTAGGTGGAGTTATTGCAAATGAGGTTCCCCCAAAGTGACCAACCTCGGGAGAACCTCTTTGCGCCTAATCAATACACTTGAAGAGAGGTTTTGCTTTTCTTTCGTTTTTTCTTTCGTTAGTGTCTAACCTTGTCGGATTCGGCGCGCAGTTCGCCTATCTCATACATTCAAGGTTTAAGACTCTAGGTGATTCGCTTTCTCCTTTCTTTTGGAGGAGACTCGACAAGGGCCAAGGTTACTCAGGGGAGGTGAACGTATCCCGCTAGTTCCTTGTCTCTTTCAAACCCTTGTCGATATACGTCGTAGGTGTATTCCTACGTTCCGCTTTCTCCTACCCTTTAAGTTTAATGCTTTTCGGGAGTTATGTCAAATGTCGAAGCGTAATACTTCTTTCCGACCGTATACGTTTCATAGGCGAGGCCATCGAAGTAATCGGCCAAGGAACAGAATCCTAGCCCGAAGTCTACAAGTAGCCAAAGGTCCGACTCCATGAAGTAAAGGCCCATACATTCGCAAATATCGCGCACGTACACTTCTCCGGTGAAGAGGAGACGGAGCGCATTGTTGATGAGAAGGAAGGTGATAACTTTGAAGAGGTCGCAGTAAAGTTTCATCTTCGTTAGCATACACCTTTCAATTTATTATGTCAAATGCCTTTTAGTCGGCAACCTTTACGCGAGCGTTGCGACGATGGTTCTTGTATTTGCCTTTCCCGCGCTTCTTATTGTAGGGGGAGTGCCAATCTTCGTGATACATCGTTCCGCGCTTGGTTTTGCGCGAGACTTCCAATTCGTAACGGAGGTTTGCTTCTCGAACATCCATGCGTTAAGTATAAACCTTCTTTTTAGTTAATGCAAACCAAGAGGAGGGGGTTCTATTTATTATAGTGCAAGAAAAGAGAAAGGACCCCTACCCTCGGGGGTCCGCTATTTCTCCCTTTTGGATGAGGTAGTCCGTCATTAGGTCCCCCGTAGACTTGAAGGGCGGAACATATGTCCGGTATGCTTCTCGACCCTCTTCCATCCAAGCGTCATAGCCATCTTGGTCGAGGATTGCATCGCATCGCATACAGGAGAGGAAACGGCCCTCATCGGTGGCATCATCACGCTTAATCGGTTTCTTCGGGTTGCCATACTCGAACTTTTCCATCGCGCAATCGACGCAGAGGCGTCTCTCGGATTGGTCGCTGTTGACTCGGTAGCCAACGATATCGTTTTCCATGTCCTAACTATACACCTAACTTTTGGTTATTGCAAGTTACCAATCGAATTTAGTGCAAACGGGGCCGCATTTTTCGCGACATTCTCCAGAAGCATAGTGGTGGCGAATATGTTCCGACCGTTTCGCTTCTCGTTGGGCCTCGCGTTGACGACGAACCTTCTCTGCTTGCGGGTCATAGGTCCGACCGAATCGGTTCACCGGGAGGGCACCGTTGGCGAGTTCATCACACCGGAGGCATCCTTCAACCTTCTTACCGAAGTTCGGGCCGTGATTGTGTTGCGTTCCCATAACCCTATATTACATTTAATTAGGAGTTATGTCAAGGGATTTAGAAGTGCGAGAAGCCTTCTCAATTCCTTGATTTGTTCTTCTTTTGCTTCGATAGCCTTTTCCAGGGCCTTCTCGAACGCTAGGATGGCCTCTTCTCCATCGGTGTAGAAGTCTTTGCGCGCGACGGAGTAGACTGTTCCGCAGGCAATTCTCCGACCATTATCGCGAACCTGTGAAACAGTAACTTCCCGAAGGTAAGGAATACCTTCGTGGTTACTGTCGATAATGAAACCTTCGGTTCCTTTGCGAATATCTTCCATCCTTTATATTTTAATTTAATCCCACAGTTATGTCAAGGAATAAGCCTATGATAAGTAGAAAGCAAAGAATGGAATAGAGGAGGGCTTGAAAAGCGCCCTCCTCTTTTTGGTTAATCACCTTCGGTTCCCGTTGCTTGCAGAAACCGTTCCCGGTTGAAACGGGGGTTCGTTATCGCCAACGAATCGGCGAAGGCAAGGGCCGCAGAACGTCGAGCGGAACGGAGACTTGCCGAATGGGAAGGCATCCCTTTGATGGTGTCGGCAATCAGTTGAAAGTCTTTCTTCGTCATGTGCTTACTATAAACCTATAACGAAGTTTTGTCAAAGACTTACTTTCTCCGCTTGTTGTGATTTCCCCATCCCACAGTTTTCCAAGAATGAGGGAAAATTTCTTCAATGAACATAGCGACCTTAACAGGTATACCATACGAACGGTAGAGAGACTCCACTATGAGGGTTTGAAAGGTATCATGCCTTCCCCCTTCTCTTCCGTGATATACGTGGTCGATATAGTGCCCTAATTCGTGCAAGAGGGCCGCAGTATGTTCTGTCGTGGAACCATTTTTGCGGAAGTGTAGATAAATGATTTTGCTACGGGAAAAGTACCTTCCCGTATCTTTGTGGGCATCACGAAGCGAAGCAACTATGACCCGAGGAGCGGGTATGCCATAATCTTTACAGACTATGTTTGCATATTCTTGTGCCCATGTGGTCAAAGAAATGTTCACTTGATAAGTATAACCTTTTTTAAGTAGTTATGTCAAAGGCTTGTTCTCTTTAATTTATTATAGAGTAAAAGAAAGAGAGGCTCCCAGGGCAAGAACCTCCTCTTCGCTTTACTTTTTCTTGCCTTTCTTGGGTTCCATGTTGCGTTGACCCTTGGAGGCACGGATTTGTGCCCGCGTCATCTTCTTACGCTTGCGGGGTTGCTTGTCCACGGGGAGGGCCACAGGTGCCAGGATGGACAAACCCTGTTCCTCGGCGCGTTTATGCCCTTCCAGGACCCATTCGATATTGACCGGAACGGTGTTCGGATTTTGCGAGAAGTTCTTCGCAGCGAAGGGGGCGAAGGTGGTCGTCATTTGCTGTTCCATGAATTAAGTTTATACCTTCTCGGAAGTTTTTGCAAGCGAACCTTTGTTTTTATAGGCCGTTGTCCACTTGTGCCACTTGGTTCCAAAGTGTATCCCCATATGGTAGGAGACAACTCCACGATTTTGTTTCAACGCATGAGCATAGCAGAAACGGTAAAGGCGTTGCTTCTGAAACTCTTTCACCTTCTTACTCTATCATAAACTGAAAGATAAAGCAAATATAGTTTTAAGATATTATAGCATTAAAGGAAGAAAAGAACCCCCGGAGGGGGTCTAGTTGTTAGCCGAAAAGTTTGTCAAGTTTCATAACCTGATTATACCTTTTTGTTGATGTTATTGCAAATGAGAGGAGTTTTCAATTAACGGGAAGAAAACTCTTAACAACTCCCGGCCTTTTCTGTGTCCCATTCGACCACGGGGGCCAACCTTAATTTAAGTATAAAACTATTTGGTAGTTTTGTCAAACTTCCAGGTTGGCATGACTTCTTCGCGAGCCTGTTCTAGGCACAGGATGCACGTATATTCGTCCGCAACGATGCGAACCGTATCCCGAGGGCGAAAGTCTGTTACCTTCGCACCACAACGAATTGATTCTGTTTTCTTGTCGAAAAGGTGGTTTAGCATGAAAGTGCGAGAAGCCTTTCTTTCCAATCCGAGGAAAGTTTATCCCCTTCTGCTTTTTCTTGAAGAAGTTCGTACAGTTCGGGATAGGTAACATAATCCCGAGTATCACCTTCATCGGAGCAGAGAACCTCTACTGATTCACCTGCAACCGAATGAATCATGGGATTCGGTCCCATAAGAATTGAAACTTCCTTCCCATTCTCGAAAGAGATTACCGCATGACGTACACCACGCGAGGTCAAGAAGTGTGGTTTGATTTCAACTCTCATGCACTAATTATATCTTAAATTGAAAGATAATGCAAGAAGAAAAGAAGAAGCCTTGGGATGCTTGATTCCAAGGCTTTTCTAATATGTTATCCGTTATATTCGGAGAAACAACGCCCCTCGTCTAGTGCGACTTGATAGCGTTCGATGGATTCGATACAACTTTCTAATTGTAGACGCGCCATCAGTAGGTCGCGATGAATCCCGCGATTATAGGATTTTTCGATGTTGACTTTATCAATAGTATCACAGGAATCATATCGCGCATGATACTCTTGAAGTTTGTTCTTCATCGCTTCTAATGAAGTGATTACATCAGAAGTGTTAAAGTTAGAAACCTTCGATTTAGCCAAAATTTTCTCCTTAGAAGAGTAAGCCCTAGAAGGGCAAAATTAGTTTTTACAAACCAAAACATATCAAATTACCAAAGTTATGTCAAATGTAGGTTGTTCTATATATAATAGTGTTGAAAATAAGAAGAAGGAGAGGTTAATTACTCCTCTCCTACTTTCCGCAAGGCGTCCCTTACTTGCCCGTTTTACATTCAGGTGGTGCCATACCTACACCATTCCGACAGGTGTTGTGGTTCTAAGTTTTTTAGTCCCTGGAAGTCAAACCCTAGACTTAAAAGCCTCCAGCGGGATTGTTTCCGTATCATCGCTTTTGTATCACGGTAAGGACGAACAATCAATTTCCTTACAACCAAAGTATATCAAAGCATTGAAGTTATGTCAAATGGAGTTTTATTCTATGTATAATATACTTGAAAAGAGGAAGGGGAACCGGAGTTCCCCATTCTTCTACTTAATCCCGAGGCGGCGTTTGATTTCCGCTTTAACGAGGCGGGCTTGTTCGCCCTTGTAGGTGGTGGCGTTGGAGAGGAAATACATTCCAATGGACCGACCGGAGTCCGCACCATAGGCATCCTCGAATGAGGCCATATCGGACATGGCCTCTAAGTAGGGAACCGCACCGAAGTAGATTTTGGGCTTCCAGGACTTGCGAACGATATACGCAAGTTCGTTGACCGTCTTGCTTTTGAGTTCTTCCGCCGAAACGACGTTGTTGTTGTTGCTGATTTCCATAAACCTATTATACCTTTCGATAGAAGTTATTGCAAGAAAAAGAGCCTATCAGATTTCCGATAGACTCTCCAGACTTAATCCTCTGTTTCGATTTCAAACATATCATTTCCTAGATAACGCACAGGCGTATCCGAAATGATATTGGCGACAATTTCCAAACCTTTTCCAGACGCCTCTCTAAGGGTTTCGGTTAATTGATTCAAAAGGTCTTGAAAAGAAATAACTTCTTTTGCCATGTTTATATCATTCTCTCTTTCTTGAAGAATCCCTTTAGACTTGTGAAAATTTAATAATCTTCCGCTCGCCGCGCATCGGTTTCGTCTTGGTTGACGCCACTTGCAATAGTTCGACCAGAATCTTCGTCGTTGAACGTATCGACTTCGGTTCCATCCGGTAATTCGATATATTCACGAACGAGGCATTCATCATCAACGTCAACATCGACTGTTTCGATATTACTCACGTTGAGGGTAGAAGGAAAGAAGTCGCAGGAGGAGCGCACTTCGGTGCCACCATCCCATACCGAAACGTATGTTGCTTTCATGTTTTTATTCTCCGAATCTATCGGGAACGATTTCCCACTTGCCGACTTTGTTTCCGTTGCTATCCAAGATATTCTCTTGGTCCCCGACGTATTGAGTGCTTTCATCGGAGGAATAACCCCGGAAAGAATTGGCGATAGCCGTCTTGACTTCACCGAAGGTTTGCATCGCATCGTTGTCGAGATTGATTTCGAGCGTCATCTTCATGCTTTAAGTTTAACAACTTTCGGCAGTTATTGCAAACCTAATGAACAATAGGAAAATGAATCGCCGGAACCCACGTTAATACCCACAGAACAAGCCAACAGGGGTAAACGAATGGGCAGAAAATACCGAATATCGCGGCGACGTACCAAGGAGCCCAAACTCCAAAAACCCAGAAGAGAATAAACTCTGCCAGGAGACAAGAAACGAGGTATATCACCGAAAGGAATAATAATTGTATACCATAGAAAAACTTAATAAATTCATCCATACTGTTATTCTACAACTTTGGGGAGGATTCTGCAAGGGTTCTGATTATTATAGTTTAATAAAAAGAAAGGCAGGCTTTTTCTCCTTAGCCTGTCTCTCTTTTTTTGAGGAGGGTTTCAGTATTGAATCCGAACAGCCCCGCCGATGGTCAACTCTTTCCCTTGAACCGGATTCATCGCTTCCCGAACGAGGGAGAGGAGTTCCGGGAAGGAAGCGACCTTGGCCCCGTATTGGGTGTTAAGCATCCAAGTGCCGGGATGGCTTTTGGTCACGTTGTATAGTGCCAAAGCACTTTGTTTGTGAAGGGCGATGATTGCGTCATCTGATTGGAGGATGAAGTCGATATCCTCTTCTTTCGAGGGATAGATGACGAAGTTTCGCACCTTGCGGGCACCAGGGAGTTTGAAGTCAACGCTTGGAATGATGTTCTTCATGTCCTAAGTATAAACTAATAACGAAGATTTGTCAACTAATAGTCTTCTTCTTCGTCCTCGTTATCCTCCTCTAGGTTTACGTCGTCCATAACATCTTCGGTCGAATAGCCCAAGACGTAAGCCTCTGGAAGAATTTCTTTCCCATTCCAAACTTCTACCTTATCAGAAATAAGGTGATTGAAGTAAAGGTGTTTAACATCTACTACTACTTCATCGGGAACGCTAACATTGACCCAGGTGACAAAGGTTAAAGTTTTCATGTGCTTATCATACACCTTTCAGAAAGTTATTGCAAATAGGGTTATTCAATTTATTATACACCAAAAGAGAGAAGAGAGAGCCGGAGCCCTCTACTTCAATCTTCCTTACACTTCCTTGACTTTGTACCCGAAGTTATTGAACACCTTAAGCACGTTCTCGGCGGTGCCGAGTCCGGGATTGCTATAATCACGTTGGCGGTTGTAAAGGGTTTGAGCCATAACGAGACTGATTTTGTTACGCGAAACCGTGAAGATGTAACCTTCGGTTTCGACAGCCTTCTTCGTTTCGGTCAAACCCATGCTGGTCAATTCGCGAAGGAATTTGATAGCCCCGATTTTATCGTAATCCCCATAAGGGCCGATAATGATAAACTTCAACGAAAGCGGGTCTTGCTTGCCTTCGATACGCAATTCGAGCAAACCCCGAAGGGCCATGTCGGTCACAATCGAAACGAAGGAGGTGCCATCCACCTTGTTATGGGGGATGAGGATTTCTTGGTCGCCTTGCTTCAAAACAATGTTCATCATGTTTTTATTCTACCTTTTTCTTGAAGTTATTGCAAGAAAGAATTATTAGGGAACGTAGAAAACAGGTGAACCATAATCAGGATTGTATTCCTGAACAGTTTTCCATTCGATGAGATTTTGTTCTTCCAAAGCCCGAATGGCTTGAAGTGCAGCAACGCGAGTCACACCCGGCAAGAAATGAATGACCGCCCCAACTTGCCGAGGTTCTTTGTTCTCATTGTTATTGTTCATACTTCTATTATCAACCTTTAGGGTAGTTTTGTCAAAAATTATTCAATTTATTATAGCATAAGAAAAGAAAGAGGGCCAAAGCCCCCTTTTAGTCCGGGTCGTACTCTTCCCCAGGCGCTTCGTCGTGCATATAGCGCATGACTTCAACATCTTCGACCTCCGCGAATTTGATTCGAGGAGTCTGCTTATATGCGGCGTCCCGAATCTCATCAATATCGGGGTTCGCATTATCCAGATTAACTTGATATTTGCGAACCTCCGTAACAGTTTCTGTTAGAACGAACAGGGGCATCCGTAGTCCTCCTCTTCTTCCCATTCTTCATAGTCGATATTCTCGTCAAAGAAGTCCTCTTCTTCGACAAATTCGCCATTCGCTTCGGAAGCGAGGCAGTTTTCCTCGAAACGGATGGCATCCCCGAAGGGCATCGAGTCGTAGGGGTCGTAAGATTCGTAACCGCTGTAATCTTCATCCATAAACTAATTATAGACCTTCTCTTTAGTTACTGCAAGCGGAGAGAGGATACCAACGGCCACCATCTTTCCCTCCGCTTGCATGATAGCGAGGCAACTGCGGGACGCAGAAGATTTCCCCTTCCCGCTTCTTGGTAACGTAGCAAGGAACGTCTTTCAAGCGACCACGACGAGGTGTAGCGGCCTGAAGAAGGTTGGCATCTTTCAACTAATCCACACCTTGTAGGCATCGGCAAGGTCGTAAAGATAGTCGAGCGAATCATTAAAGTCATCTACCGACCCATTTACAGATGACTTGTAAAAATCGTTTGATAAGTCCGTAGTGTCAAGAACATTGAAAGGTGAATTTACTCGAAGCCTTTCCATGATTTGATTTGCAGCGGCCTTGACTGAATCTTCATCTTCAGAAGTGTCAAGAAGGTCTTTGATTTGGAATTGAGACAGCCATTTACCCATATTATTTCTCCAGCAAAGCGACAAGGAACCCATGTTGATAGATGAAGGGTAAATTATCGAAGAGAGCCTTCTGGTTCTTCGTTGCCAGGGAGAGAGCAAACTCCTTCGCCTTGTTATAGGCGCTCAACTCCACAAAGGAGGAGGTCAAAAGTTCTTTCGCTTCATCTTTCGTCATCATGCTCTAAGTATAAACTTATTGCGGAGTTATGTCAAAGGAAGCGGAATTGTAGACTCGAACCAAACTTCTTTGTCGTAATCATTATACGTGATTTTAACATGGCTGTATTCTACGGCATGGCGATGAATAAGATTTTTCGCAAGATTCAATGCGCCTTGCTTTGAGTCCCGAGTCCAGAATTGGACTTGTGCGGGATATTCACGTAGGGTTGCAATGATGACAAATGGTTCGGTATACTTCATGCTATGAATATAAACCTATTCAGGAGTTTTGTCCAACAATGGGAGGAAAGAAACGATATTCTTTCTTAATTTATCATAAACAACTCGAACAGTCTGACCCTGCCATTCGAGCGTATGAATAGTGACCCGATTTGATTGGGTCACAACATTTTGACTTCGACCGGACATAATATGACGCTTTAATTCTATCATATTTTGATGGTTGAAGTCAATTCCGTAACGCTCCAATGCCCTCCGCTTGGCATGTTTACGTTGGCACTTCCCTTTGCTAACTCGCTTTCCCATTATTGTTGTTCCCTTAAATAATTGGTGGGGAAGGTGGGACTCGAACCCACATGAGATTTCTCCCGTCGCGTTTTAAGCGCGATGCTTCTGACCAATTTAGCCACTTCCCCGAATAGATGGATGACTATAATATCCTCCGCATTTTCGAGAACAATAATTTTCTTTTGTTACTTTATTTTTTTGTCTGTCTTGGCGCTCACGTTGACTAACTTCTGCTTGAAACTCTTTTCCGCAAGGGCAAGTATATGTTTTATATTTTCTTTGCCTTCCGTGGTCAACCCAAACGGATTTTCTTCTATTTTCTATTCCGCTCAAAACTTGCAAGTTCGACAGTTCATTGTTTCTTATGTTTCCATCCTTGTGGTCAACTTCTTCCCAATCCTCAAGTTTCCTTCCTAATGCTTCTTCCATGAGGTAACGAGGATAAGAAATAGTTATCAGGGATTTATCGTCTAATTGCTTGACAATTCTGCTTCTGCCGTCCTTGGCAGTATATGGTCCGTATATCTTCATGGCTAACAACCTCTTTGTTAACCATTATATTAAAAAGTTATTTGGTTCGACCAGCAATAGCCTCTACATAATTTTCAAGGCAACGACGAGTATGATATTCTGGATTTTTGTTATTAAATTGACTGTAGTAATTCAACAGCCCTTGCTTTTGACTGTCACCTGGTTTAACTGTAACAGTAAACTCGTTAAACACAAATGAAACCGGATTGCCTAGCCGGTTTGCAAACTCGCGAGCATATTCAACTGCTCCGTTAATATGATGAATGCTGTTTATTGACATACTCCTATTCTATCAACTTTCTTTAGTTATTGCAAAAAAATGACTAAAGAGGACCAGAACCTAAAAAGTAGTCCTCTTCCTCTTCTTCATCTTCTTCTACGGCGAAGGTGGCACTCAGTCCTGGATGACTTGTGCTAATAGTGTTATAGCGTTCTTCGGTAAGCCGAACCTCGCGTTCATAGATAGCAGAAGCGATGCGCGCAAGGCTACGTCCGTCGCTATGTTCGATACGTTGCACCAAGTCACGAATGAGGTCCTCGCGTTCAATCTTCATGACCTTATTTTATCAACTAATTGGAGTTCTTGCAACTCATACTATTTATTATATAACTAAAAGAAAAAAGGAGGACGAACCTCCTTTAGACAGGGAATCGAGGAAGAGGTTTTTCGGTTTGAGGGCTTGCTTTGAGAAACTCTACGTGCCCCTTTAGGTCCTCTGCTGCCTTCAAGTAATCACCACGCTTATACTTGCGGCCGGTGTATTCTGAAGCCATCTTGAGCATTTGAACAGGTCCAACGCCTCGGGTCGGAATCATCTTCAACTTTGCATAGCCGATGAGACTTTGTGCCAGGATAGCGGCCCGGAAAATATCCACATCCCCTTTGGCAAGGACTCGGCCGTTGTGGGTGCGTTCGGCAAATGATTGATTATCCATGACTTTATATTATCAACTTTAAGAAGATATTGCAAGTCATTTTATTATTTATTATATCATTATTCCACAACGAGGACCGGCGCTAGGCTCGGCCCTCCTTGGGATAACGCGCTAGGTCCCGGATTTGAACCGGAAACGCCACCTATTTGCTTAGGTCCGAACCTAGATGAAGTAAGAGGATGCTCGCACAACTTTTATATGCTGCCGGTCAAGAGAGTCTTATCTCTCACGCTTTGTTTAGGCGGTCCTACTTGTCCACCTACCTAGAACCTTAGTTTGTCACTCTGTGATTAGATTATATCTTCTTGAAGAAGTTTTGTCAAAACCCTTTAGTTAGAAGGGTCAACAGATTGGAGTCTAAAGGACCGTGCGGCTTCACGCATTTCGGCAAGCATATTCTCTGCTTCACGATAGTCGCTAGGTCCTGGCGCATCCTTTGTATGGTCGCCAAGGATAACTTCAAGGGCAGCAATACGGTTCGGCGTGACCTTTACTGTTGCTTGGTTAGAAGTATCCATTATTTTTAGATGGTTGCCTTGAAAGAAACCAGGTTGTAAGAGTAGGGCGAGTTCTTGACCAACTCTTCATATTGCGGACGAGTAAGGATACCCGCAGCAAGAAACTTTTTGGCGACCTCTACATCGGCCGTAAGTTTCTCGGGAACCTCCACAAAGTTAATCTTGAAGTTCCCCCGCTTGTTACGGAAGGTGCCGGAAATGAAGGTTTCTTTGTTCTCACCCAGGGCCTTGCGAATGGCCTTAATCTTGGGCTTGAGGTCTTTCTCCAACTTCGTTTCCGCAGCGGATTTCAGTTCGGAGGTAAGGATATAGTCCCGAAGAACGGCAACGATTTCGGTTTGCGTATCTTCGGTAAGTGCGGTGACACCTTCTGCGGTCACGGGCACGATGACTGTTTGGGCGTTTTCGAGAAGTGTGTTGCTCATGTATAAACTATAGACCTTTCAGAGAGTTATTGCAAGCAGCGGTTGTACCCGCTTTGCCTACGGTGAAGCGAGTATAACATATAAAAAACAAAAAGTCAAGTGCATTCTATTTATTATAGCGTTGAATAAAGAAAAAGGAGGATTTTTTATTTCCCCTTCTTCTCCTGTTGAAGAAAATAGTTAATGACTTCTGCTACCCGATACTTATGATTGACCCAGGTAATAGTCTCTCTGAAGATAATTTGATACCCTGCGGGGTATTCTACGATGACAAGGTTTGCATTATCAGTAGGTAAACCTGCTTTAGCAAACTCTTGCTTGATATAGTTTTTTGAGAATTTTACTTGACTAGGATTCATTGACAGTAGAAGGTAGAACGATTCGACCATCCCCCACGGCTTCGACCAGCGTGGCAAACATTTCGTTAGATGCCTTCTGTCGGTCAAGGTGACGCTGCCACGATTCCTGAAAGGCTTTGCTTTCTGCATCGCGATAACCTTTTCGATACTCAGCATCGAGCATTTCATCGAGTTCCGATTGCTTCATCATAACAATCGGGTTTTTGTCTGTGTGAATAAGCATATTCTATTTATAGACCTTTCAAGGAGTTAAGTCAAATCTCCATCATGCCCGACAGTAAACATGACAATCTCAAACATATCACGGGCTTTGATTGCTTTAATTGCTTCGCGTTCTCCTGTGTCGAACCAAATGCAAACCGGAAAAGTTTGTGGAACCTCCATCAAACAATCAAGTAATTCCCCAACGGTCAAGGCTTGGCTTTCATCGGCCGGTTCTTCATCATAGAGGGGAGGTTCAATCGACTGAGCATTGATTGTAACCATTGACAAAGACGGCGAACCCTCTACAGTTTCATAAGAAACATTTGTAAAGAAAGAACCATCATCCACCCGGCATTCAAACTCCGGGTTAGTGTAGAGATTGCGAAGCGTTTCTCGCAGTTCGCTAACTTTCATTAGCCTTGCAGAACCCCCAAGGTGCCGCAGCCCTTGCAAATATCATCCGGTTCTGGGGGATGACCAAAGTCCTCGAAAAACATTTCGATTGCTTCTGGGTCATAGTCAAGAGTGATTGTGTTAATCACTTGTCCCTGGTTTTCGCATCCCTTGGTTTCACAAACCACAGAGAAAGTCACTTCTTCTAGCATGACCTTATTCTATCAATCTTAAAGAGTTATTGCAAATAAGGAGGCGGAGTTAGTCCCCGCTTGTGAAGCAATCCCAATTCGTTTAGAACCGCAATAGCAGTAGCCTGCATCCGATACTCATTCCAATCCTTAAAATCAAGTCGATTCTGCGGGGTGCTATTGCGAATGGCTCTCGCAGTTCGTTCGATAAGGGCAACTTCTTCATCGGTATAATCCATAGTCAAAACATTATATCAAGAATTAGAAGTTATTGCAAGGGTTGTTATTCAATTTATAATAGAGTAATAGTAAAAAAAGAGGCCCTTAGAAGGCCCCTGGGGTTAGTTGAGACTTCACAGGTGCATATACTACAACCTGTTCATTTCCGACCATTCCAAGGCGATTCTTGACCGCTTGGGATACATCTATGATTCGATGCGTCCATAGGTTTGGTCCTCTATCTTCTACTTTACAAGTAGCATACTTATGGGTCTTTACATTCTTGATAATGACCCGAGTATGAAGAGGGAAGTACCAGGAAGCGCACATATTTTTGTGGGTATCGAATATGATTCCTGAAGCAGTAGGCTTCCCTTGTGTATTGTCATCCCCCCAAGGGCATAGATTGCGGTTTCCGGCGCATCCATACCAAGAGGCTTCACCGCGAGCCTGTTGACGAAAGTGATTGTTTTGCTGCCCATGATGAGCAGCAATTCGTCGCGTATGCTTTAGGTGAGATTGTTCACTTCGCGGATGTTCTGTGCATCCGAAGAGGGAGACTCCAATCAATATGATTGAAAGATAAACTCTTTTCGTCATGAATTAAGTTTATCATCTTCAATCAGTTAAATCAAATTATTGCTGATATATTACTACTACGGGAGTATGTCCCGGAACAGGGTGATACTGAGAAAGACTTGCATCTTGCTTCAGCATTAACATAACACCCCAGAGAATGATAAGTCCGGTGACTCCACATTGAACTAGAATACCTGCAAGTTTTCTATTCATGTCAAAAGCGCCCGTGATAATGCTTTTCCACTCGCGTAATCAACTTGACGCGCTGACCATCCTGGGTCATTTCTTTTTCTTGTTCGGACCAAGCAGGACGAGATTCACCAATGATACAATCCGTGCAACCGCAATCGCTTGGGTCAATATATTCGGTCGTTTCCTCAAAATAAAGGACCACACTTCTACGCTTATTATTCATGATTATTAAACCTCCTCTTTTTCCAAAGATTTTTGAGATTGTAGCCATTTTTGATATTCGTGGTGACTATCATTAATGCCCCAATGACGTTTGAGGTCACGATAATTATGCCCTGTGCGAAAGCCTTGGTCAACTAATTGTTGTAAGATATTAGCGCGCATCTTACAAATGTCGCAATCAAGACCCCAATCACAAGAACTAAGTCCTACAAATAAACTATCTGTAATGTGTGAGGCTTCTCGGTCGCTAAGATTTAATTGAATGTTCTTCTTTTCCATACAAAGATTATATCGAAATCTTTTAGTTATTGCAAAAAATACTTTTATTTATTATAAACAATAATGCCTACTAGGAACTTCCGTGTTCCGTTCGGCATTATTATGGTGTTTTATTATGGTGTTTTATTATGATGTTGTAAGGGTAGGAAAACCCCCGCCTACCCTCGGGGTTTTGTAGGATGGCAAGCCCGGCCATCACGGGGTTCTTGTAGTGGTTGTCAGCCGACTATCTTAGTATACCTTATTGGGAGAGTAATTGCAAGACTTCTTCTGTTAAGGTTTTGCCTCGAAACTCAATCCAAATATCATCCCCAGGCCAAAACTCAAAAGTAGCAGTAACATTGTTTGTAATGAATACATCAATGTTAGAAGAACCCTTAGCAGGAACAATCTTCACAAAAGCAGGATTCTTTTTGATTTCCCTCTTTGAAGAGAAGAACCCAAAGTGAAGCAGAATCTTCCAGAGAGGAACCATGTAAGTCCCTGCATATAATTGAACAGGAGAAGGTTCTAGTACCCATACATTCTTTATCTGCGTAGGCATTAGAATAACCTTCTCCTCTACTTGTTCCATTACTTGAACGCCTTGGAACCCACAATCCGGTAGTATTCGTCTGCCGTTTGACTCATTCGATTGAGGTCGGAAAGTCCACGAACCTTCTCAAAAGGAGAGGGACAGGAGCAACCAGAGTCATGGCCCCAATAGACTTCCTTGGTTTCCAAATCTTCCCAAACTACAACCATATCAAATTGATAGGCTTCCTCGGAAAGGTGAATGACTTTGAGAATCTTCAAACCAACATTCTCAGGACTATAGTAAGGGTTAAAATCAGAATCAATCGTCCAATCGAAGGGTATCTTTTTGATAAATTTCGTATTATCAAAATCCCACTCGCCCTTTTCATTCAGGGTCATAACGGAACCATCCGCAAAGGTGGCACTTACAATCTGTGATTCCCTGAAACTATCAGTACCGATGTTGCAGTTCCCGAAGTTTTCTGCTTGACTAATAATCATAACAAAGACATTATATCGAATTTTTGAAGTTATTGCAAGCCCGTATAGACACAAACAAAGACAGGTTGGTGCCATAAATTAGAGAAATAGTTGGCAGCAAATTGCGCTTGTGTTGCTATACGAAAAGCATACAAAAGATTCCCTTGTTGAGCAGGACACCACAAAATGAAAAAGGTATCAGTTGGGCTTAAAGCGTCAAGAGGAATAAAAGATTCATCAAGCGACACAAAACCAGGAAGATTCTCAGGGAACATATTCTTCAATCCTATAATAAATTAGAGTAGTATTGGCATTTGTATACTACTCTAATCTATTCAAGATTGTACTAATCTACTGCTATATGAACGACCTGGACACCATTCTTTTCAGCAAGGTTGACACTTACTTCGTAACTCTTCTTTGCCTTGAAAAGAGCAGCAGCCTTTAACTGCGCTTGGTAGGAAGTCTCTGCATAGACTTCAATGCGCTTCCCTTTATAGAAACAAATGTAGCCGTTCACCATTCTTCCTCCTCCTCAAAGTAATCTTCGTCATACTGTGAATCTTCTAGAAGAGAGTCGATAACATCTTGAGGTACAGGACTTGCAAGGAGGTCGATATTGATAGCCGACTTTGCAACATTGTAGAGGTCCATTACCTTGAAAGCGATAAGACCACCTTTCTCTCCGTAATCGACAACAAGTAACGCCTGTTGTTCTGGACCTTCAGAAAGAAAGGTATCATTATCTCCAAGGAAGGTGTAGATTGCTTCGGGTTCATCAGTCATTTAGGGCCAGCACTTCCTTAATTTCGGCATCGAGTTCTTCATCGGTAAAGTTGTCATATCCCTTGAAGCCGTGACGCAACAGCATTTCGATGAAGTCCCATTCACCCGTGAGGATACACTTCTCAACCGTATTCGCATCACGGTTGACAAGGAGTTCGACCTTCTCTTCTCTGTTCAATGCGCCTGCGGTGGCAAGAATGTAGTGGGCTTCTTCTATGTTCATGTATTGATTATACCTTCTCCTTGAAGTTAATGCAAACGTCCTAAAGCCAAACCTTCCATAATTTTGTTTGCCCCATTACGCAAGGTTGCAGCCATTTCCGGGTCTGCGGGAGGTCGCACGTACTGCTTACCAAGGTATGGACGATGTTCATACGTATACACTCTAGGAGTAGGGTTTTCTAACTCCTTAGCAAGCCCAAAAGCAGCCATAAACACTTCAGCCCAAAGTTTTGCCGTTTTAGCATCACGACGCGCCTTGGCAATACGTTTACGGCGACCAGAGAGTTTTCTCTGCCATCGTCCTTGCGAATTCTGTTTGATAAACTGTGAGGCTGTCATAACTGAATCATTATATCATGAGAATGAAGTTATTGCAACCATCATTCAATTTATAATAGAAACGAAAAAGAAAGAGGACCGATGAAGGCCCTCTTAAGTTTATGCTACGGCTGCTTCTTCTTGGACGATTATGATGGGTTCTGCCGGAATGACTTTGATACCCTTGGGCAGGCTAGAGAAGTTGAATCCATTGGGGAGAGGCTTATGAAACCCCTCGCACTTGGTGAGGTCTTTGCGGGTCGTGGTGGTGCCTGCAAGAACGCCACGAATGAAGATTTTCTGAATCTTGGTGGTAGCCATCTAATTTATTCTCCTCTAGTTAGAAACAGCATTCTTCCGTGCAACCTTCACGGTGAAATGCAATGAAGTAATAATGGTCATTAAGTTTTTCTTCTGAAAAGTGTTCAGAATAGGGATTGTAATATCGAGAACCCCCACTACGGTAACTCCCAAAATTTTCAATCCAGCGAAGAAGTGCTTTAACTTTTTGCACTTCGGTAAGACCTTCGCCTCGGCGAATAGTATATTTGACTTCTTCCATAAACCTATCTTATCAAGTTTTTGAAGTTATTGCAAGCCGACTTACTTGCGCTTGGACTTCTGTTTAGAAACCGATTCGATGAAGGAATGTTTGAACTTTGTGCTGTTATTACATTCCTTCTTAAAAGCATTGACCAAGAATTCATAGAATTCCATAATGGTCATTTTCTTAATCTCTTCTACTCGGGGTAGAATTAGTCTAAACATGAAGTCATGAGAAATCAGGTAATCATACATTTCGTCAAAATCAAAACGCATATTACCTTTGGTAGTTGTTACATTGAAATCTTGTAGATATGAACTACCAAAGTCACAAGTTTCACAACCTGAATACTGGCTATGTTCCTCAGAGAAGTTGAGAATGTCACCATCTACTAGTGACAACAAGGGTTTATCATCTTGCATCTTAATTCTTACTCACAAATGGAAGGCAGGAAGGAATATATTCATCTGCAATGTTACCATTCATGATGAATTTTGTTTTATGCACCTTCGTCAAATATGCTTTTTGCATAAGTTGATAGATGCGCTGTTGCACAAGAATTTGGAGGTCCTCATGCTTATCAAAGTCTGCATCGGAGCAACGGCCCACACGAATAGCAGCCTCTTTTATTTCTTGGTAGGCTTGAGCAGTAATCTTGCGCTGTTCTTGTATGCTTAACATATACTGATAATAAACCTTTCTTGAAGTTAAGTCAAACGCCTTCGGCCTGCTCCACCTTCGCGACGAACCAAAACTTTCCTACCAATCTCTTGCCGAATTACCAAACCATCCGGGGTAAGTTTGTCTAAAAATTCAACCTTATGTTCACGGGCAGCAGCAAATTCTTCAAGCCCTGGTTTATTAAACTTATGAGCCCTATTATGAGAAGCATTACAGAACCATTCTGTTTGGTGATATGCACCACCATTCTTGGTGTTCCGAATGATAATTTTCTTACATTTCCACCATGCACATCGGCGAACAATAAACCTAGTCCCAAGAGCATTACTACATTGTACGCAAAGCAGTTTGCATGAAGTGTAATGCTTACCGCAGTAGAGACAGGTTCTATGTTTAGAGGGCATAGTGGTACTACTATTATTGTTCTATAATAAATTGAAACAGTTATTTCTTTTTTTCAGAAATAATTCCGATGTATTTCCCGGTGTTCTCATCAAAGCGCACTTCTTTGACTTGAATCAATCCATTCATACAAATTTGTTGGAGTTGCTTCTGAAGAGTATAGAAGTCATGGTAGTCATCCACAGCGACTTCGGTTCCGTCTTTAATTGTCATTGCCATAAGATAACTCTACACCTTTTCTTTAGAAAAAGCAAACCCTGCAAGGAAGGCTTCGGCAAGGTCCTCCTCCGTATAGACCATAGCAAGGTTGCTATTCATGAAGTCCCAAGGAGCCCGCTTCTTCAAAGCGAATCGGCGGGCTTGGGCAGCAACTTCCTTGGATGGAGCCTTCTTCAAGGCTCGCAATTCATCGAGAGGCATGAATCAACTTTCTGATAAATTGCTTGAAGCAGTAGTCACATTTGCACATTGTTAGTTCCCCGTCAAGGCGAGTCGATTGTTACCGAACTCATGCTGAATCTTCATAGACTTACCACGTTCTTGACCACCAGCATAACCATTCCAACTCAGGTTACGCTTGGGGGGTTTAGCAGAGCCAGCCGAAGTGAAGGCAGCATTAAAGGCGTCATTTAACTTCTTTTCTTTGACGATAACTAAGGCATTGCCCCGTTCTTCGTCATCGGCAATATCATTGCGACGGCCAGCCTCAAACCTTGCAAGAATAGTTGCCACGATACCATACCGATAGGAGCGTTTCCAATCATTCTCGTTCGTGAAGGGGTTAAGGTCTTTCTCAACCTTCCAAGCATTGCGGGTAGCGACAATGATTTCGTTCTCAAGATACTTGTAAAGCGCCTTGACAACTTCAACATTAGTAGGTTGACCCACGATGCCAATGAAGCCCGAACTTTTAGCAGCACCGTTCTTGCGAACTTCACCATTCTTCTTCTTGGAAGGGCCTTGGCTAATCAAACGGATAATCTTGCAGAAGTTATACTTCGCGATGACGCCAACCAACTGTTCACGCCAACCAACAGCATCATAAGAAGGCTTATTATTGCGTTGGTTCTTGCTACGTTTAGGACGGAGGTCCCATTCTTCAGCCGTGAAGGGTTCTTCGTACAACTCTTCAATGTCGGGAATATCCGCCATGTCGATATTATGCTTGAAGAGTAGACGAGAGATAGCAGCCGCCGCAGCCGCTGCTTCACCTTCAGACTTCGCGCCTTCCTTCAATGCGTTGAGTTTCGCAATGCGGGCACGAATTTCGTTCATCTGGTCGTTTAGTGCGCTATTATTCATAAACCCATTCTATCAAGAATAGAAAGTTATTGCAAGCCGGTTGTCGCTTCTACTCCACTCATAATCTTGCCATTGGCAATAATCATGCTAGGAGCATAGCCTCCTTTGCAAACATTCAACCATTGTTCATAGGTAGCAGTAGAGTAAGCCCCTGCATTGGCCCCGGTTTCTGCAAGCCATTTAGCCAAGGCTTCTGCGGTTGGAAACACAGGTGAAATAGGGGTCCCTTCAGTAACAGTTTCAAACATCATGTAATGAGTTTGCTGTTCCTTGGGAATCAACATATAATCAGAGGCTTGAGGCGGTTCACCATACCATTCTGAAAATGTTGCACAACTCTCTTCTACAGACTTAGGAACAAAATCCCCGCTAACCCAATCAAGTGTATAGCCTTTTTTCCATTGCGCCTTTTGTAATTTATACTGTGCAACGGTTTCGGCAAATTTTTCAGGGGTTGCATAAAAAAGAGGTTTAAATCGACCTCGTAAACGTGGGTGTTCCCAAGTCTCCTCTTCACTATAAACAGGATGAACGTAATCTGCGGGCACCATTCGTACTTCTCTTCCCATGATTTTATCCTACACCTTTTCTAAAGAAATTACAAATTGGGATTTAGTATATTATAAATTGAATCCACTAATTGCGGGTTGCCGTAACAAGCAAGCCGCGAACATCGGGAATTCTAACAGAAATATTCGGATTCCAAAGAGTCAACTGATTGCCATGTTTGAGGTAATCAGGAGTTTCTTCAGAATAGCGAAACCTTGGATATTTGTTTCTGTTGCTTTTACAGTCAAAGCAAATGCTATTCGCTTGTCTATCTTGAGCGGTGTAGGAACCTGTAGTAAGGTAGTCCTCTCGGTCGCAAGTATCACAGAACCCGAAGGTAGCAGTAACCCCAGAAACATGAGATACCATCTTTGTGTGATAATTGATAACTGTTTTCATTATGACCAAGGACATTCCTTCCAGGCTTTGAGCCATGCTTCCATCGGTTTACCATTGCCAATGGTTTGAGGAAGTTTCATGCTTTCTTTGTAGCAATCCTTACAGTATGGTTGCCCGAATTGGGGAGGATTCGGATGCGCTTTACAATGCATAGGCATTTTTGCTTCAAATGCACAAGAGAGAATGAACCATTTATCAGGATTCCCATTCTCACTCATCATACATTTTTCGGGACTCAGAGTTAGTTGAAGGTGATAGCCAACTTTATATAGTTCGGCCTTCGTCTCTTCATACTTCTGAGGGGAAACAATAAGAGCATCTACCCAATACTCATTGTTCATTCCGCCCCACTTCTTTTTAACTAATTGAATGTCCATACTCAAATTATAGCATTCATTTTTAGTTTAATCAAATGAATGGGGTATGATACCGACCGCTGAAAGGTCCTTATTATGGAGAACCGTAGTCTTTTCAGGGTATGCTTCCCATGCTGCCTTGAATGCTACATAGGCCCACAGAAATCTGCGAATTATATCGGTCATTTGCCGACGTTATCGCCAAAGAGTTTCTTGAGGGTTTCGATAGGACCGAAGGCGCTGAAATAATTATCTTTGTATGAGCCCTTGTAATCCCATACACCACAACGCACTCCGTCAACTGTAAAGCCCCAGGAGTATTTAACTTTGTAGGGGTCATCCTTGCAATTAGCAGGGAAACCAATAATACTTTTGATTTGTGAGGCACTCAAACCTTTAATGGTATATTGAGCGTGGTCCCCGGCTTCATCTACAGGGAGGACGACAGGTTTTTTATCATCGGTATTATTATTCATGTACCCATTATATCTTTTAGTGAGAGTTTTTGCAAATTCTTCCAAAGATTTTGATATATGTTCCATTTATTATAGCCTTTATGGTGGAAATAGAAGGATTCGAACCTTCATATAGTTGACACAAGTATCGCGAATACCTGGTGAGAAGAGACTAGTATTCTCTGTCAACCTGTTTTAATACCACTTAAACTATATTTCCCATAAAGAGGGCATCATGTCCTTTCCCCTCAGTCTTGCATTGAAATACAACCCGGTAAGATTGCCCTCGCGTTTCTTGCGGTCATGGGGCGTCTTATCTTAGTAGCAAGTCTTAAAAATTTGGGGCAATCCGGTAACGCCAAGAGGTTGCAACCCCTTTTTGCTTCCCATACGTAGCACATACGATTCGGGTTCCTCACAAGCCGCATTGCCATGCCTTGTGAGTCCTGCCTGCCCTGGTTTGTCCGAGAGCCGTAAGAATTCTTGAATGGACAGGAATCATTCAAGTTGAGTTACGCAGAGGACCAGGATGTAAGGACTTCCGTTTCATGAACCGGCTAGAACCTTACAAACTCATTATACTATTTGAATTTAGTTTTGTCAATTTAGATAATCGCCTCGGTGGAGGTTAGGCTCCTCCAATATCCCTTAACTCTCGCCATGTTTTTCCTTGCGGAACCCATCTGCTTCAAACGAGCGCAGGCTGATAGACTTCGGTTGTCTATCTTAGGGCCTCTTTATTTTATTATCCGATACTACCGAATTTATTCCGGCGACCATCTAAAACTATTATGCCATTTTCATTTAGTTTTGTCAAGTACGGTTCCAACAGTAGGCGTGGAGAAAAAGTAGACGCCTAGTTTTACTATGATACGCTAGGGCATACAGGGCTCGAACCTATATTTCCCGATGTTCCCCCAAGCACAAACCGCCAAGTCTGAGCCACCTAATCATTCTCTTGCTTACTTTTTCGTAGTTGGCGCTAGGAATTTCAGCATGGATTGATTCAGATTCAAGGGGTACTAGTCAAGGCGTTTTGTCCATTTAAACGAATGCCCCATTCCCGTATCACGCCCATTGGACTGATTACTACACCTTCTGTAGTTTGATTTGAGAAGGTTTTCCTACTTCTCACCGGGTCGAGACATGTCCCGGAGGCTAGTTGTAGCGTCCCATTTAAGGGATACCAATGAACTCGAAGCACCGTGGGAGTATCTCATTGGCTGTCAGCAACGTCGTCTTGGGTGCTACCTGCTTCTCGGTTATTTTGTGACCAAGCGTTTCCGCTCACCACATTTATATCTTATACTATTTGGAGAGTTTTGTCAAATCCTTTTTGTTTAATTCAAAAAAGAATCTCCTGCCATGACGCCATGAAACTTTATGACTCTTGCAGGAGCAATAATTGAAACGCTTCAAACTGTCCCCTTCTCAACTGCATAAATATACGCAGCAGAATCTTTACGACTTGAAGTAGGAGAAGAATCTGAATACAACTCTTTATAATCCGCAGGACGCCCAGCAGCAAGGTTCTCTGCTCGTCTACGCTTGATTAAGGCTTTCTGTCTAGCAATAGCCTCCGCATCTTCAGGACCCAACAGAGCGGCAAGGAAGCCATCTACAATGCCATTTGCAGCATCTTCTTCAATGGTAGTCTCTCGCTTTGGTTGAAGGTCTACTTCGATATATTTCATTTTCAAAAGTAGTGTATCAATCTCTTACAGTTATTGCAAACAACAACAACAACAACATTCTATTTATTATATACAGCAGAACAGGAAACCAAGCGTATACTCTTGGCTCCCTATCTGTGTAGTAGTCCTCATGGAGTGAGCGACTTGCATTTAGTATACCAAAGAGGAGCAGTTTTGTCAAGAACTGCCCCTCCCTGTATTCTAGACCTCTACGAGGTACTTGAGGACTTCATCCTTCAAGGGTTCATCAAAGGTGCGGATATACTTGCGTTCGAGCGCACCGTTCGGGTTGTCCTTGGTTTGGTTAGTAGCCCGGTCATGGTCGAGGTAATCAACCGTGGCATTCCAGAGGCCGTAGGCGGTATCACGCACGTTCGCGATATCGGCAGCATTGAGCGCCTTATTGAACAGGTTACGACCCTTTTCAATTTCGGTTTCCTTGCGCTTACCAATCGACATTTCGGGAAGAGGAAGGAGGATTTGGTCACGAACGAATTCGATTTCCTTCGTGGTGACAGGCTTCTTGAGAAGGCCATTCATCACATCTTCAAACTTCGTGAAGTAATCTCCCGAGATTTTCAGAACGTCACGGGCCGCAAGAACCAGAGTGTTGGTATCCATTTGGTTCCCGATATGCTTGACACGGAAGGTATTCTTTGCACCTTGCAAGGCAGCAGTAAGGGTATTTTGGCAAACCACCCGAACCGGAGTAATCACGCAGATAAAGGAACCTTTGCCGTCGTGATGATTCAGAAGCAGGATGTAACGAGAGATTTCATCCCCGGCAATTTTAGTGATGTTAGGAAGGCGCATCAGAATCCATACGCGCTGCCCATTATCGAACGTGCCCGCCGTTTCAAAGAGGGACTCGTTCTGGATGCCCGTAATCGCCTCTGCGAGATTAAAGGCTTCTTCATTCTGAAGAGGTTTGTAGCGTTTCGTAACCGTACCGAGGATACGCTTCTCATCCATACGCACGACATTGAATGCGCCGTGATTCGGGATGAATTCTTCGCCGACTTTGGCATAAGAAGGATGGAGTTCTACAGTCCAATCAAGGCCACCAAGAACGCGGGCTTGAAGGGCGTTTAAGTCATGGTCGGGCACAACGCCAAGACCATGCCACGGGGTTTCACGAACGGAGACGATGGAAGTGATATTTCCAGCCGACATACTTTGTTCTTTATTCCTTTCAGGAGTTGGGGAGAACAAAATGATAGTACCAACTTCTGGTAGATAATGCAAGTGCCAATTTTTAGAGTGGTCCTATTTATTATAAGACTGAACAGGTTTTCAAGGATTTTACTCCTCGAAAACCTCAGACTCATCTACTCCATGATACATGAAGTAAACAAGCGTACTACAAACCAGAATCCACAACAAAGTCATCATGATTAAATTTGTTGAAACTTCTTATTGAATTTTTGACTATAGTGTTCCAACTTCATGTCCAAATAGGGCTTACCTTCGGGGGTATTATACCAATTTGGAATTCCTGCCAGGTTGTCATTCTTACAACGAACCATTAATTCTGCAAGTTCATCGGCAGTTAGGACTTGCGAAGTAGGCGTAAAGAATTCTACGCGGTCCGAAGAAATAAATTCTGCTTGGCAGATGAAAGTTCCAGGTTTAAATGGATAGACGTTTTCTCCATCCATGATAAGGAAATTCCAACCATTTTCAAATTTCAATTCCATATTTAAATTGTACCATCCTTTTTAGGTTTTTGCAAACGCTGGTTCTCTTCTTCTTCTGCTGCATATTCAGGAATCTCAAACCGCTGTTCGTAAAGCCTTTGATACAGTTTATTATAATTAAAAGCCGGATACGTACCCCTGTAGGGGTTATAGCAAGGCTTACCTGTTGGCGAAATGATTTTCAATGGAATTAACTACTAGTTTTTTTGTAGTCATCAAAATCTTTGAAAGGACCTTGAGGACGCAAAGCCTCGCGCACGATATATTCCATTTCTGAAATGGCTGCGTCATCAGGAGTTTCATCAGCATCTTCGCCACGTTGACGAATGGCTTCCTTAACAAACCTTTTAGAAGGTTTGATTCCTGCTACATCAATTAAAGTAGCAACGACAATCTGAGCAATATCTTCGGGTTCCATAGTAACGAGGTTTGTTTCTTCGTTGTATTTTGGAGCAAATTCGATATCTTCTGTGTTTTCCATATCCTCATTATACCATTTGAGTTCAGAAAAATCAAGCCGCAATCTTCAAAGGAATAGCAGGCTGACGCTTTAGTTTTTCAACCCTATGAGACTTTGTAAGACGAATCCATGCCAACCAGCATATTGCCTGCAATTCATAGGGACGCAAACCAAACTTCTTGGCAGCAATCTTATATGCACTAGCAATAGTGTCATAATCAGTATCAGTTAGGGACCAAGGTTCAGAACGCTTGCCCATATAGATTGAAAATGCATGAATGTCTACAGTAACTTCTTTTGATTCTGTATAGCCAATATTATGACAGAATGAACGCACCTTCTTGCTAGTATACGCAAGCGAAGGATTGTTCTCACGAAGAATTCTAAAGGCTTTTTCCTTATTCTTTGTGAAAGTCCCAACTCGAATAGATTCTGGACCTCGACCTTCTGAATTTGCTTGGAGAACCGTAACCAAATCCTTTAGGTTCTGTTTCCATTTATTTCGCGGAGAAAGGGCCGCAAGAACCGCAATAGCAGTATCAAGAGGAACATTAAACTTACCTGCGGCTTCAGCACAATATGCGCGAGCCACAAGATACCAATTCAATCCATCAATTTTTTCTGCTGCGGTGGCCTGTTCATAGACCTTTAGAATATTGGCAATTCCTGTACGCTTATTTTTCATATCGAAAAGATTATATCAGATTGAAAAAGTTATCGCAAGGGCTTGCTCGCTTCTGTTTTATTTATAATATATTTAATTAAAAAGAGGGCTCCTTGTTGTAAGGAGCCCCCTTTATTAAAGTGAACAGTAAATCGGTTCTTTCATTTTGATTGCCCTCTTCAAGAAGGTAACCAACGCTTTTTGACGAGACTTGAAGTAAGCAGAATTCTTCTCAAACTCTTTCTGATACTCTTCTGCTTGTTCTTTGGCATACTTTTGATAGGTTGTATTATCTTTAAGTTTACGTTCAATGACCTGTTTAAGGTCAATTTCGAAGTCTAACTTTTTGAGAAGTTCTTTTGCTTGTTCAGGATGAAGATAATTTGCAGAATGTTCATCCCCATCAAAAGGGCATTCTTTATCTTCACGCAAAGGGCAAGGCGTTCCATCTTCGTGACGGAGCATCGGAGACACATCTTGCCACCAAGAGAAGTAACCAAGGCTAGAAAGTCCCCAACTATTGTAGGGGTCTCGGAAATATCCGCCACCATCATTCATGGCTTTATAGTATTTATTAACTTTCTTCTGAGCATCATTCAGAAGTTTAACTTTTTCCCGAAGTGCTGCGGGAGGTCGTGGAGTAGGACGAATTCCCCAAACATCTTTCATGTAAGGTTGGACTTCAGGAAATTTATTCGCTATATCATCGCGCGTTTTGACCGCAATATTGAAAAGAGGTTTGTACTTTGCATCCTGCTTTTGAGAAATGCTTTCGATATAAAGGTCCGCTCCCAAATCTTTCTCCTTGAATTCTTGTGAAGTAGTTGTGGACTAATTATAGCAATGATTTTTAGTTATTGCAAACCACAACTACTTACCAAGAAGCCTGGTAGTAGAAACTACAGTCGCGGGCTGCTTCATCTTCAAGAAGGAATTTAAGACGGTCCCTAGTGTATTCCAAGTCATGGAGATAGTATTCGTCAATTTCGGTACTACCAAAAAAGAACCCAGACTGAGGAGTAAGAAGTTCCTCTGCCTTTTCAAAATCTCCAGCCTTATAGGCTTCGATTGCTTGAACACAGGTATCCCGAAGTTTTTCGAGTTGTTCTCTTTCAACATACGAACGTTGACATTCATCCTTACCATCTTGAACATTTTGGACAAACCAAGAATGAATCGCATTCGCTTTACGCCAATAAGCAACAGTCACTTCGACATAAATGCTAGGCGTAGACTTCTCAAGAAGATGAGTCATGTTGGATGCTTCTAAAACAAGAGGAACCATCTTCTTGTCTGTCTCACTTGAGAACTCGTAGTTCGAGGCGTATTTTTCCGCCATGAGGTACATATCTAATCCCATGTACGTACTATATCAAAACCTGTAAGTTATTGCAAATACATACATGCGCGTTCAATTTATTATATTTATGAAAAAAATCAGCCTGCTTATTAGGCAGGCTGCTGTGTTTACAACTTCTCAGTTTTGATAAGGTCGTTTTCGAGAAGAAGTCTCAAAACTTCCGGGAGAGGTTCTTCACCTTCATAGGCATTTAGAGGGTCCCCAGGAGTCTTGAAGCGAGTATACAACTTCTCATAATTAGACTTTACATTATTAATTTTACGAAGAAAGAAGGTTTGAAGATATTTATTTTCCCAAATAGTGGCGTCTACATTGTAGATTGCATTTGAGTATTCGTTGTTAATATACGAACTCAAAATTTGAGTGGCATTATCTTGAATATCTGCCCCATCCATTTCACCATCATCGCCAAATTCTTCACCCCGCCAGCGAACACTTCCAGAAACTTTATACCCCCAGGGTGTCAAGAAGTTGTGGCAAATGTAGGCAAACCATTCCTTGTATCTGTAGAATTTTTCTCCGCCATCCCATTCAATACCTTGAAGGTCTTGTGTAGGAACCCATTGACACCAAAGGCCAGGTTGAGTACGAGGAGGTTCATTGTAGTCAATAACGCTAGTTAATATTGCTTCATTAATATCATCGCCTACATAAAATTCTCCATCAATACCTGGAGGCAAATGAACGGCAATTCGAACTTCATCAGGAAGAATAGCAGTTGCTTTCTGACTACGAAACATTCTTCGGGTATCAGCAAACTTTTTTAAATAAAGTGCTTGGTTTTGAGTTAAAGGTCTGTCTAAATCAAACCGACCACGGAATTGAGTGTCATAACCCATTATAAATTAAAAACCTTTGCCCTTTCAGGATTTACAGGAAGTTTAATACCCTTGACCGTTACATGGATATCTTCAGAGATATCCTGGCAGATAAATCCAGGCGAACAAGGACACGCACAGCCTGCGTAGTGCGACCATCGAATGCCCTTTATAGGCACATCAATGTTTAGTTGCTTAAAAACCTCTGGAAGAAGTTTTCGGTATTCCTTGTGAGGTTCGACACCCCGAGCCACAAGCATATCAAAGACGCCTGCGCCTTGTACAAAGAAGTAAATTCGACCATTTCTCTTTCGATAATTGCGCCGATTGGCAGGAGAAAAGAATTTCGCTTTCACAATTTCTAACATATGAGTATCTTACATTATTTTTGAAGTTATTGCAAATGCTGATTAGTCCCTACTACATTAAGAGACAGGTTCAATGTAGTAGAGACTAAATCTTATAAACTTCTTCGGGACGCACTTCATGGACATAGGACATAGCCCGGCGAACGGTTCTATCCGTTTCGTCCACAAGATGGCATATTGTGAAATGAATGTCTGATTCAAATAACGAAGCCTTCAACTTCTGAATCATAGAAGGAGGACCCTGCAACTTCTCTAAGAAGGAGGGTTTTAGTAAGGGCGTGTTAGCCCTATGAGAGGTCGTACAGCAACCTCTCCGGCAGCGAAGTTCCTTCTCATATGTTACATCAATATGATTGGGAGTGAGTAATTCGGAATCAACATGTTCTAAAAACATATTGACATTATATCATATTTGAAGTGTTTAGTCAAAGAATGAAGCATAAGATAATTGATAAGAATACCACAGCAATCTGTCCATCTTATCAAGAACTCCTACATTATGACCGCGCTTCTTCATTTCGTTGAAGAAGTGACCCTTGTAGCGTTCAGTATCTGTAATGGCATCTTCAACACCAAGTATCTTGGCATCGTTAATAGCCTTGAATTCTGCTTCAGTAAATTGAGTCATGATTATATTCTATCAAAAATGAACAGTTTAGTCAAAAGCATCCATATTTCGTTTAGGATTACTTGAACGCTTATCAGCAGGATTCTTATGATATCCTGTGCCTCTGTTGGCTTTAAAAAAGTCCTGAAGCTCCTCGGGAGTCATTTTATGCTTGCTTGGAGCAGAAGGCTTTTCAAGTTTGATGACATTTTTATCAGGCTTGACTTTTGGTTCCCACATTTTCCCTTTACCGCCAAGTGAAATAAGTCTGGTTAAAAGTTTCGGTATCATTATATCATATCTCTCCAGAAATTGCAATCTTCAATCTATAATAATCAAGAAGAGAAAGAATGGAGCCCTGGTGAGGGAAGGCGGAACCTCACCAGGGCTCTTGGACAAGCCTAAGACGGAGTTTGCAGGGTCGTCTTAGGCTACGTTTTGTTCGAGAGGTGAACCCTTCCAAGCAATGGGTTTCCAATGCTTAGGATTACCCCGACGAGGTTCACAACCGATTGCTTTCAACTGAGCGGATACTTCAGCAGGGTACATACCCAATTCGGCCGCGAACGTACCAACCGGAACCAAGTCTTCAAGGTGACGCTTGGCCATCTTCTGAAGAGTTTCGTTGTCAATAGTTACAACTTCCTTCTTCATACGGGGAGCCCTATCCTCCTTGGGAGCCTTTTCAACCGGAGTACGATTCTCTGCCCTTACGGCGCGAGCCTTAGCCAACGCTTCGGGATTCGAATTACCTCGCTTGATGGTTCGGCCCTGTTCCTTCAAGTAGTTTGAGATATAGGTAGGTTGTACATTGTATTCTTTAGAAAGAACCACGACACCGTTACCTTTATCAAACTTTTCAAGGACTTCAGCAAGTTCAGTAGAATCCAGAGCAAGTCGCGTAGTACGCACTCGACCACGTTTGCCCTTCTCGCCTGTACGTGCAGCCGTTCCCAAATTCTTTTCTGCGGATTCATTTTCAATTGTAGAATCAGGTTCCGAAATCCGAGAAGAAGAAGATTTTTCTTGATTCTTATAGAAGGTTTGCCAATCTTCTGCATTCATGAACTTGGTTCCATAACCAGGACGATGTTTACAGAAGTTGTACATAAACCCACAAGATTTGCAGAAGATTTGGTCATGACGAGCAATCTCATCAATCTTATCCCAGGGAATCTCTTCTGCAAATAAACCAATGCCAGATTGTTCAGAGTAAGGCTTGTTTGCCAACTTGGCAATAGCCATACTTTCTGCAACAGCCGCCTCCAGCATGTCGTTTATTTCTTGAACAGAAAGAACACTACGAGAAGTATTATTGTTTTCCATGACCAGATTATAGCAAGGTCTTTAAGTTATGTCAAACAACCACTACTGCAAATAGATTATTAATTTGTTGAACAATAAAGAATCTATCACCAGGTTCTATTTGTTCTTTAAGACAAAAGTTTAAAGATTCATCTAGAAGATTTCGATAGGTTATATGTTCTCCTTCTTCATTGGTAACTCCATACCATTTATCTTTAATTCGAGAAGGAACCTTAGCAACTACCTTATGGTCCTTAAATGCTACTTGACCTAACTCGGGAGTTGTTGTGCGAGGGGTAACATGAAATACAGATTCAAAAATAGAATTGAACCAACCTGGATATTCATTCTCCTTTTTTTGAATCTTAGATTGAATTCTTTTTAATGTTCTTAGAGTTGAAAGTTCATCCATGAGAGCGATAACGCTTGGGAGTAGGAGTATTAGATACCATATGAAAATTCTTATGTTTAGCCCATTCACGTACTAGACGTTTACCTTCTGGGTTAGAAGATTGACAACGAATAATATGGTTATCAGGCGTGAACTCGTTATGAAAAAGTTTCTCGTCAATAAAATTCAACACAGGACGAATCGTATCATCCCCGCCTAAATCATGGTCCAACCACAATTCAGAAATATTAGGCCATTGTTTCTCTATGAAATCAATAGCAGCCTCACTTGATTTAGCATGGATGACTAACTTTCCATCATAAGAATTCTGATAGATTCTATCATCATCAATTACTAAAATAAGTTTTCGAGGCAAAATAGTATCGGCGAGAAGGTTCATAACAAATAACATTGTAGCATTTCCAAATAGTTATTTCAAGTAGTCCCTACTACTCTATAATAAATAGAACATCAAATGAAAAAACCGAGGTCATGACTCTCGGTTGTTCCACGCTCTTGTACTTCGAACTTGCACCGTGATGCTTACGCTGTATCACCCTTGCCAGGGTTCAAGCGTCTGCAATTTACCATCCTAAACATTCGGAGGCTGTGCCAGCCCGGCCAATTTCATAACACGCATGGCCCTGACGTATCCGTTCAATACCCCACAGAAACTGAACGGACAAGTGTTTCTGTTTCGCATCTATATAATATCAGATGCAGGGTGTTTTGTCAAACCTTGGGGTTAAGAATTTTGATTCGAAGAAGAGTGCCGTATACAAGTTCGAAGCGATATTCTTTTTGTGCTTCGTTCAAACGAGCAAGCAAAGCAGGCAGAGTAACAAGACGAGGAATCGCATTCGCTTCTTGTGAAGAAGGACCAGGAACCCAAACGAATTTATCTTTACCAGCACTCTTCACAGTACCAACATTTTTAATGGGACCGAAGAGATATTGAATGACCCGAATGATTTGTTTACGGTTATCAATACTAGAATTAATGTTTAGGACATATTGCCCATTCTTTTGTTGGACAGTCTTTTTAAAAAAATTACCGTCTAAAGTATGAGCATTAACAGAGGACGAATCAATAGTTGAAGAAGTATTCATACACCTATCTTAGAAGAAGTTTGCAAGTTTTGTCAATTATTACTTTAAAAAATATGGTAGGGCTAAGAGGATTCGAACCCCTTCCTCAAGCTTAGAAGGCTCGCGCGCTGTCCCATTACACCATAGCCCCGCGCCTACTGTTTCTAAAATTTTCTATTGTGAAAAGAAATGGGACGAGGATTACCCTTTACAAAATGCCCTTCTGCATGAACAGGACAAGAAATAACAATTCCTCCTTCAGGAATTACCATTGAAAGAGGTTGACCAGCAGTACATTGATTAACCATTTTTATCTTTCCCTTCAATATCTAAGATAGAGAATAAATGAATTTCTTGAGCAGTAAACATAACCAGGTAAGTAAGTTCACGACCAGGAACACTATCTGCGTACTTCGCAAAGATGGGGCGAAGGGCCTCTTCAACTTCACGGGAAACTTCGTGGGCCTTCTTAGTCCAATCCCTTTGACGAGGCCCGGTAAAAACACTTTCGACAATATCCATGAAAGAATTCTATCAACTAAATTTAGTTATGTCAAATAATAATCATGGTGGGCCTGGTGGGACTTGAACCCACTTAAGTCTGCTTAAAAGGCAGCGGCGTCGTCTACTTCAGCTTCAGACCCATAAAGATTTTTGATGCTAAGAAACTACATGAATTTTGCATCCATTACAATTCTTTTTTCTGCATCTTGGTCTTATTTTTCTATTGTTTTTATTATACTCTTTATAAAAATTCTTACAAATTTCACATCGACAATATTTGTAAGAACTTATAGTTCCATGAATATCTTTACCTTTTACTTCTTGAAATCCTTTTTCTAAAATTGTTTTCGTATTATGACAAGGTTTACAAAGTAATTGACATTTTTTACATTCTTCAACGGCTTTGTCATATGCCATTGTATTTAATTGTGCTATAGTAAATGATTTAGTATTAGGGTCAATATGGTCAAATTCTAATTGATTTACTGAACCACATACCATACATTTACCTCCAAGCAATTCTATTAACTTGGCACGTTTTTTATGATATTTTTCGAGCATATACTTACGCATGTACTCGTTATAAAATTCTTTATTATCTCTTTTTCTCATACTTATATGATAGTTAAGTATGATTTGCTTTTTTATAAAAATTGGTGAGTGCGGAGAGACTTGAACTCTCTAAATCTCCGACTTAAAAGGACGGGGCATGGACCACTTTTGCTTCGCACCCATAACCATTGATTATAAAAAAATCATATTTTTAAAGTTTGAAATAAAGATTTTGTGGGCATTGCTGGATTTGAACCAGCGCGCAACTCGTTATGAGCAAGCCGCTCTACCAGACTGAGCTAAATGCCCAGGAAAATTGGTCCTGCGTGAGAATTTTGCAATCTCAACCCCCGCCTTATAAAGACGATGCTCTAACTTTTGAGCTAACGCAGGATGATTATTAGTTTATCAAGTTTTCAATGATTACTTCAAACAATTCCTACAAAGCAGGAGGGCTCCCTGTACCTTCATAGTTTTTACACATTCTTTGCATGGACTAACTCCACATCTATCACATCGTAGAAAGAGTTTCATTGTAGGCTTTCTACATAATTTACATATCTTCATCTGTTGCTAGTCTAGCAAGTCTTCTTATGTAAAGTCAATTAACTTATTATGCTGCTTTTAAATATGGCTGTCTATTTTTCTTGGTTGGTCTAGGTTTGGCTTTATAATATTGATAATTAACTTTACATTGTTTTGCTCTTAGGATTAGAAGTTCTCTATCTACAAATGAATACCTTTCTAATAAGTCCATAAATATAGATACAAACTTTGGTCCATGATTTGTTCTTCTACCTGCTAAAGCATGAGCTACTTCATGTAAAACACACGCTCTATTTAGCATTTCCTTTGGAATATTTATTGCTGTAGAAGTTCCCCAAGAGTTAAATGCTGTAGCGATTAAATCTTTACCATCTTCTGAATACTCATCATAGAAAGTTAAACTCCAAGGTTTTGTATAGCAGTAATCATCAAAGATGTTGCATATTAACTTGAATGCTCTCTTCTTAGATAATTTAGGATTCCATATTTCATCTTCGAGTGCCCAATCAAAGTTGTACACTCTATGTTTTTGATAATCTCTCATCCTGTAATATTAGCAAATACAAGTTAGATTATCAATTTATAAGTAAAATAAAAATGGCCTGGTCATTTTAACCAAGGCCACATATCTTATAAAACAAATAATAAAAATCTAGAACGCAGAGTGGCCTCCTGCGCCAGATAATGATTGTTTGTTTCTTTTTATATTGATATGATTCATTTTAAAAATTGAGGTTCCACGACCCCGGTCTGCACAGGTATGTGATATAAAGATTTGAATTCTCGGTTGGTCATTGATTTCGACACCAGCCGAGAATTCCTTGACTCTTTTTATAGTATACAACATTTTCAGAGTTATATCAAGTAGGAGACTCATTTACGGATAAATGAAAGACTCCTAATCAATATATTTTTTTTATTGCTATACGCGATAGATAGCAACCGAGACAGTTCCACCCGCTTTTAGAAGTTGCTTGACAGCCCAAGACATATCAAGAATTCTAGAATTAAATGGACCTCTGTCCCAAATTTGGCAAGTTGTGCTTAATCCATTTTTGAGATTTACTATTCGGATTATTGTTCCAAAAGGTAAATATCTATGGGCACACATTGCCGCGTAAGTGTTAAAGCGGCGACCGCTTGAGGTACGAGCGCCTTGGAAACCATCGCCTACTCCATAATAAGAGGCGACACCTCGTTGAATAAATTTCCCAAGAGAAAGTTTGTTCAACACTTTTGACACCAACGCAGTTTGTGGCTTTTGTTCCTTCTTCCTCTGAGATACAAACAAACCTTGGCCTGTATGCATCCTTTGAAAGAAAGTATCGTCTGCTTTTGCTGGATGAGATAACCCGAATATCATCATCAAACATAGGACCAGAGCGAAAGCCTTTGCTGCTGTTTGTCTGAGCATCAATGACTCCTTTCATCAGGTCATTCTTTCATTATAGAACATTCCATCAGTTTTTGCAATGAATTGTAATCTATAATAAATTAAACAGAGTCACACTTTAAATGCAACTCTGTTTTCTATTTAAATAATAATAAATTTAATAACAATCTTCAGAATACGTTTCTGACCACCTTACAGGACCTACAGGGCATACCTGCCTACGTGAACCACAAGAACATATAGCATCAAATAAATGAGCCCCATTGCGGTCACAATATCCATGATAATTAGATGTGCCATCAGGAATACCCCAAGCAAGGTTTATATCTAAACCTCTTGACTCAAGATATTCCCGCCAGGCTTTTTCTGAAGCTTTATGATTATGCTTTTTCATAAAGCAATTCTACTAAATTGAGCGAGTTATTACAAGTAGTAGTAGTCTTATACTTTTTCTTCTTGTTGTTTCTTCAAACGAACTTGAAGGTAACCATAGATACGGTCTGGGAAAACTTCGATATTCTTCACAACTTTGTCATCCTTCAGAGGAGCGACATACAGTTTGCTGGTTTCATCAGTAATGATTTTTTTCTTTTTGAAGTCATGACGAATTAAAATAACATTCGAATTATTATTCCACTTCGCTGTGGCATTTTGCATTTCTTCTAAAACAATATCAATCGGACCTTGAAAGGTGTAGAAGATATCGTCATACTCTGTATTGATTTCACCAGCAGCGATTAGTTCAGCATAACGTGCTTCATCGAAATTATGTTCTTTAGTCATTTGCTCGATAAAAGCATCGCCATTTTCAAGAGCAAGTAACACTTCATCGCGGAGCAAGTTCACACGACCCGCAAAAGGATGGAGAACAGGACGCCCTTTTTGTTTCTTCTCTTTTTTGTCGAGAGAAACGATATGCATATTTGTAGTTGTTTCCAACACAGGAGCAGAGTCCTGATTATCGTTAGATACTAATTCTTCTTCAATAACTGCGGTCATGTAAGACTTTCTTCCTTCAGTAATATTATTAGTAGTGATAGTGATTTATTTTCTAAAAATTATTAGTTCTTGTGTTGTTATTGTAGTTAACAACATCTTGTAATTGTTATTCAATCATATGAATATCTACATGTCAATAACTAACAAACCTCTTTAGATATATGTTTTATTTTTAAATAAGTAAACCTGCATATTGCAATACTTCTAAATAATCATCTGGATAAGTACGATGTATTTTGTCGGCATATTTTATTAAAAGATTTTCTCTTTCTGCTTTTTTTAATTTTTCTGCTGAAAAGTCAATCATCTTCACAATGCCAGTTGATTTTTCAATGATGAAATTTTGTTCGTGATGGTCCTTACAATGAACCATACCTACTTGACAAATCCGCTTACATAATTCATCCATCTGCTTTAAGATAGGAACAAACTCAGAAGAATTCCATCCAACAGAAAAAGCAGACATTTTATTATTTATTAATTGAGGCTGAAGTTTGATACCAAGATTTAAAGCATAGTCATATGCGGTCACACCATTTATATGATGCATCCATATGATGGGAAGAAGATTATTCGAATAGCCCCTCTTGGGATATTTTATTTTTGCTTGACCACAAGCAATAGGAAGAGAAGACCTTCCTTCTAAAATATCGTAGGCCAAAAGATTTATAAGATATTCGTCCTGAGCCTTCTTTATAGAAGGAGACTTCAATATCTTCACACCCAATTCTGAATTCAATGAAAGGTAGAATCCATCATAGCCTTCTTTGATTCTTCTATTTTGAAGATTGAACTTACCAATAAACGACTTCATAATAGAGAAATAATATACCAAACCTTCACAGAGATTCAGCCCTTTCAACTTCGCCTTTCGGACTAGTCTAGCAGACAAGCGAACCCCATGTCAATCAGAATATCCCCAGAAACCACGACAAACGTATGTTCGATAAGGAGAGCAACCCAGGCGAACACATATTCGAGTCATAAACTTCTTTGAAAGACTTGATTTAACTTATGGGATATGATATAAATGCTGTGGAAGTAAACACAAACGCTTCCTTCAATTCACAAACAACCTCACTATTAAGTGAAAGGATACCAAAACAAAATCATGTCTACCATCGCAGAAGTCACGAAAAAGCGCCCCGGCCGCGTTCGCACGGCCAACTCGGAACGTATGTCCGAGGCCATGTTCAAGGCGAAGAACGTCCAAGGTCTGACGCTCCAAGCCATCGCCGATAAGTACAACAAAGACAAGCGCCGCCAGGAAGCGGGCAAAACCCTCACCGCCCAAGCCGTGTATGCCCGTATCAAGGACTTCGCAGCCCGTAACCCGGAGAAGGTTGCGGAAATCCTGGGCTCGGTCGAACCGGAGAACGTCGCCTCCGCTGAAACGACCGACGCTCTCGCCGTCGCCTAAAAAAGTACCACGAAAAGATACAAACTAGGGTTAGTGATAAAACACTAATCCTGGTTTGTTATCTGTTGACAAATAGGTGCATGGTCGGTATACTGCCCCCATGCCACTCTCTAAACGAGTCCGAGTTTTGCGTAATCTTACCCATGATAATGGATGTAAGAAGGACATACCTCGGCTAACTATATGCAAAACAGAACCATCAAAACATCGAATAGGTAATTCTACTTGTCCGGTGTTTTGTCCACATTGCAAAAATATAATGCGTGTACCTAATAGAGCATTGAAACCAGCATAAGAAAAAATCCTATTGGCTCATATGACTTGCGTAACGCATACCAATAGGATTTTTCCCTTGTTCGGATTATTGCTCCGAACATTGTCGCGGGCGCCAGTAGGCCATGACCCTACACCGACATTATAACATAGAACCGAAATTATGTCAAACAATATCCAATTTATAATAGATTGAATGACATAAGAATAGTAGTACCCCAGTAAATTTACTACCAAGATACTACTATTACTCAGGGGCTATAATCGCCCTCCACCAGTAGTTTCTTATCCTACACCATGATTATAGCATAGAACCGAAATCCTGTCAAATAATACCCATTTATAATAAATAAGACTAAACACAATAATACCCAGAATTTCTCCTGGGTATTATTGCATCCCGAAGCCCTTTACGGCTACTCCATCTATAGTATACTCTTAAAAGAACATACTTTCAACAACAGCAGTTTTCCGAGTTGTGGCAATTCCGTACTTCTGAATCTTCTTCACAAGAGAACGAATTCGACTCGCCACATATCGAGGGCTTCGATGACTATGAGGATAATTTGCAGGGTCAAATAGATAATCTGCTTGATTTTTGGTAATTCCAAAAAACATTGTAGCGGCATCAAAGTTTACATAACCTTGAAATTCTACATCAATAGGAGTAACACCTGTAATGCATTTAAAACGAAGTTCTTCTTCATCATACTTATATGCAGAACTCCACTTCAATCCTTTAGAAATAAACCAAGGATGAAGGGCAGCAGTTCCTAATGCACATGCACTACTTCCACACTTTAGTTCTTTAACTTTTTTGTTTGCAATAGCCTCAACAGGAACATAACCAAAACTGCTTAAATCAAAATTTTTAACAGGAATAGAAAGTTTTTTACGTTCCTTAGAAAATTCTTCAAGAACTTCTGCAAGTTTTAAAAGACGTTGCGGTTTAAAAGGAGTAGGAGCATAATCATTCTTTGTATAAATAAAAGAATGGTTCGCATTACTTGAATAGTAAGTGGTAGTCTTTTCGCAAGGAATAACTTCGTCTTCAGTAGTAGTAGTCATCATACAAAGAAGTATACCAATGCACTTTAGTTCTTGCAAGTAATACTTAAAACACAAAAACCCTAGTATTTCTACCAGAGTTTTTGTGCAGATGGTGGGACTTTACATACCCACACGTTCGGAGTGAAGAGTTGCCTTTGAAGTACAAATTTCCCTACTTGCTCTGCAACGAAGCTGCCGCCTCATCAACATCAAATTGTCACCAATCTGATTGACATTCCTACTTAGTATGCCTACTAAGACCCACTATACCCCTCAAGCACTTGCCCGTCAAAGTATAGTCCAGGGAATTCCGAACTTTACAGGACCTTACTCCCGGCCTTCACCATAGAGTTTTTCGGTCACATCCTAGTTTACTTGCCGTCGCTTTCAACCTTTTTATTATAGGACACAAACACAGTTCTGTCAACACCAAATCAAAAGATTTTTACCCACAGACTTCTACACACTATCCACAAGGAAAAAGTTTAAAATTCTCCTGCTTGCAATTTCTCTTCCCATATCCTATAATGAATGAGTTAGCGATAACGGCTTCGTCCGAACGAAGCATCGCTGAAAGACCTCGATATCTGCGAGTTTACGCTCAATAGTGATTATCTGGTGCTTTCAGGTAAAGAGTGAATTAATCCCTTTAAGGTCGGACTTCATGGGACGGTTGGTGTTCTTGACCGATAACTCTGGCTCTAGGTTTATGTAACAAAGCTCCGCAAGGAGATACCTACCCAGGTTCAAAAAAAGAATTAGGTTTTGAGGGTTCCCTAGCGTAAACAAAATCCTCTTCAATAATCTTTAAAAGAAATGCTTGATGGAGCATCATAAATCCACCCAAGGGTTCGACGGGTACTTTACAGAGTTCCCACTCCAGTAGCTGTAACTACTGCCTTGCTTTAAGCCCTGCGCCACCACACAGAGTAGGTTAGCGGGGCTTCTTGATTTTTGTTTCAATTCTATAATAAATAGAGTATCTTTAAAGAGATACTCTAAAAAATCCTTACTTGACAAAACATACTCAAAACACTATACTAAAAATGGATATGGGACCGCAGCCGATGCGGCATGACAGGTAAATGTGGGTTCAACTCCCATCGGTTCCACCATTTGACAGAATCCTTTCTGTATGATATAGTCTAAATGTCTCCTAGTTATGCCAACTCAAAATTGGTCCCTTGAATGGGATATATAGAAAATAACTAGGTATTCTGGTCCCGGATGATTGTGGGTTACCCATAGGGATGATGAGGAACAACTCGGATGCATACGAGCCTCATCCTAAAATTTTAAAAATTTGATAGCTGATGGCAAGCATCGAAGCTGCGACTGTCCTTAATCGGGTAGCAGGTGGAAATCGGCGTAGGCGGTTCGCTACCGCTGTGAAGGTTCGACTCCTTCCAGTTATCAATTAAAACTTCCGGTATGGCTGAATAGCGCCGATTTCTAGAATGCAAGGCGACCATACTTCCGAAACCCTCATCTTTTGATGGGGGTTTTCGTGCTATATTTGATTTAACTTCAACTTCTTGCTATAATATCAATATGAATAACAACGAAGAACCGAATGATTTTGTCAAACCTCTTACTAAAGAACAACTCGCTTCACAAGAATGTTCTTGCGGATGTGGACAAATTGCACTACTTACCCATAATACTATCCCAGGCTATTTTGCAGACATGGACTGTATCCGTAAGATTATGCCTAATGCAAAATGGACAGATACATGGGTCATAAATGAACTATAATCTAAAGGTTGGACCTCCATCCACACCCTGTTGATAAGTTATCGGCCTGAAAAAACTTACCAACAAAATAAAAAGACCCTATTTCTTGTTCCGCGACTTGATTTAGGGTCTTTTTATTTTCAATACTATAATAAATTGTACAAATGGCCAATCAATCTTTTAATAAACTCCTCTTTCCCCGAGTTTTTCTTAGTTTATTATCTTTACCTTTGTTCAAATGTATAATAAATTGGTTCCTTATTTCCAAGGAAGAACCTTAATACAATTAAGAACCAAATCTAAAATAGAAACTCCCTCCTTACCCGGTTCAAAGGTTGAAGGTTCTAATCCCAATATTTCCATACTAATTACACGATTCTCTAACCATGTAAGAACAGCCCTTGCTTCCGTGCCAGTAGCAGGACATTCCTTAGCAAGAGCCTCTAACTTATACTCTTCGGCTATCTCAAATAACAGAGACATATCATCATGGTCAAGAGGCTCACCACACTCACGCATCTGCTTCAGGCGGTCAACATGAAATTGGACTTCTTCCTTGGTCATATTTTTCATATATGCATACTACCAAATCATATTAGTTATTGCAAATCTCATATAGGTAGTGGTTTCAATTAAAATATAATAAATTGAACAGATTTAAATTAATTTATTATAAATTCAATCACATTTTCCGCTTTCCAATATCATCATCCCTCGGCCTGCGGCCTCGGTGGTTATTAGATTTAAAATATAATAATATAAATTTAAAAACCCTGGGGGTCAGTATTTTTAACTTTATTAAACTGGGGGTTTTAATTAAAAACCAGGAGATTCTAAGCGACCCTATTTAAAATCCGCTCGCTTCGCTCGCTTTTTTGGCAATTTTTAGTATTAAAAAAAGTCTGTACCAGAACGAAGAAAAATTAGTTGTTCCACTCTCCTCCATTTTATGGGTAAAATCTACCACCGTGTTCCACCTATTTCTACTTGAATAAATATATCCTCTATTACAGACATGAATACGGGAGTACGCGGATGCGCCTGTGTTACAGCGCGTATATAGATATATGTATACGTACCCGTTTTAAAAAACTTTTTCGCCTAATTTTTTTGGGTTTTTATTTTAACTACTACTTTTTCTTCATATATTTAAGATTTTATTTGTATCAAAGAAAATACATTTTAGTATCTTTTTTTAGGTGTTGTTGAAAGCATATCATTATATAGAAGTTCTTTTTGTTCTTGTTGTTGTTCAAACAATTCTAGTCTTTGATTAAAGATAACAATTTCTTCTTCAAAGATAAAGTCTTTAATGCTTTTGAATGTAAATAGTTTTATTTCTGTGTTTTTATTTTGGTTACGTGCTAAAATGAAATAGGTGTATATATCTTCTTCTGAGGAAGCTGCTCTATGAAAGTTCCATCCATTATTTTGTGTTAAAGTGTTAATAGAGGAGAGGAAGTCTGTCATTACTGTTACTTGTTCTAGTGTCATGATATTATTATCTTTCATCTGGTATTTCTATTTGAAAGTTAAAGGGATGTATTATTGCATGTTTATTAGCATAATGGAAATATTCTTTTTGAATAATACTGTCATAGGAAGATACAAATTTTTTCATTTCTTTAGTATTAGAAAAAACATCGCTCTTGTTTATATCAGGAGTAATCAACATAAAAAAGGATATATTAACTGAGACAATTCTTTTTATATTATTTTTATCTAATTCTTTTTGAATGGCAATAGCAAGTGGACATTTCATAGAATCGCTTTGAATGCCTTTATCTATATCTTCTTGTGTAACATTAATTTTTAAAAGCATTATTATTAATGAATAATCCTTGTTTTAAAGAGAAATTATTGGGTCATCATTGTTGTTGTCATCATCATTCTTCTTCATTGATTATAGCAGAAGAGATATTTGGAGTCTATTTCTTTCTTATAATGAAATTGTCTTAGGTATAGTCCTAAGTAGTAGTATTTTTTAAGAAAGGTATTCTATTATCGTGGATACAAAGAAGTATAAAGATAATGATTGGTCTATTTCTCATTGTTTGGAACATCTAAATGAACTTCGAGCGCCAGATTTAATAGACAAAACATTACGTACAAAAAGATTAAATGACTTGGGTGTAAAAGAATATGTATGGTGGACAAAAAGTAAAGGTCTTTGGTATAGGCATTCTGTAGGATTTGAAAATGATGAAGAAGAAGCATCTACTCAAATAGTTCATGATGCATCTTATAGTGGTGGAAATGATACTCCTACAGTTTGTTATTGTAGAGTATTTCAAATAAATAAAAAAGGTATGTGGCTTTATTCTGTCTCAGAAAAAGGAGATATTACGAAGCATTTTGGACATAAAATTATCAATGGTCCTAATGGTATTTTAAATAAATATTTGATTTACCTTTCAGATATAGAAGAACGAGAACAACCATATCAATCTTCTAAAGGTTGGAATATAGTTTCTGTTGCAAGATTTAATGGTTACGGAACATTTAAAACTGAAGAAGAGGCTATTTATTTTTCAAATGAAATAATAAATCGAAATATTGGTAAACTAAATGAAAAAGTTATTATAAATCTTCATAGATTAATTGAAGTACAAAAACAAAATGAAAAACTTTTTCCCAAAACTTAAAAAAATAAGAGGGTTAAAAGCCCTCTTTATTTTTAACTTCTAACAAGTTGAACAGTTTTGTGTGGACCTTCTTCAAGTATTTTATTTAGTTTTTCTACTTGATATTCAAATCCATCCCGTTCTTGATAATCATTGCGGAGTCGAATTATTTGATGTTTTACGGCATAATATGCTTCTTCTTTTGCATTACCAAGACCCATTCTAGCAATTGAAAGAATAATATCAAATCCAGGAACATTATCGTTATACTTATTTAATGACCCTGGTGATTTGTTATTTCTAGGAGGTTCTAATGGATTTGCTCCTGGTGCATCTGGTTCTGGTTGCCAATTACCCATTTTATTTCTTTGCCCTGTAAGTGAGAGAAATTCTGCCTCTCATTTCTCTATTACCTTTTGGAATTTTATGTTGCCATTCATTTTGAAAACCTGGAGGCATAATGAAAAGACTTCCATTTGCTAAAGTAAATTTATACTTATCAGGAATTTCACCTTTATATCCAATTGGTCTAACCCAAAGTTCTCTTGGTTCTCCCAAAGATACAACTGCAATAGGTTGTTTTTGATTAATTAATGGGCTATTATCACTATGCCATCCAAGAGCCTGTTTTTGATTTTCATAATAATTAAGAAAACACATATTTAAATTGTAACCATACGCTTTATTGATTACACCCTCAATATATTGTACAGTAATATGATAAGAAACAGACTCATAAACAGGGGCATCAGGAACACCCTCAATATATTTATATTGAGTTGGTTCATGTGCCATAAAACATTCTTTACGTCTTGCCTGAACAGATAACCAATCTACTTCTTGTAATAAAGATTTATAGAATGATTTAGCAACATGTTCAACAATAAAGTTTTCTGTATACATAATGTTTTCAAGCATTTTTTTCTTTCATACGTTTTTCTTGAGCAATCCATCTATTACGATGAAAAGTAGAGAGCCCATCTTTGCTTGTAGCAGGAAGCATACAGCATCCATTGTTAGTATGACGTACAGAGTCATCTTGACAATAGCCGTACTTCCATTTCTCTGCTTCATTTTTCTTCATTAATATTTAATTTTCGTCAAGCCCTTCCAATAGCGACGAATATATTTATCTTTTTGATACCAATTTTCTACAAGATTATCAAGAGAAAGTGTTTTACATTTCTTAATAATAAGTTTTTGGGCATCTTTTGTATAATATTTTCGGCCTAACCCATCGAGGCTTGAATAAACCATAGACCATCTAAAACCAATATCCATTAAGTTCAAATTTTGAGCTAAACATAACTGAATGGAAAATGTATTTATTTCTCTGTCCCAAGCACTTTTATATCTGTGTTTCATAAATTTGCTAGGAAGTAGTAAATTCATTCCTAAATTAGGCAAACGCAATCTATATCGTTCTTCATCATCTAATTCTAAAATATGAGAAAATTCATGAAGGAAAGATTCACTATCGCCATCAGCCCCAGCACTAGGAATCAAAAGTGGGTTAGTATTATTTTTTGAGCGTAGTTTTGGTTTCAAATAAGAATTTAATTCTGGGTCACCAAAGTTAATAGCAGAATAAGGACGCAAAGAATGCGGTATTTTTGTATTATCACCAACAATACCAATAGCACTATTCTCAAAAAGTTTCATAAAGAAATTATATGCTTTTACCTGATAATTATCATTTTGGTAAAAGAAAAAATCAGCGAGTGCTTCGCCTCGCTTTTCTACTACTTCAGGTGAAACTGGAATATTCATGTTCCTACTATATCAGAAGGTCAAAGTTATGTCAAAAAAGAATTTCTTTACCAAGACCCTTCCAATTATGGAGAATATATTCATTCTTTTGTTGCCAATTTTCTAGTAAAGAATCAATTGATATATTTTTAGATTTATCATAGATTTCAGATACTTGACTTGGTTTTGTTGTTTCTAATTTAGTCAAAGTATTTAAGGCAGCATCCATTGAAATTCCTGAATCTTCAACCTCCAGATATTTACATAAAGCAAATTGAATTGCTATTGTTTTTGCTTCTCTATCAAAGGCAGTTTTGTAAGGATTTTTAATATATTTTTTATTAATTCCCATACCTAAATTAGGTAGAGTAAGACGATAGAATTCTTCTTTATCAAGTTCTAGAATGTGACAAACTTCATGAAGTAAATAACGCATAGGCGTAAATTGTCCTGTGCCACAAACTATAACAGGATTAGATAATTTTATATCATTAGAGTCTATGAAATCATAATCTTCAAAATGAAGAGGTTTGTAAAATATATTTAATTTGGGGTTTATATCGGAAGGTTCACAAAGCCCGATAACACTATCTTTAAATAGTTCTTGGAAAAAATTAAATGCTTTAAATTTCATAGGTCCTTGGCCAAACATACCAAGAAAATTATGTTCAAGGATTCTTGTTCTTTTATGTATTGTTCGACCAGGGATTATCATTCTTTAAGAATATTTAAACTTTCACGAATAAATTTAGCAATTTCTTCAAATGTATATCCTCCTGAATCATTTAATCTATGTAAAGCTTGTCCATTAACATAGATTCTATATACATTATCCACACAAGATAGGGCTTCAAGACCTTCCCATTTAATTTCTTTTTGTTCAGGAATAATTCCCAACCATTTCACAAATTCAATTGGAGGTAAACTATTTATAGAGACATTAATTTTTTCTGCCATAGGTATATCAATGCTTGCAATTTTGCAACCAACGCCAAGACAACAAAATGATGCTTTATCATTAACAATTTTACAAAGAGTATTTTTGGCTTGTTTATATTCACCAGACTCTAGTGCTTCACACCAGGCTAGTACATTTTCTTTGTTCATTTCTGATTTCTTTCTGGTAATTTTGCAGCCCTACGAATTACACTTGCAATTTGTTTAAAATCTTGCTTATTTTCATCATTCAATTGGTGTAGTGCCATACCATCCGCATAAATTATATATTGGTCGTATTCTGATTTAAGGTCGATAACATCCGTACCTTCTTGAAGAACACATTCTAAACCTTTTTGTTCAAGAAATACTTCATCATCAACTAGTTTGTTTTCAATACCTAACCATCTAATAAATTCAATTGGAACTAATCCATAAATAGATGAATTTTTAGATAAATTGTAAGGAATTGATAGTACAATATCATCTTTTGTATGAACCATTGGTATAGGAATATTTGCAACATGGCAACCTACTCCAAGACAACAGAATAATTTTTCATTATTAATAATTTGACAAAGAACCCTTTGAGTTTGTTTAAAATTACCTGATTCTAAAGCTTCACACCATTTTAGGATATTATGTTTATTCATAATTTTAACCCCAATAATTTGGGTTTTTATCCATTCTTGCTTTTAAAGACATATAAGTTTTATCAAATTCAATATCAAGTTTTGTTTTATTTCCAACAATTCTTACACGACGACGCAATTTAGTTTTCTTTCCAAACTTTTTAAGTTTCAACCAAAGATGACTTGCACATGGATAGGCACGACAATCATTGCCATCATTATAAACTAATTCACGTTCATTAAAATCGGCTTTATATGGATATTTTTCACTAGCATAATCATGAACTTGCGTAATAGTTTTAAAATTACCATCACAATCTTGTACGGTTTGACCAACATAAAATTTCTTTGCTTTTTTCAGCATAAGAAAATCTCGTTCTCTTTGAAGAGAGTCAAGACTTGGATGTGAACTACGTTTTTGATTAGAACGATAAGACATAATTATACCGTAAATGTACCATATCCGAAAGTAAAATTAAAGTCCTCAGACCAATAGCCATTAATAGTTTTTGGTTTTTCAACTATTTCATAACTAAAATCTTTGATTTGTGATTTAACCATTTCAAAAAATAATTTTGCTATATCTTCAGAACCAAAATACATACTTCCGTTCTCCTCAATACTATTTGAAAAAATTTCAAAATCTACATTAAGAAGCGATTTAAGTTTTTCAACTAAATATTTATCTATTTTATAATCTTCATATTCTGTACAAATAGGTTGAATTTCGTGTGGATTTGAAACATCATGTAAGGCAATACAAGATTTTTGAACAGCCTGTAAATAACCTTTTTTTACATCAGGTGCATCATGACTACAATTGAAAATATAAGTCTCATGTTTTCCATGACCATCATTTGACCAATCTCCAATCACAATGTGGTGAACAAATTTATTATTTGTCATATCTATAAACCTTTAGGCGGCAAGCCCGCCGCAAGGCGAATACGTGCAGCAATATAATTAAAATCACGGCGTTTTATATCATTCATTTCAGAAAGAGATTCACCATCTGCAAAAATATTAACTATCTTTCCTGTTTTTACTATTGATTCTAAACCAATGCCCACTATATTTTCTGTAGTTTCTATTGGTTTAATTTCTAGCCAGTTTGCAAAAGAACTAGGTGGCAAACCAGAAACAGAACGAGAACCATCTGATATAATAGGAATATCAATTTCTGCTACTTTACAACCTACCCCAAGGCAGCAGAAACCATCTGAATTTGTGTTTGCTTCTTTTCTATATAGGGAACCAGATGCTTGTTGGTATTCTCCAGATTCTAAAGTTTCGCACCATTTAAGAATATTGTCTTTGTTCATAATGTATCCACATTCTTTTCTATTACATCAGCAATTTGTGAGAAAGTATAACCGCCATTATCATTCAATTCTGTTAATGTATTATCCTTTGTTGCACCATATGCGGTACTAATACCTGATGCGGTACTAATACCTGCCCATTCTGATACCTGTTTTGGTAAAGCCGATGAATGTCCTTGATAAACATAATACAGATTATCTTCTAAAATTGGCGGAGGAATAATACCCTCTTCAACCGCAATTTCACACAATACACCGAGACAACAAAATTTATCTATACCATTAACAACCTTATGTAAATTTGATTTGCCCTGTTCATATTTACCAGAACGTAGGCGTTTTGTCCACTTTTTTGCGATTTCTTTATTCATCTAATATACCTTTTTTTACAAAATTTACAAGCAACTACATTGTTTCTAAAGAGCGGTCCATCCATGTAAATATCTAATGAAAAATGTAAAATGTGTTTTAATATAAATAAATACCAACCTATTTCATACTTCATTTTTCTCAGTCTTTTCCAAACGAATTAAGAGGTGACTTATCGCTTGCAAAGCCGACAAACCTCGACTCGTAAACACAGTAACCGCCACCTGCAACGGCGGCAATGCACCACGGATGCTTACATTGATATATATTCATTTTCCCGTGCTGGCAAACTGCCCTAACCATTTCACGAAACGGTTTACTTGGTGGGGTCTGTGGTATATCGTTGTCAGTAGTATCGGACACCTCTTCGTATGTCGCTGCAAAAATCTCTGGTTTGCATGGATATAGTTCGCCTTCAACTCCACGAATAATAAAGTCGCCTTTGCTTGCGCGCATGACACCTTCCAGCGTGTCAATACTCAGTTCGCCAAGGTGCGAATTAGTGAAGTCTATGCGGCCAATGCCCACAAAAGCAAAAACTTCAATGGCATTATCGCCTTTCCATTGAACAGCTTCGATGACGACGGGCTTCTTTCGATATTTCACGGTTGCGGGCTCCTTTCGGCTGTGTGCGAAGAGTCTTTTAATTCAATAAAGCCTAGCCTCGCAGCCGCGTTGATAACAGATTTGACCTGTTCGATTGAAACAAATTCTTCGTCGCTTTGACTCGCGCAATCGTGCGCGCATCCA